TCTCCATCTCACGTTCTTTGCTGATACGAGCAAGACGTTTACGCTCATTTTCGTCCCGTATAGCACGTTGTTCAGCGGCATACTCTTCGCTTAAGTTCCAATCACGTCGCTTACGAGAAATGATAGATCTGACCAGCATCTCAAAATTGGAGTCAGCAGCCTCTTTATCTGTGAGGTTGTTTAATAGTTTAACTATTTGTTCGTGATTATCAGTCATACCCCAATCCCCAATTTTCTTAATAAGAAATCGACATCAGGGTCGTAAATATTCAGCTCTATTATTTCTGGTTGAAAATTACTACCAATGTCATATTTGACGGTACGTCTATTATTCTCGGTGTTATAATCATATTTTTTAATTAACCGGATGCGATCCGTATCCATCACTATTGAACTATTGGGCAATTTAATAAACATTATGCATCCTCCATGGGTGTTTCGACAGGCTGTTTCTCTTCAAAAGGTAACTGAATCAAGTATAACAAACACGGAACTCTTTCGGACGCCTTCACCGCCATAGCGTATCGGGGTCTGTCCGCGCCATGACTAGGTAACATATACGCGATTTGGTAATCTGTAACAACAGTCGCGTCCCCATCTTCAGTTGTTATAGATATCGTTTTTGCAAAATTCGCGTTCTGTTCCATACTATCAAAAAAATCAAACATATTATTCTCCTTACCACTCAAACTCTATATCAGGGCGCTCTTTTGAGTTGTCGAAAATCTGCAACAGTTGATTCCCATCGGTGTGAGTATCAACAACAATCATCGTGTAATCCTTTCCACGATATACCCACTTGGATAAGTGACGCTGTGTGTATATGCTATTAGTATAGCAGTTACCATTGCGTGTCATTAATTCTTCTTCGCTATCAGCAAACGTTACTTCACCTGGACCAACCCCATCAAGAAACCAAAAATAACTACGGGCATCATCAAGTGGTAGCGTGCGCCAATCTTCTACATACCCAAAGTACTCGAATATTTCATCTCGTACTTCTTCGTATTTGTCCAGTAGCTCCATATTATTCTCCTAATAAAGGCTTTGCCCTGATATTATCAAGCATCTTATATTTGCATGAATCTGCGTGATACCAAGCATTTGGTGTCTTTGTAAAACAAGTACACGACCCCATACTGGCAATCATATACATTTCGTTGATCCGATCACGCGCTTTCGCTAACATATCCCGAGCTTCACTCTTTGATATGCTGTCATAAATCTGTTGTTGGAGCTCATCAACAATTTCGTTGTGTTCAATCAACATCGTTGCATAAAAATCACCCAAACTTTCTCTGGACACGATGTACTTACCGTATCCAACACTACCCTCAAAGATGCTTGTTTCGTCCGCAATTTCCCCAAAAGATTTCATAAATTACTCCTCCGAAGCCGTTAAATATCTGTTAATATAGTCTCTATCTTGCGTGAAGATGGGAGTGTCCTTATCTCGCCACCAACCGTCGTTGAGTCTGAATCCGTTTTTGACAATAGCAGTACCGTGTTTCTTCCACGTAGCCAAATCATTCCAATCAACATCCAGCTGGGTGCGCATCATATTCTGCACCTCATTGACATTTTTTCCCTGCAATTCACGATGTGGGAAGTGATATTGTGCAAGCATGTTGATGCTGTTACGTATAGCATCCTGTTGCCTCCAAACGAAATAGTTGGTAACCTCTTCTTTTGGAAGGTTGAACACACGAGCATCAAACAATGGCACTTCCGAGCAGTTTTCGATATGTTCCACGAGTTCGTGTGATCTGTTGAAGAACATCGTCGCCATTGCGGCAGAAATTGATGTGATTTTTTGTACCTGACCGTCAAACCACGCCTCTGTATTCAGATTTTTCCAATCTTTCAACAGAATACTAATCTCGTCGCTTTGATGATACACAAACGCCGCAGTTTGAATGGAACGAGCTAATCCGAAAGCTGTTGCGGTCATATTGTTCTGCATAATCACACTAAATGGATCACCACTACAACCGTCTTTGATCGATTGTCGTTTTGTGAACGTGTGGAACGCTTTACCATCCAACCGAATGATAACAGGAGTCCGTCTCAACAATTTGTTTTTGGACACCTCCTCGTACGTCTTCATGCGTGTTGATATGTTATCATACTTCATCGTTGGTCCTTATTTGAGGGGCGTGACTACCCCAATTAGCATGTAGTTGTTTGTGACATGATCTACATAGTGTTATTCCATTTTGTAACTTTTCATCAACAATAACCGGATGACAAATCAACCAATTATACTTTTCTTCTTCGGTTTCAAATATTATATCTTTGGTCAATTGTTTTGTCAACAGACTCAACGGTGTTATGTGATGGGCATCTAATTTTTTAGCGGCATTGCATTGTTGACAACAGCCATCTCTGTCTATTACTCTGTGAAACCATTTGTAATTTCGTTGAAGAGCCCCCTTGATGCGTTGGTTGAGACTAGTTCTTCCGCCCTTCCACGCGGTTGCATTTACCCCTGTTTTACCTCGACGTGAATTTGACATTTTGAGTCGAGTTTCAGATGTGTGAGTCTTTCCAAACATGTGGTTAAGTTCTCCTGTTCGTTTTGGAGTATTTTTTACCCCCAATTGCCACAGTTCACTTTCAGTAACACAAGATGCATGGTGCTTTCTTTTTTCGGGAGTCCAATACGCTGTTGTGTTTTGGGGACGCAAATTCTTTTTACACAAACAACTTCGACAAACGTATAACCCATCATGTTTCTTTCGATTCCGCTTTACAGTTATTAACAGTTGTTTGTATGTGTTGGTACATGTTGAGCAAGCAACAACAACCTGCTCCGTATCTTTTATTCCATCAGCGTTTGGTCTAGGCATAAGTAATATCCTCCTGTACTATTTATGCACAATTCATTCGAGTGTCCAGTAAATCCTCTGAAGGTCCTTATCTACCCAGCATAACAAACGTCGTTTCATCATCTTCGTTGGTTAAATTTTTATAAAAAACGTGTTGCATTACACCAGCAAACACCAATTTCGGTTCATCTACATATACATTTTTAAAATTGACCGTTTGGTTGATTCGAAGCGCTCTCGTTATAGGGGAGTCCATCTTGTCAACATCATCCGCCGTAAACACCTCAATGCCATCTTGTAATGCATAATAGTCACGAAAATGTTTCTTCATCGCTGTATTAGCAACAACAACCAAATCTCCCGGCCTGGCACGTGACGCGATATATGATGTCTTACCGGTTTGTCTTCCAGCATTTACTTGCACGGTACAAAATTCGTACGCAAAGCTGATTGTCCCCATAGAGTCAACATGTTTCGTGAACTGCTTACGGAACAATTTATTCAGTTCAATTATTCTATCAACATCTTCAGCAAACAAATCATAAATTGTATTCCCCATCATTCAATCCTCAGTATTTTTTTAGTTTCGTATGCAAGCTGTTCGATGGTATCAACCATCTGAATAGCGTACCTGTCACACACAATATCAACATTACCTTTCCGGTGGAAACCCTCTGGACAACACACCACCATATCCTTACCAGCAAATAACCCCAATTCTAACAACGAAATAGGGGAAATAGTATCTGGTTGCAGATACATCGCGATAACATCACAGCTTTCTAACATTTGCAATTCCCAATCCACCTGTTCCTTGAATCGTGGATCGTCCTTTGATTGTGTAATCGTGTTGTCCCAATCTGGACGACGTGGATTGAATAACACGACGGTTTGAATGTCAGTGAAATATTCAGCAAATTCTTTCTGCCAATCAACTGCCTTGTTCATCTCGATAGAACCAGCGAGGAAGACGGTGGGGTGATCCCATACGTTGATATACGGCATTTTAGGTGGATAACATACAATCATTTCACAAATTCCTTTTCGTACCAATATATCACTTCTCCATATCCCTGTTTACGAATTTCGGGTGGAATATAACCAGTATACACAATTTCATATACGCCCTCAGCAATCACTCCACCCATAGGCCATGACACAGCTTCATTTTTTCCGGTAGCACGACTAAACCACATAGGGAAGCGACCATTAATCACGTTAGCAACAATTCTGTCCATACCAACCTCTTTATCCACATAACAGTATTGAACCTTTTTGCCTGTTTTGACGTCGGCTGCAATGAAGTAATCATGCAATTGTAGATTTATTGGGTCACAAGTCCGTTCCATTATTTTGCCAACCCATACGTGTTCAATCGTTCAATTAGTTCAACCTCGAACGGGGTGAACGAATAATCATCGTTGGTGACCAGTGAGCCGAGAAGATCCAATCCTTCCAACAACGTTTTGTTGCCAACATTCACGAACCGACCAGAACGGTTACGAATTTTTTCTGCGGTTTCGTAAATGATTTCGGGAAGAATAATCGCAACCCCCGTCAACACTCCACCCAACGATTGTTCATCTTCGTGAAATTTGATGTAGGGGAATCGCCCCGCTACCCGATCCTCGAAAAACGCATACAACTCTTCAAGCGCCTGATTGTTACCGCCGTTCATCGTCATAATCGTTTTGTGATTAAACGACCAATTGTTCAACATTGCGCTTTGGGTGTCGTGACCATCTCCCATAGCATCGTACTCGTTGAACATTTCGTGCACTAAATGCGCCGTTTGGATGCCTTGCTGTATTGAACTAAGGTAAAAATTGATGAATGAATAAAATCTCATTTTGTATCTCCATTTTCTAATCTGTTTGCAACAACAGCCTCAACAGAAGGATGTTGGCTCATATATTCCAATACTTCAAATACGCTGGTTGGTTCTTCAAAAACACAACCCCACTTATACTTTCCTCCACTGTTGGTGTATATCGTTCCTTCCAACGTTTTCATGTCGGTGGATTCATTGAATGTACCATTAAATTCAGATTGTCTGTTGTCTGTTGGTTCGTTGGTCTTTTTCCAATCAATTCCAGTTGCAATTATATCACGAAGGCAGTTAATTGTCCACTGTTTTTTACATTCAAACCGGCCGCCGTAGTAATTCCAACCGCTGCCATAACCCTGCTCTGTATCAACAACACAGCCATTTGCCAGCACGTAACACCACGCGTATTCTTTAGCTTTCATCATCGTTATTACTCCTTTTGTGTGCATACACCCTGGAGGTATACAAGTCTCCAGTTAGGTGAAGTTCGTGCCCCTCTGTTTGGCAAATTGTTACTGCCTCTTCGAGAGTAACATCTCTACCTAAATGGTTCGAGATGAGGCAAGCAGCATACGCCACACTTATTGACTGGCGTTCGCTATACATCAGACCGATCTCCACTATAGAATGGTTGTTTTTGTATTTTTAGAATAACCCGACTCTTGTAATATTCCCGGAACTCTTCTAAATGATTATCGTGTATAAAGTCCGCAGCAACCATCACCAAGTCTACTACTGGTTTGCGAAGCATACGCTTGGTCGGCTCATCAATCTCGAGTGCCCACGATAGTAACCACCACACACCACCGACCACAACGATATATGGCCACAAAATTTCCCACATCATTTTACAGTCCTCTCACCGTTTACCGTATCCCAAATAGCTAACAGTATATTCATCGAAACAGCATCAGGATGATTGGGGTGATGATCAATACCTTCAACCAAATACCTTGTATCTCCCTGATCTTTTGCCCACTGTGCTGTCAATGGGTTATCTATATTCCATAAATCGTAATTATTACGAATATCCATCCCAACTGTTGAGTGGAATTCGATCATACTTTCCCGTTCAATGGATTGTAATGTATCAATATCAGCCTGTTCCAACTTGACGAGTTCTGCTTTTACAATTTGATCAAATGTTTTAAATGTCATAATATTATACCGCAATGTTAAATTTAATGGCGGGTAGTGGGTTGTAATCTTCCAACTCAAAGTCGTCAGGTACGTAATCATAGATCGAATCGCGCTTATTGATCGTCAAAATGGGTGAGTTGGGTTCATCTTCACGCATCACATACTCCTTTGCTGCATCAAGAGCGTTGTGATAAATGTGACAGTGTCCACCAGAATGATACAATTTACCGGGTTTCATACCCAGTTGTTGCGCAATCATATAAACGAACAAAGTACCCGTCAGCAAATTACCCATACCAACACCGATTGGATAGTCATTCGAGCGCTGGAAGATGTGCAGATCAAGAATCTTCATTTCACCATTTTCATCAGGCGAAACCATAAAATCATAAAATGCATGACAAGCTGGAAGAATAGCTTGGTTGTTGGTGTCGGGACGCCAGAAGGTAAAACATGCTTGACGCGACTTGGGATTATCACGAAGAGTGTTAATGACGTAATCGAGTTGATTAAATCCGTGCGCGTTGGGATATGCCATATCAACACTATCGCACCAATTATCGAAAGAGCCTTTACCGTCCCAACCTTCGTTCATAGCCTTGTTCCAACTGATGTAATCGTGTATATCTGCCCCAAAGTGGATCAGGTTAAATCCATACACGTACCCAGCAGAACCAGGCGGAAGTCTGTTCTTCTTCGTAAATTCATCGTTCTTCCAAGGTGTCCAAATCTTTGCCCCCATCGCCTCCAAATCGTTGATGTTGTGGCTACCAGAAATGTACCAGAGAACCTCTTTAACGATGGATTTCCAAGCCACTTTACGTTTGGTAAGAACAGGAACACGCTCCGAAATATCATATTCGGTATTCAGTCCAAATTTGCAGGTGGTACCAACGCCGGTGCGGTCACCTTCAATATCAAAGCCGGTATCAATAATCTTTTTTAGTGCTTCATCATACTCACGCATGATGTATTTGGGATTGTTTTGCATGAAAACTCCTATTATAGTTATAGGAGCATTATAAGGGAATATTACGTGGAGGACAACTCTTTATCTGATTCACAAATTTTGTATAAATCTGCTTCTCTAACCCACTTTTTCCAGGTCGGACCTTCGGGATCAGAAGGTTTAATTTCTACTAATTTGTCTTCTACTATTTTTGATGTCATGCGTATTTGTTTAACTGCGTGTCTGCCAGTCATAACAACTTCAGTTCCATCAAATACATAACTTGTCATGGTGTAATTGTCTCTTTTGTTCTTGAGTGACGAACACTCCCACCACTGCACAATCCAGGCCAAGCCGCAAGATTAGAATAGGAGATAAAGCTGAGATATACTGTATACCACATATTAGCAATAAGAGCAGCATCCGCAAGATTTGTTAACCAATCCGAAAATGCAAACATTACAGTAGTAAATGCAATACCTGTAAATGTGGTTACGATAAAATTTGATATGTCTGTACGGCGAATAGTGTGGCCGGATTTCCAAAGAGATAACATTATTTGACCCAACGCCACCCCCACGCAAAGACTCCACGCAATTAACAAACCACTCCAAAAAATAATAACTATGTATAGCTGAGTAATCATTTGTTTTAATTACCTAATACATCATTGTGTTTGGACTTCTCCAAATTGGATAATCTGTGGTCCAAACTATTAATTCGTTTTGTGTTATCTTCTACTTGACCCATTATAGCTTGGTTTCTAAGTAACATATTTGATAGGGTAACATATGCAGGTGGTTTTGAATGTTTATAGCCAAAATATCCAATAGTACCACCTAATACCAAAACAACTGCAATTAATTTGATCCAAAAAACACGAATTGTTGCTTGTGAAGTCATGGCTTTATCCTCTCGTATGTCATATTTATAAACATTATCGAAAATCACGAAATAATCTAACAAACGATAAATACTATAAAGATTTGGAGTAACACAATGTCTGAAAACAACCAAGAAGATAACACAATCAAAGTTCGTATCCCCGCAACTTTAACACTGCGGGATATTGTTACGTTTGTAGCTCTTGCTGTGTCTATTACTATGGCTTGGGGGGTTTTTGGAACACGATTAACAGTTGTGGAAAATCAATTAGTTACTATGACCAAAACCGACGAAGAGCTTAAATCTCAGATAAAGGATATGAACCAGCGTATTTTTCAATTGGAAAATAGACTGCGTGATAATGAGTCTGCGATGGAAGATATATGGCGTTATGTTAGGAAGGCTCCGTGATTATCAAAAAAATCTTGTTTATTTTAACGTTAGTGTTTGTTGTGTTCGGTTCAGCAAACGCAACCGGCCCACAACCCGCTACTATGCCTATTATTGAAGGAGCAAACCCAACAACTTCATTAACGTATGAAGATTTGCGAGCTATATTCACTCTTGTGGTATCCAGATGGGCAGATGGAAGTAGGATTGTCGTTGTAATCTTATCAAGCGATAACGAATTACAACGACAATTTTTATTTGAGTATTTTGGTTTGACGCCAGCCAGATACAACGAAATTGTTGAATCTCGTGTTAGTTCGGGTAGAGCTAAACCACCAGTTATTGTCAACACAGAAAGTGAAATGATACGCAAGGTGAGTGGTACTGTAGGGAGTGTTGGGTTCACTAGCCGTGACATATACATCGGCGCCAAAGATGGCGTCAAGGTTGTTCCGATTTTTTAATACAAACGTTGGAAGTTGTTAGGTACTGCTTCTAATTAGACCCGCCGGGGGAAACAATAAAACCGCCAGAGGCGGTTTTATTTTATAACAGATTGTGGTTAGTCTTCCGTTTGTTCAGCAGCAACAATCCAAGCTTTAACCAAATCGCTGCGTACAATATCACTCGATGTAAATTGTACTGACGAAAACTGTTTCATCTTCTCAGCAGTTGAAAGTAATCGTTGCATGCCTGTTTTTTCGGTTGAACGTTTGTTGAGGTCCGTTTGAACTAAATCGCCCGTAAAGATAACGCGCGAATTTTCGCCAACTCGAGTCATAACACTGTTGATTTCGTGCCAGGTTAAGTTTTGTGCTTCGTCCACAATAATAACTGCATTATCCCACGTCAATCCACGAATGTAAGAAGTGGTTACGAAGCGAATAAGACTAGCCTCTTTCATGTTTTCATATGTACTGTATCTACCAAAAAGGTCAGCAAGAATATCACGATAAGGAGTTTCGAACAAGGCCGTTTTCTCTTCCAATGTACCAGGCATATATCCCAAATCTCGGGTTGCCACAGCAGACCTAACAATCACTACGTGATTTTGTGGACGATTTCCATCTAAAACATCACACAGTGCTAGATAAAATGCGAGATATGATTTACCTGTACCAGCTGATCCGTATGCTACTAACTGATCTCCCTGAAAATACTGGGTAAACATATTATGTTGGTTGTTCGTTAGAGGTTTAATGCTTTTGAGGTCAAATTTACTCCAAGTTTTCTTGTTTGGTCCTTCCTCCATTGCACGTTTATTGTTGTTGATCAAATAAACTTCTGCAATTTCATCTCTCTGTCTAGTCCTTCTACTTTTAGCCATTGTTGTAGACTCCTTTACGGTTGTTGTTTTTGTTACTTTCCTAGACGATCGTGGTTTTGGTAGTGTTGTTTTGATAAAATCTCCTTTCGAATTGTTACACAATCGTATCCAAGATACGCTTTCTTTTATTAACGTCCCCATTACTCTGAATAATGTGTGACGATAATTTCATTACATCCACCGGCAAATGTCCGTTTGTAGCACGAGCATCGATTTTATCCAATATTCTATTGAATGTTTGCTCAACGGATTGTTTTTCTTCAGGTTTGCCAGTAAGATGACCAAGCACTGTTTTGATGTTGTCCACCAAATCAATTTGTGTACTGTCAGAATGTGTTGCAGGTTCGAGTTTACGGCTAGTTATATCGGCAGCGACATCAAAAATCATTTTAAGATTTTTTTGTAACTCGGGTGTTTTCTTTTTGGTTAATTCAAGTTCCAATTCCTTGGTAAATGCATATACCTTGGCTATGGTAAGTGCAAGTGGTTCCGGAATTACTTTGTTTGTCATCAGTACCTTGCGTACTGTCTGCTTGAGGTCGTCTACTGTTTCTGAAATTAATTGTGGAGAAGATTCAGACTCCACAAGTACTTTACAGTGGTTCACAACAAATTCAAACATTTGCTGTTTTCGATATGTTACATTTTCTAAATCTTTAATCAAAACACTGTCACGCATTAAACACTAATCCTCTGTAGATGATTGTATTTATGCTACTACGTTTTCAACTTAAAATAAGTTTCAGATGCCCTTATAAAACATACTTAAATCACCCATCGGCTCTTTAAGCCCAAAATTTCCAAGCACCCAATCTTCAGCTTCCTGAAGCTTGAAACCGCAATACAATAAGTTTTCATCAATCGTATCACTGATGGCCTCCAACACCAAGTTGGCTCCCTCAATAAAATCTGGATCCATGATATCTGCTCCCAATAAAAAAGGTATAATAACCTGAAGTCATTATACCTTTATTTTTGCTTCTGTGCAACAGGTTGTTTAAATGCCTGCTGGCGCCCCTGCACCTGCAGCAGGTGTTCCTCGTGCGCCGCCACCCGCTGGCGTTCCTTGCGCAGATGTTGCGGCAACTGCAGGAGTTTGGTTTGGATTTTGCGTTGGTTGCTGTTGAGATGCAGCACCACTTGCTTGTCTGTAGAACGAAGCCAAGCGCTGAAGTTTTTGTGCAAATTGCTGCTTCTGTTGATCATCCATCTGTTCAATTTGTGACAATGTCTGCTTGTTGCTATCCGCCAAAGCCTTGCCATTTTGTTGTGCCACTTGAATGAGTACCGAATCAACTTTACCAGGGGCATCCGAAGGTTTGGAAACACCCTTCATGATGGTAGCAAGATTAGAGGCAGGATCGCCTTTGAAGCGTGAAAGAATCGCGCCTTTGGTGTCTTCTTGGCTCAAAAGCTGAAGAGTTGCAAGCTCACTTGCAATTCTATCGACTTGTGCAGGATCAACTTTGCCTGCGCCAACCATGGCAGTGAGTTGTGTCAAGAATTCTTCAGCTGTTTCAAACAATGCTGCCGACTTATCGAATCCGGTAAGATTGGATTCGATGATAGCAACAGCTTGTTGATGTGCAGCCCAGTTAGCAGCAACTGCTTGTTCAAGGCTCTCATTAATGTCTTTAATTAGTTTGGTCATAGTAAAACTCCTTATTGTTTCATGTATTTATACTTCATTTATTCTTTTGAGTATGAAACAAAGCTTTAATTGTGTTTTTGTTATCAACGGTTTCTAATTTTACATCAAAACCCCACAATGTCACAACGTGTTTAAGAACTTCTTTTGCGGAATCACTGTCGAGATACCGATGATTGTTCATGTAGTGGCGTAGAGTCAGAGAACGATCACCCCAGCGATCCACATTGTACACCTGAATATTGGGTTCTGCTGTTGTCAAGTCATATTGGTTAGCAAGCAATGTGCGTACAGTCTTGTAACCTTCATCGTCGTGAATAGCACTAATGACATAGTCACTATCTTTCTCTTCGTCGCGAATGCTAAACAATTTAAGGTCACGCATCACCTTAGGTGACAGATATTGGCGGATGAAACTCTCGTCCTTGAAATTTTCCATCGCAAAGTGAATTGTTTCTTTCCAATCACTACCAGCGAACTTCGGAAACCACCGCTTGTCTTCTTCAGTTGGTTCTTCACAAATGCGTTTGATGTCCATGAACATAGCAAAACCAAGTGCATAAGGATTGATACCACTGTAGTACTTGTGGCTAAAAGGTAGTTGGCGTATAACACCTGTATGAGATGCCATAAATTCCAGCATGAAACCATCAGTGATGAGGTTTTCTTCACGCAACTTATGCATGATCGTGTAGTGTGTAAACGTAGCAAATCCTTCATTCATCACCTTGGTTTGTTTTTGGGGATAAAAGTATTGCGAAATTTTGCGCACAATACGAATAATCTCACGTTTCCACTGTGGCAGATTAGGTGCGCTCTTTTCGATGAAATATAAAATGTTTTCTTCCGGTTCAGCAGGGAAAGTCTGTTTACGTTTGAGTTCAGAATCTGGTTCATTTGATGGAACGGTACGCCACAAATCATTTACCTGGCTTTGTAGATATTCGTTACGGTCCTTTTGACGCTGTTCTTCTTTTACCATTGAAATCTTTGACGGGCGTTTGTATTTGTCCACACCATAAGATTGCAGAGCATGACATGCATCAAGCACCTCTTCAACTTCGTCAATGCCGTATTTTTCTTCGCAATCGTTGATGTATTTTTTTGCAAAAACCAAATAATCAACAATGCTTTCGGCGTCTGTCCACTGTTTAAACATGTAATTGTTTTTGAAGAATGCGTTGTGGCCAATACCCGCATGTGCCATCACGAGAATCTGCATCATCATTGTGTTTTCTTCCATGCAATACACCAAACACGGAGACGTGTTCAACACGATTTCGTATGCAAGCCCCATTTGACCGTGCTTATAACCCTTTGCATTGCGCACAAACTCTTTACCAAACGACCAGTGATTATAATTGATTGGCATACCCACTGCAGCATAGGCATCCAGCATCTGTTCAGCACTGATAATTTCGATTTGATTTGGATAAATTTTGCATCCGAGGTATTCCGTACCAATACGTTCAATCTCCTTGTAATATGCATCAAGTAGTTCGAACGTCCATTCGCTTTTGGTTGTAATAGGTGTACGCATTAAACTGATTCCTTTTCAAAAAGTTTTCTAAACACGGGAAAAATATCTTCTGGTCCATCAATAAACGCCATATCTACGTTATCGTGTGATGGCATCACTTTACTCTCAAACATTCGTGACAATACGTTGTCATCATCACCAATTTGAATATAAGCATAATACTGAATTTGTGGAAGAATTTCATTCAACAAATGTGTGCAATACGTACTATCGTACGAATCGTTGTCGCCATCCGATGCTTGGCAGAAATAGATATTCCACGTGCCATCATATCGTTCGGCCATAATTTCCTGCGCCAATTCGAGTGATGGCGAAACAAGTGTACCACCAGTTTCTTTGGAATAGAAAAACTCTTCTTCATCCACCTCTTTTGCGAGTGTGTGATAACGAATCGGCACAATATCAATATGTTCATATGTTCTATGTAGGAACACATACAATAACATATAGAAACGTTTTGCCATTTCCTTCTTAAATTCGTCCATACTTCCAGAAACGTCCATCAACATGAACATTACAGCGCGCGTCGTTGGAACAACCACCGTTTCAAATCGGTTGTAGCGCAAATCGATGTTATCAATGAATGGTACTGCTTTAATTTTGCGTTTCAGTGTTTCGATTTGTTTGACGAGATCAGCAATTCTAATTTGTTCATCAGAACAATCTTTCTGCAAAATACCTTGATCATCAGTGTTATCCGCAATGTATTGGATCAAGTCAGCCAACTCTGCTTCTAACTCTTTAAGTTTACGCTTTTTTGGATTACGCAATGCAGCCCGACGTCCAACCGATTGTTTTAGTGAACGCACATAATTCAGTTTACTCGGAACCCCATCCACCGAAAAACCTGCACGTTTTAGCTTAGTTTCCTCGATGGAAGACAGTTGTTTTTTCACAAGATCGGGCAATTCCAAATCCTCGAAGAATATGTCCATGTATTCCTTTTTGGAAATCATGAATTCAAAATCATCTTCTCCATCTCCACCATTACCACTACCGCTTCCACCACTATCGCCTAGCGGTTTGGGGATGCGATCTCCTGTTACATAATCTTTATTTCCTGGATATACACGATCTGTGTCTCCACCTTTAGCATGATGAAACCAAGGTTCGCTGATATCTTTTTTCGGAACAACAACGTTCTGATCTTTGCTATCGACAATATCACGAATATTGCCATTTTTAATATTTTCTCTAATTGCTTCTCTTACATGTTTATTGACGCGGCGTACAAACCGTTGACGGTTTGACGAACTTTTGTTTTTACCATTAACGCGTCTGTCTACTATGTGAAAACTCATACTATCTCCAATTTTTGGTTGTATTTGTGGGCTGCATAGTCATATCTCAGTTTCCATTATAATAAACTAAAACCAACAAAAAGTCAATACTTGTATCTCTATGTATAACGAATATAAATATAAACACATAATAAGGAGAACATTATGAAAACATGTAGCAAATGTGGTGTAGAAAAGGACGTTGTAGACTTCAATTATGATGGTATGTCAATTGACCTTTTGAGTTCTGTATGCAAGGATTGCAAAAGCGGTTCGGTCAAACCTGTAGTTAAAAAACCAGTAGTTAAAAAACCAGTAGTTGAGAGTGTGGCACCAGTTGTGGACGCAACGACAGCGTCCGTTATACCAGCAAGTGAGGTTACACCTTTAGAGCCTCCAAAAGAGTAATATAAAATAAGGCCCAATGGGCCTTATTTTATATCAAGTTTGAAAATGTCACTTTTCTGTAATAGTTTTTGCCTGCACTTTGTTCTTTACCTGTTATAACTTTTCCATAACGTGTTGTCAATAACGTACAAGGCGCAAATGTGTTTGGATTAATAACTATTCCACTACTGATTGTTAGAATATATGGGCTGTAAATGTACCCCGTATCCGTTTCGCCAGCGGCCCCTTTATAACCCACCAACACCACGTTGTTATTTGGTTGTGATTCTACAGTAAAACCGGATGTAGCGTATAGTTTAATAGTGCCACCAACATAACCAACATGCACCAACCCATCACCTAGCTTAATATCGTCAAACAAAAATAGTACGTGATTACTTACTTTACTATTATGAGCTTGTAAATATGCTAGCATCGAAGGATCGATAACAGCAAAGTTGCCCGCACCTCTTCGGGTTGCGCGTGCTATTTCGTTAGCAGCCATGTTAATGTGTAATATTACTGATGTAATCTTTTCCGCACTAGCAAAGACATCCTGCGCAATGTTTACTTCTTCATCAACTGCTATTTCGTACAGTTCGTTCATAAGGATGTTGTTTAGTTCAAGAGCTATTTCACTTGCCATTGCCGCAGTTAGTTCTTGTTTGGTGTCAATATCGTGAAGAGCCTTTAAGTCCTTTTCTGCTTCAACACTCCACGTTGCCGACAGCTTTTGGCTGATCGCTGTCATTGCTTGTGAAACGATTTCGATCGAAATTTTTTTATCTTGTTCATCCGTTTGGTTTAACAGGCGGGATTGTAATGAATACACTAAGCCAACTGGGCCAGATAACGGTTGCATTCCCACTAAATTCCAATGGAAGAGTTTATCCAAAACAAGTTTTGTTATGATAAACATATTATCATTTTTTGCTAAAAAACTTGTTGTAGTGTCTGAGAATATAGCCAACAATTTATTCAATGCCTTAGGCTGTTCATGCAGTTCGTTGTCTGGAATATTACGCATCGTATTGTCGAGGATGGTGTTATAGACTACCAGCCGCTTCTCATCAACACCATTACAGATACTATTTTTGTAAGCTGTCCATTTTTTATCAAATTTGCGTTGTTTGTAAAGTTTGTAAACGTCTTGTAACAATTGTAGTTTAAACATTTGATTTCCCTTTGTTTTTTATTGTATTGATTATATATTAGGGTTATTTTTTGTGATACCAATCGGCTATTTTAATAATTTACAGCCTGAAACATAATAAGGCAACAAGTTTGTTAATGCCAATAAAATAAGGAGAACAATTGTTCTCCTTATTTTTGTCTAACTACTTGATTTAGTTGTTCTTTCTGTAACGCATGTACCACGAAACCAACAACTCGACCTGTTTCCGTGTATAACCTTTTTCAACCATACGGTCAACGAATGCATCGTGTTTGTTCTGCTCTTCTTTCGAACCTTTTGCGCTAAAGGACACAATAGGTAGCAGTTCTTCGGTGTTTGCAAACATCTTCTTCTCAATCACCTCACGAATCTTTTCGTATGAAGTCCAATCAGGATTCTTGCCGTTGTTGTTAGCACGCTGACGAAGAGTGTAGTTGACAACCTCATTACGGAAATCTTTTGGATTTGCGATGCCAGCAGGTTTTTCAATCTTTTCCAGTTCAGCATTCAGGTTTTCACGATCATACATTTCACCAGTATCTTGGTCGCGGTATTCGGTGTTTTGAATCCAGTGATCTGCGTAAGTGATATAACGATCGAACAGATTCTGTCCATACTCACTGTACGATTCGAGATAAGCAGTCTGGATCTCTTTACCAATGAACTCACCAAACTTTGGTGCAAGAATCGTTTTGATGAAATCAATATACTTCTCTTCGGTTTCACCATTAAACTGTTCTTGTTCAATCTGCTTCTCCAAAACATACATCAGGTGTACAGGGTTAGCAGCAACTTCGGTATTGTCGTAGTTAAACACCTTCGACAAAATTTTGTATGCAAATCGAGTCGACAGACCACTCATGCCTTCATCAACGCCTGCATCATCACGATATTCCTGAAGTGGCTTGGCTTTTGGATCGGTGTCTTTTAGATTTTCACCATCATACACACGCATTTTCGAGAAAATAAGCGAATTTTCAGGTTCCTTGAGTCGAGTCAGCACAGCAAACTGGGCCATCATCTCAAGAGTGCCAGGTGAGCACGGAGCATCAGCGAGCGAGCTGTTACGAAGAAGCTTTTCATAAATGTTGGTTTCTTCGGTCACGCGCAAGCAATAAGGTACCTTGACAATATAAACACGATCAAGGAAGGCCTCGTTGTTCTTGTTGTTGCGGAACGACTGCCATTCAGACTCGTTGCTGTGTGCAAGAACAACACCACTGAACGGAATTGCAGCACCTTCTGTACCATTGAAGTTACCTTCTTGGGTAGCGGTTAGCAGCGGGTGCAACATTTTGATGGGAGCCTTAAACATTTCAACGAATTCGAGAATACCTTGGTTTGCCAAGCAAAGACCACCGCTGTAGCTGTATGCATCAGGATCATCTTGCGAATAATCTTCCAACTTACGAATGTCGACTTTACCAACAAGAGCGGAAATATCTTGGTTGTTCTCATCACCCGGTTCAGTTTTAGTAATGCCAACTTGATTCAAACGAGACGGCCAAACTTTAACAACCTTGAATTTGGTGATATCTCCACCAAATTCACCAAGGCGTTTTGCAGCCCACGGAGACATAACGTGATTGAGGTAGCGGTCAGGAATTCCATAGTCTCGTTCAAGAGATTTGCTGTGTTTTTCCTTACTAAACAAACCAAGCGGAGATTCGTGTACAGGAGAACCTTTAATGGCATAAAACGGAATCTGCTCCATCAACTCTTTAAGTTTTTCCGCAAGAGACGATTTGCTGGAGCCAACAGGACCCAACAGATACAGAATTTGTTTCTTTTCTTCAAGACCTTGAGCAGCATGTTTAAAGTAGGCAACGATCTGTTCGATCACATTTTCAATACCATAAAATTCTTTAAAAGCAGGATAACGCTTGATGACACGATTCATAAAGATTCGGCTCAACCGAGGATCGTGTTTCGTATCAATAGTTTCAGGCTCACCAATCGCCATCAACATACGTTCGCCGGCACTGGCGTATGCAGTTGGGTCTTCTTTGCAGAGGTCGAGATATTCCTGAATGGTCATCTCTTCGGGTTGATGAGATTTGTATTGCTCTTGGTACTCGGTAAAAATACTCATTATTTACATCTCCTTTGATATTTGTTTTGAACTTCTGACATTAATCTTCTTACAATTTTAATAATACGTCAACCAATTTTACCAAATCACTTTGTAAAATTGCTTACACTTCCTACAGAATATACTTTGGTAAAACCCATTTGTTCTGCGTAGTTTTCGAACTGGCGAAGATCAGAATCATCATCCGTTAATCCAAACAAAACAAGTGTATCAGTCGGTTTGTATTTTACACGAAGTGTTGATACATTGCGTAGCACAATATTAGCTGCCCCACCAACCGTACCCTTTGCGTAGTCAACTGGAGGACGAACATCAATTAGTTTTGCGCCCTTATCAATCAACTTTTGTGCTTTTTGTGCTGAAATTTTCATAATTTCCTCCATCGTTGTAAAATCAACCAAATATTCTTGTTGCCACTTCCGAACAACCTACAATAAAACAATCGTGCGTATCCCAATATTCCGCTACTTCGTGTACATAAAAAATATACGACATTGTTCCAATAATACGACCAGTATTGGGGTCAAACGTCCTAAAATAGTCTCCTATACGCAAATCAACTACTCTACAACTCTTCCAGTTGAGTGAATCGTGTTTGACCATTTCCTCACCTTCGGGTTCGATTGTTTGGAAAATCTGATCCGTCCAGTCAGCAACCATCATATTCATTTTTTATCGAATCCTTGTTCTAGAATCTCTCGTTCACCCACCAAGTCTCTGTTGATAGCATTTTCGTTAGTGTATTTTTCTGGGTAGCGCTTCCGCAATTTTGCAATTACAGTATATAACCCATCTTCGGGGTTAATTCCAAGCTCATCCCATGCAATTGCTTGATACCAAGCTGTGTCAAATGTTTCTTCGCCGAAATTAACGCGATCAACAGGTTCACCATTTCTTGTAGCGGAATCAATTGCTTGAAGCATCTCAACAGATTCAGTATACATACCAATTGCAGCATGGAACAAACGAGTGTTTTCAATGCCAACATCGCCTTTTTGACCTTCTTTTAACCAGTTGGGTGAGCCCGAACGTTGAACGACAGCAATATTGTACTGAATTTGCTCAATATACTTATTCCAAGCTTCAACATTGATATCACGTTTGTAAAATACGGTTTTTTTAACAATATCCATCACTTCACCCAATGCGATAGCAGCATTCATGAGTGCCCAAAATTGTTCTTGGTTGAAGTTTATGGTAGGTACCACACTTTCTGTGCGGATGGCGTTTGGAACGAATTCGTTAAGAGTCATTGTTGTCATTATTATATCCTTTGTGTGTTATATGTTATATGTTATATGAACAGACGAATGTTATTATTGTATGGTATATCCTTCATAAAGTCAACACATAAAAACAAAAAGGAGACCGAAGTCTCCTTTTAATAGTGCAAAGTGGTATTAAAGTGTGCCGTAAGGAACGTAAGTACCAGTTGGTTGTGGAGTCGATGAAGCGTGTGGAGTCATCGAGATTGGAAGACCAAAACCATCTTTAGGATTTACAACACCACCACAGAAATCGAGCTTGCCATCAGCAGGAGTCGTATCTACCGTTGGGGCAACAAAGTGTTGATCCATAGGCAAACCAAAACCTGTGTGGTTTGGATCAAATGTAGCTGCTGCAACAACTTCTGGCCAAGCTTCTGCAAGTGTATCACTAACAACATATGTGGTACCTGGATGAGCTGCAACGAAAGCTGCATCAACCGTATCACCTAATGCATAAGCAGCGCAACCAGGGTGAGCTGGAACAACTGCCACCACTGCAACTGGAGCAGGTTGTGTTCCTGCCGAACCACCAAATGGGGTAGGAACTGTTTCTGTTAAACCAAAACCATCTTTAAATGTAGCCATTATAAATCTCCTTAAAATAGAAAACGGGTATGTCGTACTTCATAGAGAGTATTTGTGTAATTGGGTAATTTAAATGAACTTTTACATAGTAATGTATTGTGACTGCGCTTTTTTTGTTTGAAGCACGCCAATACACTTACCTGTAATGAAACCATTAATCCAATCGGGTGATTTTTCTTTAAATGCAGTTGTCGCCATTATGGCTTCTGCAACCACCACATCGGGAATATTGGGGTATTTGGCTTTTAAAGAGCTTATAATTTCAGGTACTCCCTTACCACTATCTCGAAGATGTGCTGCAAAGGCAACAAACTCTCCATATTCAACACACATCGTTGCTTCCTGGGGGGTAATTTTTGTGGAGTTGGGTTGTACAGCGAAAGTTGCTGTTGGTAGTATGACTAATAGTAAAACAGCAAATAGTTTTTTCATAATTATTCTCCTGCGTGAGTGTGATATTCTTATATATTACTCAACCGAGAGACGATTTGCATTAATTAAGATACAAAACAAAAGGGGCCATTTAGCGGCCCCCTTTTTATACTAACGTTGCAGATAAGGTGTAATACAGATCAGATAACGTGGAATCGGCACTACCTGGCGCATCCAACGACAAAACATCGCCGGGGGCGAACGACGTTGCAGAGGCAAATGTAAAGGTAGCTGTAGCACTTGCTGCCGCAAAATTTACTGTACCAATAGAAGATCCATTCTTCTTAATAGTGAAACTGCTTAAAGCGGTGGCTGCTGCATTAGCTTTGCAGAAACTACCCGTCAATCCCACAGGAAGCGTGAACGCTCTTGGGGCAACAAAACGAAGAATGGTGGCACCAGCGCCCGGCTTTCCAACCGTTCCGCTTGCAAGGTCATATATCTTGCTTCGTGTATCAGCAGTATTTGCTGTTGTTTGTGCTGTAGTAACCGAAACACCAATACCACCCGGTGTGCTATCTGCTGCAAGATTAACGGTAACGGATGGGGTATCCAAAACGGTTGGATTAACTTTTGTGAGTGACATATTACATTCTCCTAATTAACACTTTGTATCTATATTTATGTTATAGAGGGGTAATACCAAGTTTTTGTAGTTGGTTTAATGTTTTGGGCCAGGTGCGATGTAAAATGCCGATGCCTCCTTGTGCCTTCCATTGAGCGATATTGTCATTACGATCATCTATTAGAATAGCATTTGGCTCTGCATATCGTTGTTTATCTGCTGATCTGCACACAATTACAGGAACGTTTCTACCGAGATGTTCAGCACACCATAATTGTTTCTGTTGTGCTCCATTTTCGGATGCTGGTAACCCTGTCAAAATCGTAGGATTCCAACCCTTAATGTAATTCCACAAATTTCTGCCTTCTGGGATCCAATCAAGAGTTTGAAAAAAGTTGGGAATGCTATAAATGGCATTCCACATATCCTTTTTGGACTGTTCATGGGGATATTTGCCTGTTAATTTCTTAACACCCCTTTCAAAATCAGCAAGAACACCATCCAAGTCACAATATATTTTGTATTGTGAATTTTCAAACAACTCACGCAATTTCATCACTTACTTCCTGCTTGCACTAACAACGCTTTGATTTCTTTTGCTCGTGCGCGAGTAGCACCTGTACCCAAATCTGCTGTTACTCCAACGCTATCTCCCACAACACGAATTTCGTATTTGGCTTTACGTTCTTCGATGACGTAGACGAGTCTGTCATCTCCCGAAAGTTTATCATCATACACATAGAAATGTTTGTTGATGTATGTTTCTACTTTACGCGAAAATGTTTTAGGAGCCGAGGCCTCGGTAACCACCTTTTGCAGTATATCTTGTAATTTCATCTTAATTTCCTGTCCAACTTACAATAATTGCACCTGTTGTTCCTGGGCAACCGGAATTGTCACCACAGTTAAAGTTATAACATCCGGTAGTGCCGCCGCCACCTGATCCATTTCCTGTTGGTAAAATTGATGTTGATGTACCACCAACACCATAAATGTTTCCAGGGCCGCAGCCGCCGCCATGGCCGCCTGTACCATTTGTTCCTGGTTGGCCATTCGGAACACCACCAGGGCCGCCGGTCCCCCTTCATATCTTACAGATTTTCCTGGCCCACCGCCTGTTGATGTAAAGCCTGCAAATGTAGTGTCACCGCCCGTGCGGGCAGGATAATCTGTTCCAATTGGTCGGTAATGTCCACCTTCCCCACGTTTTCCAATAGTGTATGGAATTACTTGGCCGGGTGTTACACTAATTGTTTCAACACGCCAGCCACCACCTCCACCACCTGCTCCACCTGTACAACCATCCTGTTCACCTCCACCACCTCCACCTCCACCAATAATAGTTACTGTAATCGTGTATACGCCGGCAGGCACCGTAAAGGTGCTCGAATAATCTACTGTTGGGGTGGGATTGGTTAAGTTAACCGAGCCTGGTAATACTTGTAGTTTGTACGGTTCGATGTATACTAGCATAATTAATTCCTATTCTTATGTTAAGCTACTTGGTTTCCACGACACAATAGCCAAATTTTGCCCATAATACTGTGATACGGGACCAGCCGAAACACCCTGTGTAACATCAGCCGTCGGAAGCAGGTGTGCTCCATAATACGATGGGTTGCTGATTTGATAGTCAGCAACGAAAAGTGCTGATATATATGGTCCACCATTAAAAGTGCCGTATCCAGCAATGGCCAATCCCTTATCATATACAGGGATGGAAGTATTTAGTGATGGGTAGTGGGCTTGTGCGGTATTGTCAGGAGGGCCCAATAATTTATCGACCGCATATACCCCAACTACCCCAGGGGCATATGGAGAATATCCACCAAAATTTGCTACTCCTGCCACATTATTGATATAAAAAATTGAAATATCCTGATCGTATTCTAGAGGTGTAATTGATCGTATAGCAAGTGTAGCGGGCACACCATTAACCGTCATGGTGTTAGTGCCGTGTTGTTGATATCCGTTAGTGAGCAATTCTGTTACTATAATAAGCGACTTGTATCCCACCGGAACGGTGAGACCACTGCTGTTTCCCAGAAAAAGCAAACTCGGCGCAACTATCGTTTTTTGATATGGTGGCACATAAACAAGTGGCATATGTGCTCCTATTTCAACAATTCGACGTTGGTGTGTATGGTTATTGGATCAACTTTTGTATAACCCGATTGTACCAAGGATTTTGATTGTACTGGCTTCCTTCCAAGTGACCTATCAAGTGACCACGTAATGTGATAAATACTACCGTCCGGCCTTTGTATTCTTCCGTTTACTTCAACTACAAGTGCTTCCAACCCCTTACCATCGTCCGCATATCCAACAACTTTAATACTTTTTGCATTTGCTGGTAATTGGACATCTGGGGAAACGCCAAAATTTAGAGTTATGTGATGACCAACAAACTCTGGATATTTAGGTGGGAATTTTTCCGCAAGTAGTTTTCTCGACTTTTTGTCAAGCACATATGCAATATACATTTCGTTTAGTAAAAATCCTATAAAGTTCATTTTGATAATTGCTTAATTTGTTCTTCTGCAGTATCTATGTTACTTTCCAAATCATGTATAACACACTCATCAAGATTTGGGGACTTTTTTGCGGCAGATAATTTTACTTTCATTGCTGCAATTTTTGCTTTCAGTTTCTTGATCTCTTCTGTGTTTTCTTTAGTTTCTACACCTTCATGATAAGAACTGCGGCGACCCGAACTTTGTTTTTCATGCCAATCGTCGGACGCTGTTCTATCAGCAGTTCCTTCTCTATAACCTAAGTTATAGTATGCTGCGTTATCATACCCAAACGATTTGACGGGATCAATTTTATCAACACCTGACACACCATGCGACTTTCCCATTTTGTATGCAGCGCGTTGTCCACCGTTCATCTCCATTAGCTCATCTTCTTTAACAATCTTAAAATCAGCACGTTTGCGTTCGGCTTTAAGATCACGAAGCTTTTTATTAAGTGGGTCAGTTTCTGGAACAGTACCACCTTTGCGCCAAATATCGTGTATTTTTAATTCCACAGCATTGATATCTTGATTAATTTCTTTTTTAGAACGACCTGCTTCCGTTACTACATTATACCCTTCATTGTGGGAGATTGCATAACCTTCCACATATTCGGCTCCATGTACTTTGTAACCTTTGTTTTTAAAATGTTTTTTGGCTTTTTCAACAGCATCAGCTTTATCACCTTTCACCCTAACAAACTTCTGCACTTGTTCCTTGCGTTTGGTAACTGCTGGATGATCAGGTTCGGATACAGTAACGGCAACACGATGATATGGAGCATCAGCCTCCGCAACAACACCTTCAATAATGTGAGCATCAACATAATCATTTACAGCTTTTGTTGCTGCCTTATGGTCCATATTATGCATGCGTCCAAGTTGAGTAGCGGCATGACCAACTTTGTTAGCAAACCATTCAGCCCCACCACGTTTGTTATACTCAGCAATGTGCTTATCCAACAGATTTTTAATATCTGCAGTAATACTCCCTGCTGATTCATGAAGCATACCAGGCATTTTTGATTGGGATAGATTATCAAAGTGTCCCTTATCATTGCCTTCACTATCCTTTGCTGTCCAATAGTTATTATCGGAACCATCTTTTGGATGAACGGCTGAACGAACAACAAATCCTCTATCTTTAGCGGCAGCTTTCCAATCCGATAAACTGCTATATTTGCCACCAATAGCTTCATCAAGACGAGTTACTTTATATTTTGGATGAGGTAACATTGATTCTAAAACTTTTTTTAACATATTATTCTCCGGATGGAAGCGAATTTTGCAATCTCGTGCTTGCGTTTAAACGCTTATCGATTGAATCGAGTTCACGCTTATAACGCTCTATTAGAGCTTTATCAAGTTGTGTTTTTTGTTCTTTAAATTCTAACGCAAACAAGTTGTCTTCAATTTGTTTCTTGCGCAACCCGTCAATCATAAGACGTTGCTCAACACGCAGTTGTTTCAGTTGCGTAGTTTGATTAAGTTGTTCTTTATTAAAGTCATCAGCATGAACATACCTACCATCTATTGCAAACGCAGTCGTGATAATGACTGCGAGAGCTGAAATAGTAGATACTCCAATTTTAACAGGATTGTTCTTGATGATGTCCATCATTCTTAGTCCTTTGTTTTAGTAGCGTGTGCTTTAACTTCCCTAAATTTGTCCATTAAGTTGGATTTTGAAACGGGATTAGCGTAATCAAACGACATAAACTTCCACACTTCCTTTGGTATCAACACCTTTTGGGGACCTTCGAGTGAGGTCAATAGAATACCAATCTTCTTCATAGAATATTCACACCCCTTGTCCATCAACTCAAGAATATTAGCCATTACTTGAATCGCCCCATTCATGTTAATGATTTCTTGCTCCTGACTTGGGAGATGAGATGTATATTTGATTTCGGCTTCCAATTCTTTAATTTTGTCTTTAAGAGATTTTGTAACGGCGGCGGGAATCTTGGCAGTTTCTACCTTCTCTTCCTTTTCATCCTTAACAGCATCACCAAAATCAACAACTTTAATTTCTGATTCATCCAGTTTTTCAAACTGGTCTTTTGAAATCTCTTTAACAGACACAGAAATCATTCTATCATGAAGTGTTTTAACTTTAGCCTCTGCTTCTTCATTGGACGGAGCCTTAATAACACCCTTTTCAAAATGTTCTTGAGTATCGTCACTTTTATCTTCCCATGAGTATTCATAGGAGAAATATTTAGACTCAGACATTGAGGAATAATCATCAACACTCTCTTTGACACCACTGTCTTTAGCAGCTTTGCCAAGTTTGACGCTATTTTTCAACCGATCAACCAAACGCTTCTGTTTCGCAACTTCATAACGCATATCATCAACAGCATCATTTTCTTTTTCGGTACGGGCAGCACTCATCATGGAACTCAAATCTTCCTCCATCTCTTTGAATTTGGCTACTTCAGCTTTCAGTTCTGCTTCTTTATCTGCAGATTCTTTAACGGTTTGTGCAGCGTAAACGGATCCAACTGCACCATCCCATTCACCCACATCTTTACCATCAACAACACAGGCACCAATATCTATATCACCACGGAACGAACAACCGGGATGTGCCTTCTTACAAGCAGCTTTCCAGCTACCATAGGATTGATATTCGCGGTCACCCATGTGATTCTTGGCTTCCTGCATACCTTCGTCGCCTTCTTCCTCTTCGTCAGACTCTTCTTCATTGTCCTTTTCTTGAGCAGCAGCAAGTTCTTTTACAGCACTCTCGACCTTTTTGATCTTTGCTGTAACCGTTGTATCGTTTGCATCTTTTGTTCCCTCGTCAGCATCGTCCTTCTCTTGATCCTTCTTGATTTGGGCAACATCCTTTTTAAGCTGTTCAATATCCTTGTCCACAGCGACATCATTTTCATCAGCATCGTCATCACCTTCTCTTAACAAGGTTGTTCCGAAATAAGCAGCGATGATCTTACGTGCTTCTTTATCGGTGGTAACTTCGAACACTACGTCACGGCAAGCCGTATCCATATGCGCCCATGCTTTTGCTGCAGCGGCTTGACGACCGCTTGCAACAAGTCCTAAAATTGAATCATAATCTTCAGCATCACGTTCATATGTTTTGCGGAGATTGGGGCTTTTAACTTCAGAAGCATCCTTCTCGCACTGACGAACTGCTTTACGAACAGCCAATTTAACAGTAGCTACTTCTGGTGAATTTTTTGCAAAATCAACAGCCGCTTTTTCTTCCGCCTCAACCACGTTTGCCGACTCGGTTAAACCAGCAAGTTTCAAGAATTCTTGTTTGACGTTCATGTATTTCTCCTAAATTATGAATCTTTATCAACTATTTATAACAGAACGCATTATGCAAACACTTTTAATAGAAAAAGGCTAACCGAAGTTAGCCTTTTTGTGTGGTGGAACAGATTACTCGATTTCTTGTGCGGGCTCTTCGTCTTTAATACCAAACATTTCGAGGTTTTTGATTGCGAATGCTTTGTAATCATTTGCCTTTTCGAGAAATAGATTCATTTTCAACGAAAACAGTCCATCATTCACACTCTGACCTTTGATTGCATAATCTTTACGAGACAGGTCCTTGTTTTCAGCATGGAAAGCTTCAACAGTCTTGATCATCGCATCAAACTTATGCACAACCTTGTTCTCCATTGCAGTAATCATCCCAAGAGCAACAGGATCGTCAGCAAACAACGAACGCAGGTCATCCGACGTCTCGTTGATAACACACTCAAACAACCGGCGAGGAGTGTTGATCGAGTCTTTGGTGTGATGAAGCACGAGGTATTTGTTAGTCTTGCGCTTGAATGCGAGACCACTCTTCATCAAAAATACAAACCCTTCAATATCTTCTACCATCGTGGGTACGGCATCAACGAATGCTATGGGATCATCAGTTTGGATCTTTTCAATAACACGATCTGCCTCAAACTCACTGACCACTTCGTCATACTGCATAAACCCACCCGTCATATAGCTACGGCAATTCAAAACCTTTAGATGGGGGTTCGCATATCCGATCACAATTCTGTGAACCGGGCTGCACCACTCCAAATTAACTGTATATCCACGCAAGGTGAGTAATTTCAAATCTTCACGAAATGTGTCATTTACCGATTTTTTCAGCCAATCCATAGCAGCAATGCACTGCTCGGAAGATATGGAACCTTTTGATTTCAACTTTAGCTCATCATCTTCCATATAAGTTGACATGAGACTGCCGTCTGCTTTCAGCAAAATCTGATCAACTTGAGTCAAGTCAAGATTCATTGTAAATGGGTTTTCACAAAAATTGAAAAATTTGGGCATTGGTAACGCCTTGATTTCAATAGGATTCCCATCCATATCTACTTCAAACATCACTCCCCGCGCCTCGAGTGCGCCTGGCTGTAGGAAGTCGGTGTATGATGCAAGTCGATAGTTAAAAATCCGCAGCGTGCGCGCCCCAGAGTAGAAGTCTTTAAAATAAAAGGCATCGTTTATTGCGACAAGCCCCATTAATTCATTAAAGAGAGAACTTTGAAAAGTATTCATAAATAATATCAATCCGATTAGAAGGAGTAGTATTCATGATACATCACATATACAAAATAGTCAACAATGTTAATAATAAGGTTTACATAGGTTACACGTCAAGAAAAAGACCAATTGATAGGTGGAAGGCACATATCAGAGATTCGGTTAAATTGGATAGGCCGTTATATAGAGCTATGCGTAAATATGGTGTAGATAACTTTTCGTTCGTGTTAATATATTGCTCGAAGGATGGGGAACATGCACTAAAAACTATGGAAACATTGTTTATTACCACGTTCCATTCCTTTATAACAGATCATGGGTATAATCTCACGCTAGGTGGCGAGTCTAATTATGGTTGGGTGCCATCATACGAACTAAAGCAGCTGTGGTCACGCCAAAGATCGGGCAGAAAATTAACAGAAGGGCACAAGAAAAAAATAAGTGTGAGTGGAAGGAAAAGGTATGAAGATAATCCGGGGTTGAAACTTTTTTATAGAGACCTTGCGTTGGCCAACGGAACACGCCCCCCAGCACCCACTCCAGAATCGTGGGCAAAAAGCGCACTTTCACGAACTGGGAAGCATATTCATACACAAGAACATCGCAATAAATTATCAACTGCTTTTTTGGATACGGACCACCCCTTCAAGCAGCCAGAAATTATAGAAAAACGTAAACAGGTGTGGATGGAGACGGGGAGAGGTGTAGGAGCTAAAAACGGAAATGCAGTATTTGCTCAGGTAGTTGACCCCGATGGTTTGACTGTGGGCGAGGGGTTTTTGAAAGATGTGTGTGAAAAAATCAACGCACCATTCAACAAATTTTTAGCAGCCTCCAGACACCAGAAACCGTTAGAACGCGGTCTATGGAAAGGTTGGAAAATTCGCCGAATTAACAAACACGAAGTATCTTGATTTACTTCGCGGCTTCTTGCTCCAACTTAGATGATTCAGACTTCCAATCATCGTTACGAATGCCTTTATCAGTTGCTTTTTGAAGCTCTTTAACTGCGTACTCAATAGCTTCCTCGTACTGTGCCCACGCATCTTCCATGGAGGGGGTAGGACGCTGTACATCGGCAACTTCGTATGCTCTATGAACCAAGTCCAAAGCGTTTGCCCAATTGTGATCTTCGTCTTGGGCACCCTTCTTAATTAATTTTTTGACTTGTGTCATTTGCTTATATGGAACAGCATCAGACATTTCTTGTTCAAATAATTCTTGCAGTTTCATTTTACAGTTCTCGCAAATTTGATAGCATTCTTTTTTTCTTCAACTTTATCAGCGGCGTCTCGCGGTGTAAAGAAAAATTGATTCATCTTCTTATCACCTTTGAACACCTGCCAGGACGACTCATCCGTATTTAAACGGATTTCACAATTGTTAACAATCATGGGTGCCGACTCGTTTACAAATTCAGTAAATGTCATGTATGTGTATGAACTCCATACTGTGCACGAGCCCACGCAGCCGCTTCCTTCTTCGCCGCAGGTTTACCATCAGCGTTTTTGAATTTAACAGAATGAACCTTGTTATCATCAAGGTAAACATCGTAGGACCAATCCTTGTTATTGAGGAAGATGTCGTAAGCGCCGCGCTTAATGTGGGATTCTGTAACGTCTCCTCCCTCTAATTCAGAAATTTCTTTTTTAATTGCGCGAAGATCATTTTCCGCATCAGCAATATCGTCTTCGTCTCCGTCGATGAGTGCAGCATTTAATGCCTTTTTTGCTGCATCACGTTCGATGTAGAGATTGCGAAGTCTGTTGGATTTTTGGTGCTCGTCTTGACGGGATTCAAACAAATCAGCAAGTTTCATTGTTTAAACTCCTGTTAAGTATTTTGCTTTGAATTCAGGATACATCATCCTATTCAAATCGTTTGTTAGGTCTTTCTTCAACTTGGCATTACCACCCACAATATTTTGTAATGTGGCATAATCAAATGCGCCGGCAGCATAGGCATCTTTGGCGGTCATATTGTTTTGATCACGATCCATCTTCCAACGAGCTGCGTGTTCTGGATAATCTTTTAACGCACGTTGATATACTTGACCAGGGAAGCGGGATGGTCCCGTAATTGAAGCGCTGTCACGAGCCCGAAGATCATTACGTTCTACAAACGCCTCGATTTCGTTTGCGAACACGTCAATCATATCAAATTTCAAGTTTTCTTCCCCGCCAGCAATGTTAACCATGCGAACATCACCACGATCGGGATTGTCTTGCCGGTTTGCGCCCACCATGAACGCCTTTTTAATATCATCACCCATACTATATCCGTAGTATACCTGTTCGGTTGTTGGTGCTGATACTTTGTACACGACAAAATCGGTATAATTTTCTGTTAAAGTTACAATTTCAGCAAGTTTCATATTAAATCCTTCTACTATTTTAAATATTTATGCCGTAGACTTGATAAAATTGTGAAAACGACTAATAGCACCCTTTAAAGTTGGCGCAGTATCATACGCTCTGTGTGTATTGGTAATATATGTAACTTTTCCACTATCATCAACACTTTTCCAGACAGCAGGGGAAGCACCGTGACCGTTGTTCATGTGCCAAACTGCCTTTCTGTCCATACATTCAGCACGTTCTTCTGGCGTTAGAGGAACTTTATTTTTCTTGAGTTTCTTGAAGTGACTCATCTTTTCAATAAGAAACTCTTCTGTCAAAATTTCACTTAACTTCATTGTCCTTTTTCCTGTAACCGTCGATGATTGCATCACGTTCTCTAACTGCTCCTTGGAGCTGTTTAACGGTAGCTTTCCAGTATTGAACTACTTTGCCAGGGTCTTTCTTATCAGCATCTGTTAGCTTGTTGAAATACAGATCTGGGTCTTCAACTGCAGCAGGGGCAGGACATTCTTTGGTAATGATTTTATCCACATAAACAACTTCTGTTTTTGGGGGTAAAGTGCCTGCGCACCCAGCCAAAGCTGCTGTGAACAGTATTAGTAGCGCAACATTTTTCATTTTTTGTCTCCCCACTGTAAATCTTTGACGCCATCTACAAGATAATCAATGGCAGACTGGCAATCCTTGGGCTTTGGACCATGAATAATTGTAAGAACGCCTGAATTGTACATACGACGATATTCAGCCAACTTATCTGCTGCCGCTTTCATTCGCGCATCCTGTTCATCAGATTTCTTCTTAAAGTCTTCAATTTCCGCATTTTGTTTAGCAATAGTATCTTTAAATGTTGATGATTGAGTATTAAGTTGCACACGCAAATTGACGATCGTATCCGCTTGTGTTTTAATGGTGTGTGTACGATCTGCCCAGTACAAATATATTAAAACTAGTGCAATAGCAACAACTATTTGTTTCCAGTAGGCCTGAAGAAATCCAACCACCGGACCTCCCGCCATTCCCGCCATTTTAAATAAGGCTCCCATATTATTCTCCGTTCTGATTCATGCGTTTTTTAAGATTAAACAGCTCATGTTCCAACCGAATCGTTTTTCGCTTTTCTTCACGAAGGTTGAGCTCTAACCGCTTGATATAACGTTGTAAACGATCAATGAATGCTCGCAACTTTTTGTTATCTAGTTCGGTATTAGGTTTAATCATTATGTTATTTATGAACGAGTGATAAAGACTGTCAAAGCCAAAACTGTTGACACATCCGCAATATAGGAACTATTACATGCTGCCACGAATATACAATAATAGGAACACCAAAATATACATATACTATGATGGACGGTATAATACCAGCATACATGAGTGGTACAGCCACACGTTCAAAGGTTTCATAACCAAAAATCTTTGAGGTAAAATACATTAAAATGAATCCGACAAAATTTATATAACTACTCAACAAAATTAATTCAAACATTTATCGCCTCCGTTTATTCTTGCGGTCATTTGTGTCTTTTGACTTGATGTAAAAATCAATAGGTTTGTTTTGTAACCACTTAACGAAGGCAACAATATCTGCATTCTCGAGCAAGCGTTCTATAGTATGATAGTAATTCAGCAACTCTCGCTCACTAAACACAGTATGAATTTTTCGGTGACACACTTTGTGTAACCAAACTGTTTCTTTACCCTTGAAGGTTTTAGGAATTAGGTGATGTTCATCTGCAGTATCATCCAACTCACGTTTACATAGTGGACATAAACTCATTTTATTCACTCTCAATAGCAAAGTGACCATCAGAACCCACACGAATTGTTTCAGGAGCAATTTTGCAGCACGCTGCTTTGCGCTCAAGTACTCTCGCCTCATGCAACACAAGGGCCATGCGTAGATGGTGGATAATTCCTGCATTACCGTCCCAATGAAGCTTGTTTTCAAGGTACTGAACTCTGTTGATTAGAGCACGTAACACTTCTTGGTTTTGTGTGCCTTCATGACTGCAATTGCCTTCACGATTCACAAAAGTTAGTTGCTGGGTGCCGTCTCCATCTATATGAGCTAATTCATAAATGTGACCTTCTTCAATTATTTTCATAATGTTTTCCATAAAAATGAGTCCACAATTACTTATGGACTCATAAAGTATAACCAAATTACAAATTTAAATCAACCACGAAACAAACTGTGCTTTTTTAGGGGCAATCGTTCTTCCCCGTACAGGGGTTTGGTAGCAATTGCAGTATATCCTGTATTATAGTCTGGTTCGTAAAATATTTGACTTTCAATACCACAGTTCCCCAGTCTTTTACGAATTTTTAACAGTTCTTCCTGATTTTTTGCACCCATTAAAACGATGTGCGTGCTTCCCTCCGGTTTGTTGTAAGCAAACCCAGCCTCAAGGGCTGCGTGTGATGCTTGCACGATTTTTTGTGGTGTTGTTAAATCTTCACGCACAAAAATGTACATATATGGTTTCTCTTCAATCTAAATCATTGTTAATCCTTTCTAACCACGCTTCAGCCAAATATCGACTGTCACATTCGTTGTACATTGCAGCAATATCTCTGTTTAAACTAATGCGTAAGGCAAAATTCTTTTCCACTGACATGATGGCGTATAAGCCACTTCTGCTACGTTGACCACTCTCCAATGGTTGACCAGTTGTGTAAACGAATCGTTCTGCCTTATAGTCACCACCCAACGTGGCTGCTATCATTTCGCACAGGCTCTTACTAAAAGTAAGTCGGTGTAATTTGTTGGTTTTGGTGTTGATAAGCCCCCAGATTTTATTCTGTTGTTTACAACCACCGCCCAAATAACACGCATTTTCGATATTGTCAATCTATTTCATTTTCATTTCCTTTCAATATTAACTGCAAAATTTTTAATAACTTCATCCTGAATCGTTTGTTTAACAACCCCTTGCACATAATCAACAAATGACGAAGTGTGATATCTATCCACTTTAACACCATGTTCGATAAAATCAAGCACCACCTTTTTAATAGTACGTTCTAACAAATTGGTGTTCAATTCACGTAGATATTCTTGCGTTACGCTCGATATTTTTTCTTCGATCAGTTGTTGTGCATACTCTTTGGTAATACCATATTCGTTATTGACCAAATTTCGAATAGCTTTGTGAGCCTGTGTACCCGTCATGTGTTGCATAGTATCCATGTTTATTCTCCCTTCTTGTGGTAGTCAACTTCTTCGAGGTTGGCTAGGTGATCAACTGTAACAGTTCCGGCGAACGGTGCCAAAAATTTACTCACGGTGGCAATGCGATCGATTTGAAGTTTGACCAAGTATTCCTTCGATTGCTTTAATGTCCAGGGCGAATCCACATCTTTGCCAACAATAAGTCTTGCCTGTTTGCATACAGAATTGATAGTATGAACTGCACAATTAAGCGCATTATACGGATCGTTTAGATTGCTGGTGATTTTATTGGCACCCTTGATCGGCGAAAACCCCACCGAGGCGTCCTTACCACGGATAATATTAAACAGCACGTGGTGTTCGGCACAAATCCATCCTTTAACAAGACGCCGTCCAGTTCCTTTGGACAAAGTCCATTTGTATGACGTTCTGTCAACGAGGTATTCATCACAAGGTTCAAGAATTGGTTTAATACGAATATCGTTCACTGCTAATTTCCATGCGGAACGAAAATTGAGGTATTGCTCTTTTGTTTCAAAAAAATTGGTTTTCATGGTATTTCTCCTTAAATTAAAATATAGTTGTTCAAAACATTGCATCTTGATAAATCTACACTACTTTTACGGAGGACCGTTATTCAAAATCTACATCATGATTTTTTCTCCTGTTTAATGTCATACACTTTGGGCCAAACGACATCGGTTATATCACTCGACGTCAAATCCTTTAAAATCTCACGCTCTTTATCTGAAAGAGCTAAAATAGCATCACCTGGCTTATATTTTATTGATTCAATCCAACGTGCAAATTCGTATTTATCTGCAAGGTTGGCCATCAACTGCCGTTGGCGATTACAGATTCTCTCACTCATAATCATACCAATTTGGATGAAGCTCTTTGAGAGCTGCTAAAACATATTTATCATCAAGTTCACAAAGATTGTCGCAATCAGCATCTTCAAAGATGGTAACCAATTTTTTACAAACAGTCAACTTTTTGCTTTCTGGAATATTTTTTTAACAACATCCCACACATCATCAAAAACATTTACGCCGCTGCTCCAACCCATATCAATGCACCTTTTTTTCAACTGCGGCCGAAATGGCCGTCGCAATAATACCAAAGTTTCCATTTATACAATGTTGAGCAAGTTTTGTTAAATCTTCTGCAGTCAATTTTTCAAAAACTTTAACCAACTCTACGTTTGGTTCATTCTTTGTAATATACGACATAATGTAAACTCCAACAAGTGATATATTATATATCTGTACGATCAAAGAGGTTATTTACCCCTTTGGTTTTTATTTCTTTCGTCCCATTCTTTTGCTTCGATTGCATAATCAATAACAGCTTCTATATCATTGAGTGTGTCAACATCATTTTCGGAAAACTGAAAAAACAAAGGTTTCAGCTCCAAGAGTCCATCACCTTCCCAAAAGTCAACATGGACAACTTTAAGATATTTTATTAGAAATGCGTATCGTTCTTCAATTGTCTTCATTCTAACATACAAAATAAACAAATTACAGCGCTCATAACGGTCGATAACCCAAGAGCAAGTTGTGTGTGGTGCAAATTGAGATCGCCCGCAACGCCTGTAGCAATACCGAGAGTGATTCCCACCATAGCCCAAAAATTCCAAGTTTTTGTCATTTCTTTGCTCCAATGTCCTTAAAATAAGATGATGTAAACATTCAGCTTCAATTTCCTGCAGTTCTCATACCCCAGCCCATAAATGAACTGTTGCGTTCTCAACATTTATCTCTCCGGAAACTCAAATCCCGATTGCCTACTATATCCAGGGTTTTTATGAACCAGTTACGGATACTGTTTACATCAATCTGGTGCGCTCGGGGAGGATCGAACTCCCACCAAATCGGGTTTAGAAGCCGTTGCTCTACCATTGAGCTACGAGCGCAAAAATCATTTCCACAGTTTATACTTTTTAACTTGTGGAGGAAAAACGTGTCTTGGCATAAGCACAAGAGCAACTTCTTTATTATCTAACGAACTTTCAGTAATTACAACACATCGTTCTATTTGTTTCGATTCTTCGAATTCTTCGCGGGTTACTTGTACTACCACTTTCTTAAAAGATTTTGTTACCCACTCAATAGTGTCTGGATCGTTTACAAACCGCAAATAAGCAGACAGGCTGGCGTGTGCAGTAACCAACGGCACGATTCCAGTTGGCACGTCATCGGGAATAAGAATATACATTTTCATGGTACTTTACCGTATTTTTCCGTTATGAAAATTTACTAAAAACTCTGCTTCTAATGCATATACAAAAAACTGTTGGTGGTTCACCAAATCAACCCCACCATTATTGCTTGTTCGTTGTATAGACTGCACCAAACACGGATAACTCACCGGAGGGTTACCAACTATATTATGGCACTCACCTCTGCTCTTTGTAACAACCAAATGTGTTTGGTAATGTTCCCAATCTTCAGTTCCCCGCAATAATTTCCATGGTGAATACATTGTTTAGTCTTTCTTTGATTATGAATAATTATATATCAAAAAGAAAAACCGGTCAACGACCGGTTTTATATTACTTATTAGACAGGAGTTATTCCTGGTCTGTACGATACTTTTTCTTTTTTGTACGAACGTAGTCCCGGTGATAAACCTTCTGTGCGAGTGTCTTTGCAACCTTAGGAGCGCCTTCCTTTTTCTTTTCTTCCTCTTCTTTTAAGAGGTTATCCATTTCTTGTAACAGCTTGAATTCCATTTGTATACTCCTTATGAACACTTAGCTGCATCAACCGATACAACTTTTCCCTTTGATGATCCATCAACGATGCGAGTGGTATAAAACTTCTTACCAGCATCATTTTTACCTATACGAGCGATCTTGCCTTCAACCTTCTCGCCATCGTGATCAAATTTCACAAAATCCCCAACACCAGGATTATCAGCAGCTTCATTAATTAAAAACTCCATGAAAGTGGATGCTTTCAGTGCCTTCAGTTTCTTTTGAACCTTAGCTTCTTGGACAAGAATAACAGCTTTTGCAACCTTATCTCTTGCTGACTCATTTGTGTTGTGATATGCCTTGTATCCATCCATAAATTCTGCACTAGCTTCTTTATCACCAGCATATGGATTGTTGGATAACGAAAATGGTCCTGATTTTGGACTATGAAATGTATCCCCTTTAGCCTTACTATCTGCCTCTAACCTAGCAGACGACATCCCCGCCTTCCAATAAGTGGAGCGAACTGGTTTATTCTTATTTGGGGTGGGTGCACCCTCCCCCATCATTTTTTTGAAAATTCCAGTCACATAAGCAAAATCTTCTTCGTGCCCTTCCTTAGCAGCAGATTTTTTAGCAGCACTCCAGTGTTTCTCAGCGGCGGCTACTGTCATTTTGTGCTTTTTAGCTAATTTTTCAACATATGCTTGTGGCATTCTATTTCTCCTAACAACAAGTTTAAAAGTATTTATGGTTAAACCACAATAACAATATCATTTTGCGCCGTTTTAAAGTTGGCTTTATTCATTATGGTCTTAACAACAAATTTAAACTTATTTCTTCCAATCGGTTCTATAACACATGGTATATTAATGACACCACCATCCATTGTGTGTTTAATAGTAATCTGTACTGGAGTTCCTTGAGCAGCTTGTGTAAACGCATCCACCACGGCAGGGTGTTTATTATCGAAGGCTTTTAAAAATAACTGGAGGGTTTCCATAACATGCGCTTCTTCTACAGAATCACCTCTACCAACTTCGGTGGCACGGTCAAAAGAGTGAGTGGGTAGCAATAGGGATAACCCCCTACGGGCAAAATTACTAGAGTGAACCATCTTCACGGTAGTAAATGATTGAGCAGCCATTTCAATTATATCGCGTATTTTCATTATGGATCCTATTACAAGACTGGCACTCTCATCTGATGTGCGACAGTTTTAGTTTTTTCATTTGTTCTGTCAAATATAACACGTTGGACCGCTGGTGGGAATCTATCCTTAATCAATTGGATGATCTGTTCCGCTGTTTCAACATCTTCTATATTTATACCACCACCAAACATTACTTCCAATGCTTCTTGAGGATCATCGATTACGATCGAATCACCAACAAAATCCAAATCTGGATGTGCCCTTTTGATATCATCTGGAGTCACGGATTTCATGGTGGATAGATAACCATCCCCACGAACCTTTTTTGGTCGCATTTGAAAGATTCTCTTGAGACCTAAGTTCATATCCATTGAACGACCCACGCGAACGATTAGGTCACCCGTCTTATCATCATAAACGAATTTATCAACACCTTTTTGATCCAAAACAGAAGCAACAGCCTGTAACAACATTCTGCGAATTGCCCCTTTGTAAATACTCTTATCTCCTGCTGATGCATATGCAAATTGTGCCCATTTAGTATTGGGCACATACATGAAGTCTACCTGTACTAAGCCGTTATTTGGATCTCCAGCAATCGGGACCGCATAAGAACCCACCTTTGTTCCTGGATTGTATGCGGTGTAGTCATCACCCAATACACCAACCATTTTTTCGTGTATATCTTGTGGGTTATGAGTAGTAATGTTGACTGCGATATCAATATCACCACTTGTTGCTGTTTTTCCAGTTGACCCCAATGGAAACATATCAGCAACAGAAATCCCTGAAATTTTACTCACATATTGTAGAGTGGAAGGAATGTCGCCCCTATTGATGCGAATAACGCCTGCATTTTTTAGTGCATACCCACCTTCTTTGATAAGCTTGATTTCACGAATCTTCATATAAAAAATTATTCATCCGCCAATGTTTCCAACTCGTCTCTCAATTCTCTTGCAAGCTCGATTGCGTTTTCAAATATATCAATATCCAAATCAAGGCCAGCGCCGTCGCTCATCTCGGCAATCATGTTATTAATGCGATCGACCAAATCAATGACAAAATCCGTTTTGCTTTCAAACATACTACTATCTCCTGTGGATGGGTTTCGTAGTATTTAGAAATATAATGCGTTTTTACAAAGATTTTACGACAATATGTGGTCGTTGAGTACTAATTTTAGCCGAACAAAATATCCTGTCCCGATTCGGTTTTTTCAAGAATGTTATTAGGAACTCCAGGGGTTTGAGGAATCTGGCCCATGGCAATAGCCATTTCAACGAGATTTCTCGAAGGATATGGTCCAAAAGTACCGTTAGCATTTTTTACATAAAATACCGTTTTCGTTGGGTTATCGTTAGTAAGCATAAACATCTCCAGTTGAAATTAGTCTTGGCTCGAGCCATTCTTTCAAGTGAGGCTCGTATTGTTCTACATAGTTATCAGGCATGTCAAGAAAATAATTATACAACCGAATGCCGACACAACGACGATTGTTTAAAATATCACCTATCGTTACAAATATAAAGCGTTGGCCGTTTGGCACAACATACAATTCTGTGGTCGACATCAGATTGTGTTTAATATGTTCTTCTACCAAAACATCGCTGAAAATACGCATTAGTTGTTTGGCCCATGTATCAGTATGAGTCACAATCATGGTTTCAGCATAAGCGTTACCAACTTGAGCAATGCCCAAAAGTTGTGTTAACATAGCAGTGGTTTTCCCCACTCCCCTTCCTACCAGTTTTCCTTCTATAACAGCGTGTAGTCTTTCAGTATCAAGTGTATCAATCATTATAAATCCTTTTTGTAATATTTACTGTAACTTTTTGGGGGGATTCCTATTGTTCACACACAAACACTGCTGTACCATATTGTTTCGACAACGTTTTCATAACAGGTTCAACTTCAGTTGACCATGACAGGCCACCCAAACCGCACCCAATTTTTGGCATATAAAATGGTAAACCTAATGCATCCGCCAGGTCAAGTGCATTGTGAACGGACTCCTCAACAGCTTCAAGTTTTGCAAATTTGGCACCGGTTCTTCCATAATACTCTTGGGTAAAACAATTTGCAATTATTAATTCTGAATTAATAGTAGCAAAATCAACAATACCCAACAAGTATCCCGCATTATTTTTTCGTTTATATATTTCACACAGCTCGTGATATTTTGTAAAAATAGACGGATGTTTATCACGAAGACATTTTGCTACGCCGGAACCCATTACACCTTGACAATTTACACCATGTGCCACAACTCCACGAGTAACAGTAGCAATGTCCTTTTTAATATATGTTAACATTCAAACGCTTCCATTTTCAAATTCTTTTTGGTTTTCGTATGGTGCTACATATTTGCGGTAGTATTCTTGTTTGCAGGATTCCAACATTCCCATTACTTCATTATATCCATGATAATTTTGTTTTGAGTCGGGATACACAGACAAAATTAGTTTAGTAATGGCATAATTCATCAATCCCGCACGTTCACTTACACCAAGTTCATACATCTCATTGATTCCACCTGCAAGCAATCCAATTTCATTATCAATGTTATCTCTATATTCTACTTTAATGTATGGCATAATTCTTCTCCTCAATAATGTGCGTTAATTACAAATACTTCTTCTTCAGGATGTTTATATGCACTAAATGCCGCTATATAATCAGACATATCTCTCATATATAACACCCCATCGATTATTTCTGTGTTGGCTTGCTCTTCTGTTGTTAATTCATTTTCATAACCAGCAGGTACGTGGTGTCTTTCCCACAACAAAACTTTTGGTGACCACCCATGTTTTTGAAAATAAACATCTTCAATTCGTTGATATAACACAGGCATATCATCGGGTAGGTTTTCCATGGCCTTTTTTAGCCCGCCCACAGTTAAACAAAATGAATCTATCACGTTTTATTTTCCTTTATTTCGTTGTCGCGTTCTGTTTCAAGATGTGAAACAAAAAAGTCGTATCTGTCCACATGATCTTCGTGTGTTTCTTTGACTAAATCAACACATCCCTTACAATACAAGGGAGAAACCTTTGACACATAATGTGTTTTATTTTTCTTGAATGGATTACCACACAATGAGCACAAATAGTGGTCACCTATGTGTCTATTACCAAACACATCACGCCGCAGTAATTGTGGTGGTAGCCTATCAAGATATTCGTACAACTCGTCAAAGGTGTCGAAAATTTTTGTGCTTAATCCAAAAAGCCACCCACTAATTTTTTCCGTTTTTGGTAATGAATTAACCACAAAAACAGGAATATCATGGTTGTAAGCATATTGACATTCACTAATAGTACCAGCACCTTTTCTTACACCTTCATCGAGTAATACCACTAACGCATCACTATCATTAAGAATTAATTGCAAATCAGTATAAATGAAATGCTTTCTAATGTGCATTTTACGCTGCAGTGGGTCAGTCGTATCAATTTCACGAAAGATGTTGCCATGTTTGGAAGAATAGGCAACATCCAGTGCTGTAATATCGAGTGGATAATAACCCATCTCCTTCAACTTATTGGAGCATTCGCTTCGCCACGTCCCACCAAGTTTTCCATCTGGTGCAAACTCCATTGACCCCGAAAGGTACAAATTACCACGTTTATATTTTGGGTGGTTAATCATAGTTTTGCAATATCTCCAGTAAGTAATTCAATTTCAGCTTTATGTTTAGCAATTTGCTCTTGCAGCGAATATCTAACACGTTCCTTAGCTAAAATAACCTCAGCTTGGTGTTTGAGTTCATCGATTGATAATAGTGGTGAGTCTATAAAAATGCGTTTGACGTTATCACTTACAATAATGAGAGGTCCTTCTCTCCACCGATTTTTTATTTCCTGACCCGTTGCAAGATTTACAATAAAGTTGGCGGAATATCCTATCCGTAACGGCAAAACCTGGAAGGGTTCTCGCTCATGTTTGTTGTCATACCCCACACGAAACACATCTCCCGTAAAATAGATTATACCAAGTTCCGTCATTTAAACTTCTCTCTCATTTCGGTCCGAACTCGCATTAAAATTAATCCGAGATTGTTTTGACCAACGCCGTCGCACACTCCCCACACCACATCACCCCAATTATTGCCCTCTTCGAGGTGGCAATCACCAGTAGCAATCAGTTTTTCGCGTAGATGAGGATTTTGGTTGAATTTTTGATACACGATTTCGTACATGGTAGCAATCTTAATATCCGCAAATCCCTCACGAAGAGTTAAAGTTTTGCCCAACCGTTTGGTGTCGCTTGGATTTTTAATCTTTGAAATAGCAATCCGCCCTTCACGGTCATCAATTTTTGCTGCTTGATATGCGTGCTCTGAAGAGGGCCATAGTATTCCATCCCACACAAACTCTGCTGGATAAAAATTTGATAAGTATCGATACTCGCCAAAAAATGTTAAAATAGGTTCATTATTCATAATATTCTTCAATAGATATTGTCACATGATGTTTCATCTTCAACAACATAAAAAGTTATTACCTTTACGTCATTATAACACCCACCCCGCTTTGCAATCGACTTCGCAAGGCTCAAAGCTACTCCGTGTTTTGAGTATAGATAAGCTGATTGAAATTTTTCTGTATGACCACCATTGGCCGATAACCACATGTGTTGTCCATCATATACTGTATATCTAACAGCCCAACGCTTAAATTTGTTTTCCATATATTATTTCCACCTCGGAAAGTTGCACTGCATCAAAAGTGGACGAGGAGGCTCATTTTGTTTCATCCTGATGATTGTGTCGGTTAATGTTTTATTTTCCTTAACAAAATGATCAACAGCAAGCATCATTGCTTCTTCCCACGTAAGAAACCCGTGCCTTGCTTGATACACACACATACTCAAGGCACTATTATCGTGGGACAAGTTAATTATCTGTTCTCTTGTGACCATAGCTTCTTATCTCCTTCACAAAAATATCCTTTGCTGCGATGCAACGCTTCCAGCTGTACAAATTCCCACGACATGTTTGAACGAGCACGAGCCTCAAACTCACGGCGAAAATGTTCTGTATGAAAAATATAGTCTCTGTTACAAAATGAAACTATCCAATTCATTCTACCTTCTAACCACTCTTGTTCAGTTAGGTGTGCAAACTCAGCACGAACATTATCTGTGTTCTGTTTGAATTCTTCCCACGCCGACCCCAATCCCATCAAATCAAGGTCTAATACCACTTTCGATTCGTCCAAAGACGAAATGTGTGTTTTCGTATCAAGAATGATTTGTCGAGCGACGTGCATATCGAGACGGTTGTTATGCTCCAACCATTCCATCATTTTGTTTGCACTATCCTCTTCGTTGGTTTTCGATTGGGGATTATATACAAAATCATGCCACCAAATAGCAGTTACTTGTGCATTTGATAAAGTAATACCTTCTTTTGTGGCATATTTAAACATGCTGGTAATGTGATCTAATGTGTGGTAATACCGATGGGATTCAGTATAAGCATTTGTTAATTGTACAATATCAAACATAAATCAACTCCATCCCAACTTTGTGGTCAACACTTCAAAGAAGTTCCAAGCGGGTGTGTGTAACAACCGCACTTTATTTGGTTGTGTGTTGATTGTAAAGGTAGCAGCCTCACCACTATTATGAGTATCAAACGAACCGAACAATTGCCCATCACCACGAATTGATACCGTTCCACCATCACGGATTCGTGCAGATACCTTAATAACGGCATCACCACCTACAATAATAGGACGAGAGGCCATCGTCATGGGTGCAACTGGTGTGATTTCTAATACATTTAATGAAGGATAAATAATCGCGCCGCCCGCGGATAAAGCGTAGGCGGTAGAACCGGTAGGAGTGGAAATAACAACACTATTGGCACGGTGAGAACCAGCGCTCATATTGTCAACCCAAACTTCATATTCGATAGCCGAATCGGAATTGCTGTTAGCAATGGAGATCTCGTTCATTGTCGAAAACTCATAGCCTTCCGGGGTGGTTGTGAACAACATAATTCTATCTTCACGTGGAAACAAAGACGTTTTCCCCACATCAAGGATGCTGCCAAGATAACTGTTTTTTTGCAAATCCTCAAAGGAAAAGTCAGTCAAAAATCCCACTCGTCCTGTATTAATGCCCATTACCGTTGCACCAGTTGATACCGCAATGTCACTAGCATACAACATTGTACCATCGCCACCAATGGCCACGATAAGGGTATCCTGCGTAATGTCGCATTGGTCGGAGATGATGATCACTTGGTTTGTCGGCGACAACAACTGATTAACACTTCTGAGCTGCTTGCGGATTTCCTTTTCCGCTTCATCGACACGTTCAACATCCTGCCCGTTTACTTTACGGACGATATATACAGATTGAAATGCGGGCTTATTCATAATTACCTCAATTCTTACATTCATTAATTATGGGGTTATTGTCCAACATTTGTTTATAAAACACAACAACCATAAATATATTAAACAAGTTGCATCTCACTATCACAACGTTCATAAAAAGGATTATAATTATGTTACTCGACGGCATTACACTTACAAGCACTTCGGAAGTTCAAAACGTTCATGTTGAATCCGGCACGACTTTCCCTTTATCTCCAACTATCGGGCGTGCGTTTTATCTCACTGCCTCAGGTGGTGGTTATGATATTGGTTTTTACATTTACAATGGCACAGATTGGATCACTGGTGATGTAACAGGGGTTTCTGTTGGTACTGGTTTAACTGGTGGCGGCGTTTCCGGCAACATCACGTTAAACATCGACACCACCGTTATGGCAACAAAGGACTATGTAAACACTCTCGTTACAACTGGTGCTGTTTGGGTTGAGCCAATTGCAGCTAACGGTTTGGTTGGTGATAACCTTTCTACACCTCCTGGTTCTCCAGCAGTGCGCGATTCGTATATTGTTTTAGCTACCGGAACCGGTGCATGGACAGGACTTGACGGACATTTGGTAGAGTGGAACGGTTCCGCTTGGGTGGATTTGGGACTTGTTACAATTGGTATGAGAATTGGTTTATCTATGGAGTCTGTTACTACTTGTACAGGTTCCTTTGTCGGACACGATAACGAAATTGTTACTATTACAGGTGTCGGCCCTCTTACGTATTCATACACAGCACCCACAGATGGTATGTCTGTTTTGGTGAACACTGCTGCATCCTATGATGCGTATCATGCTTACTTCTACCAGGGGGCTACCTCGTCTTGGGTTGAGTTCGTTGGTCCACCAGTCGTCCAAACAATTCCATACGATATCAGTGGTTCTATTCTCGGTAAACCAGCTGGCGGTGCTGTTGTAACACGATTTGTTGCCGTTCGTGGTTTCAGTATTCCTGCAAACTGCACAGGTAGTGTTGGTAAAGCAGCAACAGCCGCAACCAATTCGACCACCTTATCCCTTCAAAAGAATGGTGTTCAGTTTGGTACAATGGTATTTGCTGCAAGCGGAACCGTCGCTACATTTACTGCATCCAGCACATCGTTCATCGCCGGTGACATCTTTACTGTTGTTGCGCCAGGTACCGCAGATACAACATTTGGTGATGCTGAATACACATTCGTGTGCACATTAGCTTAATCATCACACATTTTCAAGGAGCAGTAATATGTTATTAGATGGTGTAACTCTCGTAGCCGGTTCGGAAATACAGAACGTTCATGTAGAATCAGGCACTACATTCCCTGTTGGACCAGCTCAAGGTAGGATGTTCTATTTAACGACCGCGAGTGGTGGTAATTCTATCGGTCTTTATGTGTTTGATGGAACCTCGTGGATTACGGGGGACATTACAAGCTTGACAGCCGGAAGTGGTTTGACTGGAGGTGGTGTCGCGGGGGACATCAGCTTTGCTGTAGACACTTCTGTTATTGCAACCAACACGTCTGTTTCTACAGCCGTAGGTGTTGTTAGTGGTGATCTTGCTACTCACACTGCGGATGCAACAGTGCACTTGACATCTGCTCAAAACACTTTGCTAGATGGACTAAATGGTTCTTTGACGTCTGCCGAAGTTAATTATTTGGTGGGCGTAACGGGTGCTGTTCAAACACAAATCGATTCCAAAGTTGCAAAAGCTGGTGATACAATGACTGGTAATTTGGTCATGCAAGCCGAACAAACAATTACGGTACCAACACCAACTGGTGGTTTTACTGCTTCAAATGCTGTTAATAGAGCTTATGTTGATGCTCTTGCATCAGGATTAACGTGGTTAAACCCAATCCTTGATCCAGATTTGATGGATGATAGTTTGAGTGCACCTCCTGTATCTCCTGTTGTAAATGCCGTGTATTTAATTGGCGCCACTGCATCCGGTGCTTGGACGGGTCTTGAAGGACACGCTGTATATTGGTCGGGTACTGCATGGGTTGATATTTTGGGCCGGGTTGTTGCTGTTGGTGATCGTTTTGGTGTCACTATGGAGCATGGTTCGGGTACTGAGGGTGGTAATATGGCTACACACCATAACGACATTGCCCAAGTTACTAATGCAACCCCAGGTTCATATGCTTATACATTTACAACACCACTTTCCGGTCAAGCTACCTTTGTAAATAACGCATCATCACAACACTTCGGACACTCATACGTATACGATTCAGCTTCAATAGCGTGGATAGAATTTGGTGGTCCTAATGCAACCCCAGCAGGTGTTGGCTTGGGTTATACTGGTAATGTACTGAACGTTAATTTGGGTGCAGGTGTTGCTGAGTTACCAACTGATGAAGTTGGTTTAGATTTATATTCCGCCTCCGGGTTAATGTTAACAGTGGATGGTACAACTCCATCATCTGCAACTGCCGCACAACTTGCTGTAAAAGTGGATGGTACAACGTTAACTCGTTCAGCAAATGGATTGAAGGTTGCAGATGTTGGATATAATGTTTTCACAGCAACTGCTTCACAAACCGTATTCACATTCTCCGGATTTACCAATGTGGTTGGTTCACATCGCTTGATGGTATTTGTGAGTGGTATCAAACAATTGGAAAGTGCTTACACAGAGACTACTACAGATATTACACTATCTACTGGTCTTACTGCCGGTACATCTGTAGAAATCTACTTTAGATAATAGGAGAGTTTAATTATGTCGTTAACAACAATTTCATTAGATGTGGTACCAGCAGCACTAAAGGCATATGATATTGCTGGCAGTACTATTGGAAAACCAGCAAATGCAGCAACCATTGCAAGGTTTGTTGCAGTCCGTCCTTTCACTTTACCAGCCAACTTAACGGGTAGCTATGCAAAAGCTGGTGTAGCATCAACAGCCGCCGCATTATTCACTATCAATAAGAACGGTTCTTCCGTTGGCAATTTTACATATGGTATTGGTTCTGCAATCGGTGCATTTACGTTTGCATCTGATGTTTCGTTTGCAGCAGGTGATGTGTTAACCGTTGTTGGTCCAGGAACTGCTGATAGTACATTGTCCGATCTTCAGTTCACGTTTGCTGGTGTATTGGTATAAAGAATTCACGCTTAGGACCGTGATATCAGTAGAGGGATACTACTGAGAAAATCCCCACGAAAGTGGGGATTTTTGTTTATTGAGGTTGTACCTTACGAATAACTTTACGTGTTTTGTGATACTTTTTAACCACATGACGTTTTTTCTGTTGTTTTTCGATTTTGGGTGGCGGTTTAAGACTGTTTATACGGTCCTCTTCCATTCGTTTCATATCTTCCAGTAAGTTGTTGTAGCCCACAGTTGTACATTGATTATAAAAATTTGTATATGTGTCGGCAGGATTTTTTGTTTTAAGGTAAAAAGCTTCCTGTTTAATACGTTGAAATGGAAATGTGACCGCTACAGGTTCACCTGTAAAAGAATCAATATCCGGCAAGGTTACACCCATGTCGCGTAGAGTTGCTACACTACGTGCATATGCACCTACCTTATCACATTGAGTATCGATGTGTTGTTGTGGGAACCCAGCACATCCTGTTAGTAACACTACGATTCCAATCGATAGTAATTTTAACATACAGTTCTCCTATTTAATTAATAATGTGTCGTTTGAGCAACACGATTTTAATTTTTCATACACATCAGGCATGACGTTGATGCATCCATTCGTTATGGTTCTATCTCCAACATTTCCTGACATCAACCGGTCCATTCGGTGCTGCGTTGGATTTAACAAATAAACACGATGGATTGCATACCATTCTGTGGATGTTTCTTTAAATTGTAACACATCACCACCATAACCTCGTTGTTCTGTAATAAGTTGATGAATTTGAAATTCACCTTTTGGTGTATGTGTACCAATTAATGCTGGATAGCACGAATTAGCAAAACAAATTGTTGCTGTGATTAGATTAACTATAACCATAATACGATAAAAAGGGGGCAACCCCCCTTTTATTCTTTACCCTTCTTTACTGGAACCTCTTTATAAATCACAATTGGTACCGCCGGAACAGGCTTTTCCGTGACATGTGGTCGAATATACAAATATTCCCCCCGTCCAAGTTTTGGAGCCCAGTTGTAACTGTCACACTTCAACGTTGTTGACTCTTTCGCGCAATCAACATCGACAACACGAGGCCAAATTGTTGCAGCAGTAGGAAATCCAGGCATGTATTGTGGAGCATGGTACATACCATCCATCACTGGTGGGGCTTGTTCTACCCCAACTTCACCAGGAGTTCCCGAACCAAGCGGTGTGCGGACGATGCTAACATCTGTTGCTAATGCCACTTGAGAACATGCCAATGCAGCTAACAACGTCACTACCCTAATATCTTTTGTATTCATGTGCTTCTCCTTTTAGAAATAAGTCAAATCACTTATCGTCTTTGGTTGGGCACTTAAAACCAGTTTCTTCAAGAGCTTCTTTGTTGAGATCATCCATACACATACGGGCCATAGCCGCAGCCTTGAATCCCATATTCCACATTTCACGGGAGTTCTTCAACATTACACAGTTTTTGTCAGACCACGTAGAGCCGAGATTGATTCCGAATCCAGGAACTGAAATACCGCCACTAGACGAACCCATACAGGTATCATTGGAACTAGTTAATGCAGAGGCACTAACATCAGGTGTATTACGAATCGTTACTTTGCTGGGACTCGTAAAAGTGACATTTTGTGAGGCATTGTTGGAATTAGCGTTTGCGCCGGCGCCTACGGAACCGCCACTAACGTCACCAACTGTTGCATTGACGTCACCCACTTTGGCGGATGGAGAAAAGTTTCCGCCGCCATTACCAACAGAGGAATTTCCACTATCTTTAACGGACGAATTACCACCCGCGACGTTACCTACCGATCCACCTGCTCCACCAATACCAACTCCCACCCCAACTCCAAAGCCGGTTGCGGTCGAACTTGAACTCGATGATGAACTTGAACTCGACGATGAACCATTGGAACCGCCATTACAACTATTGCCTTGACAATAGTGAGTGTTGGTATGAGTGTTGGTTTTGGTATCACCATGTTTGCCGTTACCGAGGGGTTGGGTTGCGAAAGCCGAGCCGGAGACAAGCATAGCAGCTAATGCAACTGCAAGTAATGTTTTATTCATTTGTAAATCTCCTTTAATTGAAATTAATGGAAGACTCACGGTAATTCCCGCTGCCATTGAAGTTACTCTTTAGGCCGGTGAACTTTGTGCCCCAGTCTTTCGAACTGGTATACCCTTTACATGTATTCTTCTTGTTTTACTTACCCTTTCGCGGAATGCAAAAGGACAATATTAATATTGTATTTCCAATATCTTAAAAAGTCAACAGTCTATAATTGACCACATCTCACTGCTAATATAACTCAACAATTGCTGGAATCTGTTTTCTTTTTGTAGATTAAAAACAGGAATTTTGTAGTCGTCAGCAATTCGTATTGCTTGTCCAGTCCCACCCGTACCAACAGTTGTTTGTGATCCTTGTTCCACACCATCTTGTGTCCAACACACAACTAGTTTAACAGGGTCATTGAGATTGGGACCCAGTACTTGATACCCATTGCGTGCCATAAGTTTTCGTGCAAATGGTGGCAATATTTTCCAAGTGGGGTGATATTTTTCAGCTAAATCAAACGCTTCATCTGTAAGGTTATATAAAGAAGAGGTACTATTGTTAAATCCTCTTGATGGCAGATATATTTCTTTATTCCCACCAAATTGGTCATATGCAATCTCAAACGCCAGGTCGGCGCCGTCGGCGCCACCTGATCGCAACACCCAATTTCTTTTTGCTAACAAAGAAGAAATAGCAATAATCTGTTTAGTTGCGTGTGGAGGTGTAGAACGACTACCTATTCCAGCAAAACTTATAACACCGTTACTCATTTTACTACCCTTACGCCAATATCAAAATCACATTCTGTGCAATAAACGTGACCTTTCGTTCTCACGAGAGAATCATATCCATGAATAGGACAACAAAACAGGTCATGCCGCAGGTTTTCGTCCAATGGATATTGTGCTTCAGAGTATGGATACCCACAATCAGGACACTCCATGCGCATGCTTATTCTGTTACACATAATTAATCTTCGATATAAACGTGATCGATGTGGTGTAGAACAAACAACAACATAATACTCGATACCAACATCAACAGAGGATTGAACAGCCAACACACAAACGGAATAGAAAGATAATAGCTCCTCATACCAAGACTATAATAAGCACCGCCCCTATTAAGAACTCGTGACACATAATCACTGTCGATATACGGCGATTTACAGTTGACCAAATAACCTACGTGGTTGAACATTCGTACGGACAAAGTGAACATAAAGAAGGCGGTAAATAACGTGAACAACAACGGCCCAACCTTGAAAGCATGTAACGCTGAATGTTGAGACGAAACTGCAATTGCATCTGATACTGTGCCAAAGTGTGAAATGTTCAACACTCCAATTATCAACAAGATTGCTGTAGATGCTAAAAATGTCGCAGCCATTGTTGAATTTCGTAGTGTTTGCACTGCCAACACCTCAAAGTTATCGTGTGACATAATGGACCGAACCCACGCGGAACGGGCTTGAGTGGTAATAGTTTGGAAAGTTGAATATGATGGGTCTTTACGAGTTCGGACATAAACCACTATATGATATCCAGCTAACAAAACAATACTAATGGAAAATAAAATTAGGTTACGATAGTGTCCCCACACTACATCAATAACTGTTTTCTGATGCCGCTCAAACGTAATGACGGGTGGGGGCTGATTTTTACTTTTCATTAGAGTTTGAGCATATTCGCTGCCATTTTTAGCAGCAAGGCCAATCCATTTATCCGCCATCACAGCGTCGGGTTTGAGACCATATTCACCACTTTGATATGCCAAACCAAGCATTAACTGTCCTTTTCGATCGCCACTATCCGCAAGATTTTGCAAAACTGCCAGGTCAGATTTGTTAATATCAGCTTGATTTCTAGGTTCGAAAATATAAGCGGCTGTAATTACAGCAATCATTACAGCAATGAATGATAGAGTTTTAAGATGTTTCATTTTTTATCCTTTGTGTGTTTATTTTGGTTATTTTAAATCGTTCCAATTAACACGCACAAGCACGATGTGTAAATCCGGGCGAAATTGTGATGCCATTTTCATTAATGGTTCGTCGTTAATGAAATACAATGTTACTGGTGAGTGTGATGGGAATTTTGTAAGAACACACACAAAATCTACGGTATCCGCAATCACCACTCTCTTAGCGTCGTGTAACTCCAACATGGATGTATTTTCCATAGTGTCGAACACAACTTTTGGTCCATCTGTCCACTGTTTAAATGTGGATGGAGTGTAATCAATTGTTTTAATAATCGTAAGCAGTTCATCCATTATTTTTCACCTTTAGTCCAATATGAGTATGGAATGTAATCGATATTTTGGTAATTGTAGTGGCCTCTGATATATTGTCGGTTGTACTCATTTACAGTTTCTTGGTCTAACCGCGGATCATTAATGTGAGTGTTCAGTAGCTCCGCAATATGTATTCGTATTTGACGCAATTCGCGCATTTTGCGGGTATACTTGGGATTACCGTGTTCTTGTGTACCTCTATTCCGAGCATCCGCCAACTTTTTACGATAAATTTTATGCTCACGCAATTGTTCCTCTGTCATTCCCGATTTTTGCATCAAACGCCGCAATTCCTTAGCCTCTTCCTTATTCGGAATATGTTTACCTGTTACAGTTGCAGCATAAAACTTTTTTGCGGTAAGAAAACTGTCTTGTTCATCCATTTTAGTACTCCTTAACATGCAACAGCATATGCTGTCTGTGTTCTCTCACAAAATTCCCCAATATGTGTCAATTTTTTCAATAATATCACGAGCCTTATCAACATTAGAGTTGTGCATCAAATCGATTGTGACTCGTCGAGGATTGGTTCCTCCACCCACTCTATAACCATTCTCCGACAAAGCTTTGGTGGCCCGCATCGCCTGGAACTCATCTTTCACAAGGAAATCGTGCTCACCCCAGCCACTTTCGTGTACTTCTTCAAATATTATCATTAAGTTATCCTCACCACGCAACAGCATATGCCGTCCACGACCCATCAGCATTTTGTTCAGTTTCCCAACCCACTCGACGATTGCCACAATCACAACGCCTATCATCACCATCCCATCCTTGACAGTCATTGCCACCGTCCCAAACATCAGCACAGTTCCAACCAGAAAATTCAATGTATACTTCTTCTGCACATGCTTGCATACCAGCAGCAATTGCCTCTTCTTCAGTTAAACCATGATACATGTTAACATCCTTTATAAATAAACATCAGACACAGATTCACTTATAACTTCATCATCTAACAGCACCTTTACGGTTGTTTCGATACGCTGTGTATCAAAATAAAGGTCTGCAGACCCGCGCATCACGCTGTTAATCTCAATTTTCAGGTTGTTGCGAAGATATTCTATTACCTCGATAGCTTCAGAACTCAACATAACTAATTCCTCACATTTGATTTATGAAATCAATTATACCCACATTCACACTCATAGGCAACAAAAAACCACCCGAAGGTGGTTTTTTGATGGTTTAGTTAATTACATAGTGCTGTTTGCTCGCACTTCATCGAACGTATATTCCCTAACAATTTTTCCATTAACGAATACAGTTTCAAGTGCATCAACCACTCCAGGTGTTTCAATGTCAGAAAAATACCCACCATCTTCACTCTTATACAGAGTAACACGCCCCTTCTTCGACCGCTTGCCAACATCGGTAACAGGATCCTTATACACATCAACCCAGTTTCCATCAATGCACGCTGCAGACGTTTTCATCGCAAATTTCAAAGTGTCGCGGTTTACCTGTTGAAGCAGTGCTCCACCCATACCAAAAGCAACGTTGTCAGCACTATATCCAGCAAACTTCAATGTACGAAGAATCGATTTAATGCTACCCTCATTGATTCCATCGCCCTGAATAACACGTACTACCGGATTAAGAACTTTATATCCCTTCTCATTCACTGTTGATCCAAATGCAGCATCAAGTGCTCGGACAACCTCACACACGACCGAAGCAGGATCACCACTATCGGGGCGAATAACAACAGTAGCACCACTATCAAGCACTTCTTGTTTCAGTTCTTTACCCCACAGATTTGTGACGGCATTGAGAATGTCGTACGAATCACTAACAGCCGCAAACATCTTGCCTTTGCCACCAAACTGTTTAATCATGTTGCGGTAAGCATCAACCTCGTTTTTACGACCCCACGACGTGTAGGAGCTGTGTTCACCAGCCGGAATCGAGTAACCAGGCATACCAATTGCATTGTAATATTTCTGTGCAAAACGAATACCCGATACAGTGTCCGACCCCATAAAGTTGACCAAGTGGGCAGCGCCGCCAATACCAGCACTTTCAAAGGAACTAACGCCACGGGCGCCAAAATCATGCAGTTTGAACGACAGACCTGCAGGATCACCAGTCTCTTCTAATGCTGCACGAATCACTTGCTTGATGCTCCAACTATTGGTAGCAACAGTCGTACCATACCATACAGCACGAAGAATTGCAGGCTCGATATACGACGTCAGCCAGAAACATTTGTCGTCAGTGTTTTCAACGGTAACAAGTACGTTTTTTGTACCGAGGACCATACCTTCAGGAACGGCACGGACAACAAGAGGTAGATAACCAGCGTATTTGTCCACAATATACTGCCATCCGGCTCGGTTAAACGGTTCACCGTGAGCAGCGAAGAATTCATCAGCTTCTTCAATCATCTCTTGAGTGACGGGCTTTGTCAGATATTCCTTTAAGAAAATTTGAAGACCGAACATAACGGTTTTGTCATATTCGCCGCCTCGAGACTCAATGTAAGAGAACACTTTGGTGGTATTGGGTGGATATTGAAGAAAGTGTGATGCTTTGTATGAATCAGTATTAAGAATAATGTTTGTTTCCATGATAAAACTCCTTTATCAAAAATTATACAAACCGTCTATCAGTTTGTTTGGTACTACAAAAATTAACGAGAACGGTCCACCGGACTCGCTTGTTTAATTGTTGCTGTGATTCCACTGAACGTCGGATCGCCAGGGCCACGATCATACATATCGTACGAACGCATTGTTGCGTTAAATTTGATGTCAATATCAGACAGGCTTACGTCGATATTATATTTGTCGCGAAGTAAATTGAAGACAGCTTCTTGGACGAGCTTGTGTGCATCAGCCTCCGAGAAATCAAACGTCATCTTGGTATTAATATTCATGTTAAGCTCCTTAACAAGTTATGAAGGTGAAGGGTCTATCCCTCCACATGTTATTTAATATTATAACTAATAAAATATATAAGTCAACACTTATTTTAAGCGTAAGTATCAATTCGACCTTTTGGTACTGGTTTCTTCTTCACATCAGGATCATTTTCTGTCTTAACAATTCGTTTAACTGGCTGAACCTTTGTTGTTGACGATTTGTCTAACAACTTTGTGATGGGTGAAACAAATATTTCTCTTAACAACATATAATTCCTTTGCGATTGTGTATCTTTATATTTACACAAATAGATCAAAGTTCACTTAACTGACGGTCAATATCAGCGATTTGTTCGAGCAAATCTCGTTTTTGTTTTTCAAGTTTGGTACGTTCCCAAACTTCATCAGGCTTCGAAATTTTAATCAGTTCAAAATCTCCGCCTGCCCCCCATTGCCAAAAACGTTCCATTTCTACGGCCATATCGATAATGTCGCCTAGACGACCTTCAAAATAGCCAAGTGATGGTTGATAGTGCGGTCCGTGAAGATCACAATTGGGATCTTCCCCCTTAACATGCCACAATCCATAGTCATCAAGATCATATTTTTGCAGCAACTGCCGATAATTCCACGAAACAATATATTTGTCTTTTGCTTTTGAGTCCATAAGGAAATCCTCCTAATGATTTGAATGATTAACGTCTATCGTTAATCATAATAATACACTAATACTTATTTATGTCAACTATTTTTGAAACTTCCTATTAACATTTGTGTTTTAACAACACCTGGGGACACTTCCCTCGTGTAGTGGAATCCGTCTGGATCCAATTCCAATATTTTTTGGCCGAGAATTCGTTCCGCTTGAGTGTTAGGTATTGGTTTGCCACCTAAATTCAACATCACCTTTTCCAAATTGCCACTAAACTCACCCCACGATTTGTTTCCTGTGATATCATCCGAAAGAATAGCCTTCAGCGCATTTTTTCCATCTCTTGTATCGTTATGAAAAACTAATCGAACTTTATGACCACTGCTATTACGATAGATTACTCCAGCAACGATTTTACCATCAATAAACGACACCTTCCATACTCCAGGTGTATTGATTAAATTGTCTAAATTTGCACCACTTAATCCCATTCCTGAACCATATTTGTCGTATGTATTTTGCAATAACTGCCATACATAACTGGCATAACGCTTTCGTTGGGTAGGTGTTACAAGATTTACAAAGTTCTCACACAGAATTTCGTATATTTTCATGTGGCATTTACCTAATATTGATTTAATATCAATATTTATGACATCATGTCTGTCAAATCTCGTCCGTTTAAATAAGTAATCAAAAAATCGTGAAGATTGTATGTGACACCATCATACCCAAGGATAATATCAGGTGGTATGACCGATTCAACTACCACCATACCTGTGTTTAACATCCAAAATGCAGGGTCTCTGGGTGCAAGTTTGATTATATCTCCAGCATTAATAATAACTTCATACATTTTTATAAACTAAATCATTCATAATGTGATGTACAGTGTCCACATTTTTTCCGTATACATTATCAACTTCGAAGAAAGGTACACCTGTATCGATTAATAATGCTCTCAAATCCTTATCAATTTGAATGGCCTCATTCTCATCTTGATTTCTGCCAACCGTTTCATACGGAACCCCGCGTCGAATAAGAACGTTGATGTTGTTGTACGAATTGTATGTGTCCATCACATAATCAAAAAATGATGGGGGGAAATCTTTTGGCATATACATAAACCCTAACAACAACGATGTATCGGCAACAATATAATCTACCTGACCCACCAAACGTCGAAAACGGTTATTTTGTTTACTGAAGATGTAATCCTGTTCTGTCAACATGTGGTGACGACCTTCAAAGGTATAATCCTTTGCGACTTCAGGCACATACTCAACCTTCCCTTTTTGGGCGAGTGACATATAGTAAGCAAGACCAAGTGCAGTAGTGGATTTACCAACGCCTGGTCCACCCAACATATTGATTATAGTAACGTCTTTGTTATTCGAATATGGTAACATTTCATCTTCCTTTATAAGTTGTGCATTTGCTTGTCGTAATAATATCGTGCAAAATCACAAATCTCTGCTGCTTGTTGTTTTGTACATATGATAACACGTGTACACGGATCGGTAATTAGTTGTCGATCCATCAACCATTTAATCATTCCGGAATTAGGATCCGCACATATACCAATATGCACAGACTCCAAATCGTTTGGTTCGGTGAGGGAGTTGTTCATGGCATCACAGGCGAAGGTATTTCACCTCTCGTAACACACGGCAAGTTAGAAACATCAGGGGTTACGCTTGTAAACACTTCTTCCCCGTCTTTGGCTGCAAACAATGCGGTATTGTTATCAAGACTGTATATGGTCCAGCCACCTGAAACCATTTGCCAACCAGTCAGTTTATCTTCGGGTCCAACATCAGGAAATTTAACCAACAAAACATATTTGTCTCCAGATGATGGATTGTGAATACCCCAGCACGCCTTTTCAGAGCGCTTGTAATAGTCCAGTGCTGCTTTTGCGTATATTAATCCTTCAGTAAAAGGATCGGCCTTTGTTGTGCTCCGTGACGCTGTGTCTTCTTTTTTCGTACAACCCAACACCAAAAATACTATTAGTGCAGAAACCATCACATGTTTTTTCACAACAAACTCCTCAATTAGTGATTAATAACATAACAGCGCGACAACAAAGCCATGATAACTTTGTTGTTATAATCTCCACAACGACCATTAACTAATTCGGTTGGGGTAACCCATTGAACGTTAATATCTCGTTCCATTTGAGAGGCTGCTTCCGATTCGACGGTATGAACGTATCTAAATGTTGTTACGTGATAGCCTCCATCATCAACACCTTCATACAACTGAATCAATTGTCCACGTTGTGTAACCAATCCAGTTTCTTCCTGTAATTCTCGTATTGCTGCATCAATGGGTGTTTCACCGTCTTCAAGCTTTCCACCAGGGAGACCAAAAACATCATATTCGCCCCTAACAGATGCAGCGAGAATCTTACCCTCTCTGTTAAAGACTACTACACATGCAGCATTACGAGTTTCACCATTCATTAAATTTGCCCAAGAAAATATTGAATTATGTGATAATGATCCTCAAAACATTTCGATTCGTCAAGCTCATTTAGAGGAATCCATTTTGCCTTTTCGGCATCATCACTACCTTTAACTTTTGGGAGGTCACCGGGCGGTAGTTCTATGAGATACGCATGTGTGATTGTGCGCCCACGAAGAGACCTGTTGGGTGTATCAAACACATGAGATGTTTTGACACTACCACGGAGAACTGCCTCCGGTACTTTAATTTTAGTTTCCTCGCGAAGTTCACGAATTGCCGCGTCAAGCAGCCGTTCGTTTTGATTAACAAATCCACCCGGCAATGCACCAAGTCCACGACCTGGGGCGGCTCGACGTTTAATCATCAGTACATGTCCGGACTGAACAACAACAGCATCAGCAGTAACAAAAGTTGGAGCATACGGTGCCCTATCCCATGAGTTTTTGTAGGCTTGAATATAAAAATATTCTTCCTCGAGTACATAAAATCCTGGCGTTTTCATCCAATCAACGATATAGCTCTCGACAGCTTTTGAAACGGTTGGGTACACATGTTGTTTAACAGCAAACATTTCTTCGCGAATTTGTGTGGCATTTATACCTTGAAAATTAGGTACTTCAACAACACTCCATTGTGGAAACAGCTTTAGATAAAAGCTACTTTCGTCTTTACTGTGACCAATAATACCTATTTTGTGAGGGTTGGGTACGGCTATATAATCATCTTCTGCAATAACACTATCAATAGTGTTTTGAATATCACGAACCCACTTTTGGTCATTGTATGGTTTATCTTTAGCCGCGACAACAACATAATTGGTATGTGAGGACCCCATCGCAGCAAGAATCATTTGCTTGCGCTCGACAAAATTCCATGGGTTTTTAATGGTTCGTGGTTGGTTAGTAGAACCAACCACGACAATGACTTTTTCGGCCATTTCACACGCCTGTTTGAGCACTGCTTCGTGACCATTGTGAAACGGTGAAAAACGACCGATATAAATTAGATAATCAAACTTTTTCATAATAGAGCTCCTCTATCAAAATTGTAATACGAAGTCTATCTTCGTATTTTATTACTACAAATATTACATCATAATTATATTACACTAAACCATTAATGTCAACTTCAGTGTTCAAGCCACTGCCAGTCTGTTGTGTTATGAAAATTACCATCAAAACAATGTTTAACTTCGTGACCAAGCGTCATCATACTTTCGGGTGTGTCGTCAGAATATACATAACACACATTATCTTTCCACCCATAACACCCCAAGGCTCCTGGAATGGGAAAGATAAAACCAATAACTCTTGAACACACAATTGGAATATCATCCTCTTTAACGCGAATCCACCGTATTATAACGGGTGCATTTTTGTCCATTTGTTCTGGTGTTTGTTTACTACCTCTTATAATAAGGTACTTGGAATCAAAAGAGTCGCAGTCACCTTTACCTGCAAAGATGATTGCGACTATGATGAATACTGTTAGTAATGTTACTTTTACATAATCCATGTTGTTCTCCCCACCCCAAATACGTATTTAGGGTAAGGGAGAACGATTATGGATTATCGTAGTTTTACGGGACTCGACTCTTTACCAGTTTTGAATGCGTTGTCAGCATAATCGTTGGTAATAGCCTTGTACTTTTCGAGGTCAATACGAGGATATCCAGCAAGATGCATCCACATACCCTTCCACACATAACCAAGATTGGTGCTGTATGCACGTTTGGCATCAATCAAGCGAGTTTGAGACATTTTAAATTCATCGCGACCAGCTTCAACAATTTGTTGAATTTTGCGATAAAGTTGTGGATCAACAGTAGGGTTCTGTTCTTTTAACCACTGAAACGTTGCCTTGCTACCATCAGCACCATAACGACCACTCAATGCTGCTGTGACCACTTCCTTCAAGTCATCTTTCATCATGGTGGGGACTTGGGCTGCTTCTTGCACCTTTTGGGTGTATTGAGCAAGGATGTTCTGGTTGTTTTCCCAAATTGCCTTGATCTCATTTTCTGCGGTGTTACCGTAATTGGCACTGCTAATATATGACGCAACTGCTATAAATATAATTGAGACGATTACACCAACAATCGACATAGTTGTTACGGTTTTTGAATTCATTATAAATCTCCAAGAGGTTGAAATTAACTACACAATAACTATACAATAACAAAAACAAAGAGTCAACAATCGTGCCAAGAAAAAATACAATAAACGATATTCAAAGTAAGTTAGACACTAAATGGGGTAAGAACAATTATGTGTGTCGCACATACACAAATCTCGATGTTGAGGCATTGTTTTATTGTACGTTACACAATGAAGAATTTTTATGTATCCCAAAAAATGCTTTTTGGGGTAAAAACATTTCTCCTGGTTGTAACAAATGTAATCTAAAGAACAAACGACAATCACACGCATTTACAACACAGGAGTTTATCTTTCAGGCCAATAAGGTACATTCAAACAAGTACAATTATTCCGACGTTGTTTATATAAATGCGCACACAAAAGTAAAGATTGGTTGTGAGAAACATGGTCCCTTTTTCCAATTACCAAATAACCACACGTCACACAAGCAAGGATGTCCGGTTTGTAAGTGTTCTAAAGGAGAGACAATCATTGAAAGTTGGTTGTCGTTGAATAATATTCCATATATCCGTCAAAAAACTTTTAATGGATGTGTCAATAAACGACAATTAAAATTTGATTTCTATATACCATCTCACAATCTCTGTATTGAGTTTGATGGTGAGCAACATAGTATAGTTGGCAAATTCACCAAACACAAAGACAAAGCCCAACAACTATTTGATTATATACAAAGTAATGATCGCACCAAAAATGATTACTGTAATCAAAATAATATTGGAATGTTACGAATTCCATATACAGAAATTCGTAACATATTCAAAATTCTTGACGATCACTTCAATATCTTCCGTAACGACCTCTGAAACGACTGCGTTGCGAGATGATGCTGTTACTCGTTAAATCAACATCATAAAACTTAAAGAATACTGATAAACCAATACTACCAAAAATAGCAATTGCAATAGCAATGTAGAGTACCCAATCAGGTGGCATAATCTCTTCATCAAGATACTTGAAATCCCGCATATGTTTCCGCGCAAAAGATTTGGCTACATTACTACCAATAACACTCAATACTTGTTGTTCATTAACTGTTTTCAAGTCCAATAACGCATCACGAAGTTGTACTTTAAACAACTGATTGTCTGTCCAACTAACAACACGAACCCATTCAATATTAGGATAATTTGGGGTACCAAGAATTACAACAACATCATTCTTTTTAGCACCTTGCCATTTACCTTGTAAAGCATACTCGTAGGTTGGGTCATTAACGTTAGTGATTACCACAATAACATTCACTTGTTTTGCCGGACCAAGTTCACGTAACATCAACGCAAGATCATAATTCCAACGCTTGAGGTCAGGAACATTTACACCAACAGGTAATACACGGTCGAGGTATTGGTAATCATACACTCCAGTTGGATAAGGAGGAACAGATGATCCCCACTTACTCAACGCCTGTTGGTTGTGATTAAACAGACTTTCAGGAACAGCCTTCACATAGTTAGTAAAGGAGTGTTCGAGAGCTACTGGCTGGCCAGGCTTAACCGCAGTCCAACGAGGAGGTTCATCAGAACCACGGCGGTCAATACGATTAATGGTAAAATCACCAGCTGTGCTATGTACGTCCCAATCCCAATCATTGGTGTGTTCGTAACAAATATCACAACTCGTTCCGTTTTTTGTTGAGCGACAGTGACAGGAATAGGAATGTGAGCAAGGAACGCTGTTTTGTTCTTTACTTGTAACTTGACCATTCCATATTTCCGTATCAGCTGTTTGCGAATTCTTTCCAAGAAACCAAATTGCTGACACAATAATAACAATAAGAAACACGTTGAGGAACATTTCCTGCCACGTGACATCAGAGTTCCACAAACGTTTAGCAATCCACGGCCAGATAAGAGGGAAAGCAAGAAGAATTAAAAAGTTTTCCATAAGGGGACCTTTAAGTTTAATGAATTCACATTCTACATTATTCTTAATAAAGGTCAACAAATTTGTGTGTTGACATATTTGTAGTTTTGGTGTAATTATATCAAATATTGTCAATCTCGAAACATTTAAAATGTTCCCATAAATACATACAAAAATTGAGAGGAACATGTAAAATGACGAAACCAATTATTGTGGGTGAACGAAGAAACAATCTTGAATTTGTTCACAAATTCAAAGATGGTTCTTACACAAAATATAAATGTTTGTGTTTGGATTGTGGTAGAGATACAATAATACATGCTAATAATTTTGGTAAAAACAAAAATTGTGGTTGTACGAAAAAAAACCGTAGCAGAAAGGTGGGTGATGTTAAGAACGGACTTACTATTATAGAAAAGTTGTATAAAGGGAACGTTGTTACCAAACTAAAGTGTTATTGTTCACATTGTGGTAACAACGCGGCAATTATTCCATATACTATGTTTGGAAGACAACAGAGTTGTGGTTGTTTTGATGTAAGAACACATAAAAATCATCCAAACTTTAAAGGATATGAAGGTATCTATAGTGAAATGTGGAAACAGTTACATTCCAATGCAACGAAACGAAATTTGGAATTTACCATAACGATCGAATATGCGTGGCAGTTGTTTATAATGCAAAACAAAAAATGTGCATTGAGTGGGATAGAAATACAAATGTGGCCTGGTTCACATTATTTAGAACGTAGTAAGGGTACCGCCAGCCTGGATAGAATAGATAATAAATTAGGATATGTTGTTGGCAATGTTCAGTGGGTACACAAAGATGTAAATAGGATGAAATCGGACTTCTTGCAAAGTGAGTTCATAACATGGTGTATAAGGATAGCAAAAAATGAGAATAATTGAAGATGTAAAATTAGATTTTTCAGATGTGTTGTTGTTACCAAAAAGATCCTCTTTAACTTCTCGTAATGAAGTTAATCTGGAACGTGTTTTTAAATTTAAACATTCCAATAATATTTTATCCGCGATCGGGATTATCGCCGCCAATATGGACGGCACCGGTACGTTTAGTATGGCAAAAAAATTGGCCGAACAAAAAATGCTAACATCATTACATAAACACCACGATGTTGATGAATTGGTGCAGTTTTTTACAGCAAATGAAGCCATACTTCCTTATATATTTTATTCAATTGGTGCAAATGAGAGAGATGTGAATAAAATGAAACTCACGTATTCAAAATTGGGGTCTACTCCCACGAACATTACCATTGATGTGGCAAACGGATATGCTGAATCCTTTATACGTTTCGTGAGCGAAATACGTGATTTGTATCCTGATGCAGTAATTATGGCGGGCAATTGTGTTACGCCGGAGCTGGCCGAACAATTAATACTGTCGGGGGCTGATATAGTAAAGACCGGTATAGGGAGTGGGGGGCAGTGCACAACACGAATTGTTGCAGGTGTAGGTTATCCACAATTATCTGCTGTTATCGAAACTTCTGATGCGGTTCATGGGCTTGGTGGACATTTGTGTAGTGACGGTGGATGCGTTGTTCCTGGTGATGTGGCAAAGGCATTTGGTGCTGGCGCGGATTTTGTAATGTTGGGGAGTATGTTAAGTGGTCATGATGAGTCCGAGGGTGATATTGAAGGTGTAACAATACGCTATGTTGGTACCTCTGTAAACAAGGCGGTTAATTCCCAGCAAGCAAACTATACTTATTTGGTAAAAAACAGCACATCTGGAATACTAGTGCCGGTTTCTGAGGCAGATATAGATAATCTCTCACGCTGTACCAAAACATCAGATTCACTATATCAGAAGTATAAACAGTTGTTCGAAATAACCATTCCTGCTGACCCAAAGATGGTTTTTTATGGAATGAGCTCCAAAACAGCACAAGATAAACATAATGGGGGTGTTGCTGATTACCGCGCAAGTGAGGGGCGAACAACATTAGTGCCTTATAAAGGCCCTGTACAAAACACAATGCAGCAGATTTTGGGTGGTATTAGAAGTGCTTGTACATATTGTGGGGCTAGAACGCTAAAGGAACTACCCAAACGAGCAACCTTTGTGAAAATTAACAGAACCCACAACACAGCATTTGAAAATAATACCATATCGTATTAGGGTGATAGCAAATGAGTTTGACTCTTAAAGAAATAGTACAAAAACTGCAAGGTGCGTGTCGCACAGAGGACGAAATGATAGCATATGAGATTGGTTTTGCTCATGGTTATGATATGAGTCCAAAAGAAACAGAACTAACACCTCATCATATACAAGAAGCGTATAATGAAGGATATGAACGAGGATACAGCAAAGGTGGTCCTCATATTTAAAGGAGTGAAATGTGGCGACAATAGAAAGAGTGTTGATAATTGATTTCTTGGATTTGCCAAGAGAACAACAGGAAGAAATTCAAGGCTTTGAAGCATTTGGTAATGATAGGGTTTTGAATTATACATCAGAGATGGCACCTACAGGAAATGAATTATGGTCCGATATTCTATCCCATCAGGCGATTGAGTCGTATTGGGAAGATCAATCAGCAACTAATAACTATAAAGGCACTCTACCCGAGTTCATTGTAGATTACGGGTTAACATTTGATGTTTGGTTGTTGGCTCAAGATTTTGATCTTGCTGTAACAAAAATACTTGTACAAATTTGTTGGTAATAAAAAGGGGCCATTGGCCCCTTTTTAACTTCTATACTTGATTCCTTCTTTCTTCTTAATCAATCCATATGCAGCTTTAACAACACCCTTATGTAAGGGACGGCCGGTTGCAACATATTCATCAATGGTCATCCATTTAGTAGCACCAGTTTCAAAATGTGGATCTCCAAAATCATCAGGGTTTGCGATTTTACACACATAGAAGAAATTCTTTTTAAGAAACTCTCCCAAATACCACAACTTCATGATGTTGCTCTCACGAAGCCCCAATTCTTCACTACCTTCACGCAATGCTGCTTCCTTTGCATTTTCACCTGGATCAATTCTTCCTTTACAGCACTGGAAATCGGCGCCGCCGAAGCGTGGGTCCGACGGCAGCATAAAGTACATTTGGACTTCACCATCCTTGATGTAGTACGGAATTATGCCTGCTCTTGATATGCCATCTGATAAGAATCTAGATTGTTCATTTATGATATCATCTACTTTCATGTTATTCTCTTATAATCGTTTAAGATATTTATACAAGTGTATCTTACACTTTAACCGAAGTTATATCAACATGATTGTTTAGCATCGTAAAGGATACGTTATAAAGCCAATTCAGCCTTTCTTAAAGGGCGTCTAATTGTGTAGGTTACACCTTTGTTGTATTTTTCATTCCATTCACCAAATGCCTTAACAGCAGGTTTTTTCAAATCACTCGTCGCAAAGATTTTTTGTTTATCACCTGTTGTTGTGTGAGTTACAGCCCCCATAGCTTTGACGGCACGAGACCATTCACTAAAGTCATCGTATTCTTTTGCAACACCCTCAAATAGTTCGTCAAGTTTCATACTTATGCTCCATCCAATTCGTTAGCAATGTCTAATTCATATGCACGATTCTTCCAACCACGCGCAAACACTGCAAGTTTAGGATTGTTTGCAATCAATCTTTGATAAAAACCATATTGTTCATCACAAATGTTGTTTAACAACAACTGCTCTGTATCATCAGTACAAGCATTAAGTGTGTGAATGGAAGCAGGACCCAACACTCCATCAACCGTTAAACGTAGGCTAAAAGCCTTATTTAGTGCAGTTTGTGTGATAATATGTGCACGCTTAGCACCCATGTTAACGGACATATCAAATATTTTAGTGGCCACAGTTTGGTCGTCAATGTTTCCATAATGAAATTTATCCCACCAAAAGGTTTGGTACACCTTTTTGGCATCATCAATGGTCATGTTTTTGATATCTTCAGCATCAACATCCCCATCCCCATCAAAATCACCAACTTCGGGATGATCTACAAGAAATCTCAAACTCACCCCGTAGTTGGTAGCACCTCCTGGATCATTAGGATTATTAACCCAACCACCCTCATGTTTTAAAATAAATGGTATTGCTTTATCAAACGTAGCCATAATAATATCTCCTATAATATGAACTATTTATATGACACCAATGATTAAAAAAGCCATCTCGAAAGATGGCTTTTCTTTTCTGGGCTAATATTACTTAGCTTTAACTTGAGAGAACTTTTTGCCCACTACCTTTGCAGATTTAACAGCACCTCTCATTTTTGCAACATAAGCTTTTGCAGAAATTGCATCTTTAAACACCTCGATGTTCTTAACAGGTACCTTTTCTGTGAAACATTCGGTAATAACCAAATACACATCAGCATCCTGTTCACCTTCAACAACGATTTCGTGGGAAGGAACACCAGCGATTTGACGATACTGCTCAAGAGACTCTTCAACTTCCTTGGAAGCTTTCTTAACAGCCTTCTTCTCTTCTTTTTTGTCTTCTTTGTCAATCTTTGCTTCTTCGCTCTTGCTTAATTTAGTTCCCATCTTAGCGAGTTCCTTTTCAGCTGGCGAAAGATCATCTTCCTCATCATAAGCCTCAACAAGAGCATCAATTTCTTCATCAGAATATTCAACTCCTTCATGGGCTGCCTTTTTCCACATAACGGAAGCAGCTACCTTTTCGCCAGCTTCTTTAGAACCATATCGTTTTGCCGCTTTAGCTGCAATTTTTGCAAAGTTTTTGCCTTTACTACCAACGTCTTCACCTTTTTTTGCAGCTTTGACGACAGTGGATTTTTCACCTTTGGACATCCCAGCTGATGGTGCAGCTTCTTCAACCGTAATGCCTGCAATTCTTCTAATTTCGTTCAAGTCCATGTTATATCTCCTTTGATAATGATGACCAATAAATGTATTTATCGTGTAGGCGACAACGAGTTGCGATTTCGTATAAATAATTTATGAATCATTCACCAAAGGACTATAAACATGCCACCACTTATTGTATTGCAACCATATATCCAAGCACAACAAACGTACCTATCACAACACAGCTTGCGCTTTAACAGTAATGATCTTTCTTATATGTCAAGAGCATTTGCTCCAAGCGGAACAACTGCTACGTTTTCTTTTTGGATTAAACGGACCACCCTTGGTACTACACAATCACCCTTTGGTTGGTCAAATGGCTCAAATGTATCATTTAACATCCTATTCAGCGCGAGTGACCAATTAGACCTTGCCAGCTATTCATCTGCATACAACGCAAGAAAATTAACCAATCGAGTTTTTCGTGACGTTTCCAGTTGGTATCACATCGTTTGTGTAGTTGATACAACTAACGCAACGGCGGCTGACCGAATGAGAGTGTATGTAAATGGTGTAAGAGAAACCTCCTTTTCCGCCTCTGTTGACCCATCACAAAATCTATCAACAGCTTTATCATCAAATGTAACTTGGGGTATTGGTGGAACAACTGGTGTAAACATCAATTATATAAATGGATACTTGTCAGAGTTTAACTTCATCGACGGTCAAGCTTTGACGCCATCAAATTTTGGCGTAACCGATTTTGCAACTGGACAGTGGAAGCCCATAACATACACAGGTACTTACGGCACCAGTGGTTTCTATCTACCATTTAATGATGGTACGTCAACAACCACACTTGGTTACGACAGAAGTGGTAATGCTAATAATTGGACATTGACAAACTTCAGTATTGTCCCTGGCGTCAATAACGACTGGTATCAAGACACACCAACAAATAATTTTTGTACACTGAATCCTCTGCAACAGGGAACATACGCCCCAACTATCAGCAATGGTGGTCTAAACGCTTCGGGTACATACGGCCAAGCTAATGCGACAATGGCTGTTAGTACAGGCAAGTGGTATTTTGAATATGTAGCGACAAGTATTGGAGCTCAACTCGCGGGTGTTGGTATTGAGGCAGGACCTGTAACTAGCCCAAATATTCAAAGCTCTGTTGCTTATAGCTACACGAATAACGGTAATAAGTTTGTTCGTGCTTCAAACACCACATATGGTGCAACTTGGACAACCAACGACATCATTGGAGTTGCTTTTGATTTGGATAACCATACAATTGAGTTCTTTAAGAATGGTGTATCACAAGGCGTTGCTGCTTCCGACATTACCACCGGATTGTATTATTCACCAACAACTGGTGCTGGGGGCACCGCTGGCACTAATGTGTTCTATATAAACTTCGGTCAACGTGCATTTGTGTATACCCCACCAACAGGATTTAAACCGTTGTGTACAAGTAACCTTTCTACACCAACAATTGTACAAGGTAATATTCACTTTGATGTTAAGACGTACGTTGGTAACGGAACATCAAATTCAGTAACTGGGTTAAACTTTCAACCGGATCTTGTATGGGGTAAGTCAAGAAGCTTTGTTCAATCTAACGGTTTGTATGATTCAGTAAGAGGTGTACAAAAAGCCTTATATTCAGATTTGAATTACGCCGAAACGACAGATGTTAATGCTTTAACAAGTTTCAATACCGATGGCTTTTCACTGGGTAGTTCAGCTAGCCTTAACCAAAACAGCTCAACATATGTTACGTGGAATTGGAAAGCTGGCGGAGCGGCAGTAACTAATACAGATGGTGCTATAACATCTCAGGTTAGCGCAAACACAACTGCGGGGTTTTCTATTGTTACATTTACAGGTAATGGTGCCACCAGTACCTCAGTCGGCCATGGCCTGGGCGCCGCACCAAAACTATATATGATCGCACCAAGAAGTACAACGGGTGGTTTTGCTATGGTACACACACTTGTGGATGGAACTGTGGATTATATGTTTTTAAACTCGCCAAAGGCCAACGGAAACGCTACACAAACTGTTCCAACATCAACAACATTCAATGTTCGTGCGGATGCTGCTGAGAATGCAACAGGTAGACTTAACGTGGTTTACTGTTTCGCAGAAGTTGCTGGTTTTTCTAAGTTTGGTAAATACACCGGTAATGGTAATGCTAATGGACCATTTATTTACTGTGGATTTAAACCAAAATACTTACTGGTGAAAAGAGCGGACGCGTCTGCGCACTGGTACGTAACTGATGGCGGTCGCGATACCATCAACGAAGTTCAGACATTCTTATATCCAAGTTTGTCCAACGCTGAATCTATTGGTACGGCTGGCTCATACAGGGAAGACTTCCTATCCAATGGATTTAAAGTAAGAGGTACTGGTGCTGATATTAACGCATCGGGGGGTACATACATCTTCATGGCCTTTGCAGAAAGCCCGTTTGTGTATAGTAATGCAAGATAAATCGTTTTAAAGAAACGCGCCGCCCCTTTGTGATATATACGATATAACATATATTACAAAGGAGTGAGTACATGAATGAAATAACAGAATTAACAATCGAAGACTCGGATAATATTCTCAAGGAATTGGAGGATGCCTTCTTCGATATTCCATTCGATAATTCAGCGTTTCAGACAGAAAATTTTATTATTGCTGCCCAAATCACCCCCGAACGAGCATATCGTGCTATTGGCCTTCGGATGAGTGAGAAATTACGAGCACTAAACGAAGCCAAATATAATCGCATGAAAGAAGACATTGATATTGAAGAACTGCGCGAAAAACTAACTTTATCTGATGTGAGTAAATGGGACAAACGGAGAGCTGAAGTCGATATTCAACAAAAGCTTGAAAATCGGCAGTTTTCGAACAAATTAATAAACGATGCACTCGCTGAGCTATCAATATTATACAAACATTTTAAGGCATTGCCAAAATTCACAAGAGAACAGTTTGAACAGGGTGAAAAACTTCATTTTGAACAAAAATTGCAACGACAATTAATTGGTGTTAGTGGTGCAAGAGAATCTCTCGCAAACATGACAGATGATATTAGGGCGATTGTATCATACGAACACAATATTGCTGCACTCTCATCAGCTCCCACAACCGACGAATTACGTGACTGTCTCACGGATATCAATCTCATCGTTGCCCAAGAGCAAAAATAATGTTGTGACGTAATGGAACAAAAACCAAAGAGAACAGGCGGGCGCCCACGAGGTGAGTTTGTTTCTTTTGAAGAAGCGCGCGAGTGGGTCAGTCGCCTCAAATTAAAAAATTATAAAGAATGGTTAAAATACGCGAAGCGTAGGGTTCCTCGTGGTAAACGCAGAGGACTAAAATATAAACCCAAAATTATTCCTGCAAATCCCCAATGTTATTACAAAGATGAATGGATAAGTGATGCTCACTTCTTGGGTCATGTACCGTATATGTCTTATGAGAACGCTAAAAAATTCGCCACAAATATGCAATTCAGAAATGTTGTTGAGTGGCATGACTGGCATGTATCCACCAAACCCGAAAACATACCACGAGACCCAGCTGTATTCTACAAAGAGTGGGAGTCATGGGGAGTATTTTTAGGAACAGGAAATGTTAGCAGTAGTGTGCAACATAAAAATTATAGACCCTATCTTGAGGCGTTAAAATATGTGCACACACTTAATTTATCAAGTGAAATAGAATATAAAGAATGGCACAAAACGAACAATATTACAGACTTGCCTGTTCTGCCCCAAACAACTTACAACAAAGATTGGGAAGGTTGGCCAAAGTTTCTTGGAAAGGATATTACATCAAAAGTTGAAGGGCATACTGTAGATGTGAGTGTGCTTGTTATTACTCAACATCAGGGGTTTCCAAGCAATGTATATGAAATACGTGTTGATAGGGGTGGGAAGAGTTCGGTTTTAAGTAAACAGAAAGAAAACCAGTTTAGAATCATTAAAATTTACAAGAATGAAGCGGATAAACAAGTCCAAATCCAAAGACTCATATCATTATGTGGGTCACCTTGGTGGGAAGGTAATAATATGTTTTTAATTCAAAACATTCACCAATTGTTGTTTGATTTGGACAATCTGTTGCTTTGGGCTTAAATAGCTTTGCTTTCGGCAATCTGTCGAGCCTTAATGGCATCAGTGATGCGTGTTTTACTGCTTTTTGAATCTAATAAAATGATGGTTAATGTGTGTGTTGCAGTTTTGACTTTCATAACAAGGCACTTGCCAGCTTCCTTTATATACCCAGTCTTTGATACAACAATATCCCACTTACCATCCTTAACCAACTTGTTTGTGTTGTTGAACATTGAAGGTTTGTCACCAACCACCACCGCATAATGTTTGGTTGTAGTAAAATCCCGTATTACGTCGTATTTAGATGCAGCATTTACCATTTTTGCCAAATCAACCGCCGTTGATTTGTTGTGGTGGGTCAATCCTGTTGGGTCACTAAAAGTGGTGTTTTTCATTCCTAGTAGTTTGCTCTTACTATTCATTCTATCAACAAATTCAACAACACCGCCAGGATAGGTACGAGCTAATGCGTGAGCGGCACGATTATCTGAAGACATTAGAGCAAGACGTAGAATTTCATTTCTAGGAAGAGTTGTACCCACAACCAGTCGTGAGGATGAATGTCGAAGCATATCCACATCATCTTCAGTAATTGAAATTTCTTCGTCCATCGGCAAATCCGCATCAAGAACAACCATTGCTGTCATCAACTTTGTAATCGATGCAATTGGACGAACAACATTAGCATTTTTTGCAATTAGTTGTTTGTTGTTCTCGGTTGTCACCAACACGGTTGCTGTTTGCATAGCATAGCTTGTGGTGGATATTGCTCCACACCACAAACAAATGCATACCAAAAAGAGTTTATTCACCGGCTATAACTCGTGTCTTTTTAATACGCATGAAATGGCCAAAACCGATGCCGATAATAATGAAAAATAAAGTTTCACACACAAAACCAGCGTACATCAACATTAAATTTGGGTGAGCAATATAACTAGCCAGCAATATATTGTCAAGTGTTAAGCAAGCAATCGCAATTGCTAAAATCGTCTCCAGCTTCGTTAACATGTATATCTCCTATAAGTGAATACTATATGAATTATAGTGCAAAACTCTTAATGGGTCAACGTTACAATTTTAGTGTTAAACATTTAGCTGCACCACCAGATTTCATAAACTCTGACAAATCAACTTCAATCACCTCGAATCCAATATTATTCAATCGATTCTTTAGATTATCAGACGCTTTATTGAGTATAATTGTGTTGCCAATGTTGACAGCATTGCATGCAAACATAGTAGCATCCTCTTCTGTTACAGGGATGGAGTGACCGTTGTAATAACTCACAATCTTGTTCTGACTCTGTTCACTAAATGCTTTCGGAAAATACAAAACAAAACCATTATTAATTGGACAGAAACATGTATCCAAATGGTAAAAACGAGCGTCTGTTAACTCCAATAAGTTGGTTGACATTTGATGTTGGTGTAGTGTACTTGTAACGAAGGTCCCAGCACCTTGTGTGCTTCTAAATCCGTGACCCACCCACGCCATGTCGTCTTCACCCGTTAAACAATCGCCCGCACCCTCAAAAGTAAGAGGAGAGGGTGGAATAATGGTAGTGAACCCATTATCCACAAACCATTTTTCGAAGTGTACTTCTTCACCTTTACGCTGAACGTTTCTAAAAGTGGATGTGATAGCATATTTTGCGTTTTTATCATCAAACACATATGCAGCATTTGCTGTAAATACCATATCAGGCAGTCCATCTACAGGTTCAATAAGTTTTATATCTGCACGCTTCGCTATTTCTTCTGCTAAACAATTCCACTGTCTTGTTGCCAAGGACTTGTCAACTGACCCTATATTACCCGACATCCACGGGTTGATTTCGTATGATACTGCGAAATATTTGGGTTCACACATTAGTATAGTATCTGCCATAATAGCTTTCCTTTATAATGTTATTATATATCATAAAATAATAACGAGTGTTTCAAAATAAAACCGCAACGAATTGCGGTTTTATTTTGTGTAATGTAATAAACAAAATTACTGTCTGACGCTATGACTTTGGTGAAGTGTCCAATTATTAAAGTACATATTGTAACCTTCTGTGGAGGGACAAATCAGAGCATTCTCACCATTCCTATGTTCTGCGCTGTAAGTAAAATTGAAAGAACCCGTTTCGAATATATCACCATCAACTAAAACAACTTTGTTGTGTGCAATCGCATGTTTCGAATCCACCCAAACCGGAATACCTGCGGCCATTACAGTCTGCATTTGTCCTCCACGTGCTGTGGGTTGGGAACGGTCCAATACAATATTAACATCAACACCACGTTGTTTCGCTGCAATTAGAGCATTTGCAATAGGTTTAGATGTAAAGGAATATGCTAAAACATGGATTTTTGTGTGTGCACCATCGATTAATTTAACAATAGCCTTTTCTGCGCCGCCATCAGGAGAAAAATGTACTTCACACGGTCCATTAACTTGAAAATTTGCTGCATTTACAACTGAAGAAACTAAGAATGTTACTAAAAACAATACTTTATTCATTGCTTATTACCTTTTGTTAAAATATCAACAGCCAACTTGTCTAAATCGGACCGCGAATTAATTTGTTCAATTTTAAAATTATACTGCTGTGTGTCTTCTTGAGACAACGATAGGACGAATTCTTTTAGAATTCTCTTTTTGGCACGAATAGACGTTTGTTGAAACACCAAATTTAACGATTTGTTGTTATGCAAGTGAACATTCATTTTTGTATCCTTTTATGTTATATAACAGTTCTATTTATGTTAACATAAATAGTTTCAAAGGAAAAAATTATGAAAGTGTGCGAACTTCACCTTATTGAGAGCGATAATAATTTTGATGCCCAGAATTCGCTGGACCATCAAGCAGCTCCTATAAAAATTTCATCCATGTATGATAAACACGATTTTGGTAAAAATGTCAAGACATCTACTGTTAAAGTTCTTGTAAAAAATACAAAGACGGGAAAAGTTTACGGAGCTAGAACTATTGTTCAACGAGATATTTAATTCTGTAGTTTGCGTAGGATTAAACTAATGTCGTGCCACCAATCTGCTTCAATCTGAAACTCTATTGAGACACCATTTTCATAAGCAGTACCACCCGGATCGCCCCAGTTCTCGTCAAGTTCGTTGCAAAAATTTTGATAACTTTCTTCAATCACCATACAAAAGTTGATTAGCCCATTGATTAATTCGCGATCAGGTTCTTTTCGATTTGCTTCATCAATAGCGGTTTGTGCCAATTTCTGTATTTGTTTTAACTCGTTAATCATTTTATTATATCCTATAATACGTTTGCATCCTAATACAACGTAACGCGTTCAAATATTTGAGATATTTTGCGTCATTTCTGTGCACAATTCTATAACGCTTCCACAAAATAACCCCGCCAATGGCTGTTAGTTGTTTTTCGGTCACTGCACCACCAACCATTCCTTTATTTGGTTAACAACATGAACCAATTCATCTTTAGCTTCTGCTTCATTCCTACCAAGACCTTCGATATAAATGTTAGCATATCCCATATTTGTAGACACCCCAAATGTAGCGGTTGCTCGCACACTTTGATATTTGTCCTTTTTATCATCTTCGTATGTAATGTTCATTATTCAATCCGATATGGGTCAGATGCAACCATATACCAATCAGGAGCGGCAGCTTCTGTGTTACTAGCATTGAACTCCTCTTGGAATTTATAAGCTTCATCCGCACTATTAAAAATCTTAGTTTCGTCGCGCCGACTTCCCCAACCACGCTCATATTCCATGATATCTACAGCAAATCTCATTTTGTGCTCCTTTTTGGGTAATTACAAATTGTGTTCGTTTGTGTCAATTTCAACATCATACTCACGCAACAACTTCAATTTACATCCAACAACAACTTCAATTTCTTCTATACTGAAAAAGATATTATTTTCATCCATCGGAAGCTTTGCAATATGTAACCAACCAGTATCCTCCTCCCAAATATATAAACCACGTTTAGGATCATCAATCCGACAGTAAACATATGCTTTAACAAAATTCACGATAACAACCACCGCAAAATATACAAAACACCCCATGTTACCAACAAATAACCCGAAATGTTATACAATCGCGTCATCAAAGGCGAAAAAATGCGGGGATCGTTTTCAAAACGAGCATGAATTATAGCTACCATACCTACGAGGCAAGGTACCGCTAAAACCGTTACCACTAGGTGTGTTACCGATTCCAGTAGATTTATAATTAAAGTTACGAAGTGCATTTTTAACTTTCAGAGTGGATATGCGGCGTAATTATACAACGTCACAATAATTTTTTCAACATCATGATCATAAAATCCACTCGAGTTAATTGTATTAAATTCAATTACCTTCACTTCACCATTAACAAGAGCTAAATCCATCACACAACATGGAGACGGAAGCCATTTGTTAGCAAATTCTTGAGCTTGTTTGATAACACTTGGGTTGGTCTCGTGTTCCTTTTTCAACTGGCCCATCATCCGATACATGCTACCATCAACGATTTTACCTCCCACAATAAACCAGCGCCATTCAGCTGAAATATTTTGTGGTTCCGCAACTACTATTTGAGTATCGGGTGCAAGTTGATATGTACCCGATGATGCGCATTCCATAGCATCTGTAAGCCAATCAGCAGCCTCACCAGCCTCAATAACTTGACCAGAAAACGTTTTCAGATCTTCAGTGGGGCGTATAAACCACAAAGATTTCGGACTAACATTCCTGAAATTGTCAACAGCATCCTTTACTGAAAGTATCATACCTCTACCATTAAGCATATCATCACGATTGTCGTTCCACACATCAGCTCTGAATGTGTTGGGGTCAAAGTATTGACCTAACCAACCACGTTCATACGTTTCCATCGTGAACGTGGTTGAACCATACGGCAAATAATCAACACCCGTTAGGGGGTGATCGGAAACAATTTCTCGTGTAAATGGAATAATGCTCACATATTCATGTGGAATTCCATTTTTCAACACCGCTTGATTTATAGCTTCCAACGAGTTTTCATTTAAAAGATTCTGTTGAACAATAAGTTTCATATCAAGTTCCTATCTTTGTTAGGTACTCCAAAAATGTCCGGACCGCAAATCCAGTACCACCAGGACCATTAACTCCAAATCCTTTCTCAACAAACGCAGGACCAGCAATATCCAAATGTAGATACTTTTGTTTATTTTTCTTTTTGAGAGCATTAGTCAAGAACAAACCTGCTTTTTGACATCCCATATTAGAAGTTCCTGTGTTCGATAGGTCAGCGATAGAATCATCAACACCATCCATCATGTATTTGTGAAAGGCGGCATCCATGAATACTTCACCCGCCTTATCACCAAACTTTTTAATTACCTTTTTCATATTATCATTGAAACCCACCATACCACACGCTTCGTCACCAAATTGATATACGGCTGCGCCAGTTAATGTAGCTAAAGTGTAATATTCATCGGCGTGCGCATCAAGTTCTTGAGCAAGACAGATGTTATCAAACAAAACGATACGACCTTCAGCATCGGTGTTCTTTACATGAACGGTCTTTCCATTTTTCATGGTGATGATGTCATCGGGTTTATAAGCAGAACCATCAATCATGTTTTCTGCAATACACATATAAGCCGTGACTTTTACATCAAGTCCCAGTTCTTCAACAGCTTTAACAATTCCCCAAACGGTCATAGCACCAGCTTTGTCAGCTTTCATTGTGGTCATGCTTGTACCGGGTTTAATTGAAAGTCCACCGCTGTCATAAGTCAGCCCCTTCCCAATCAAAACAATGTGTTTATTAGCCGTTGGCGGGTTGTATGTTAAACGAATTGTTTTTGCTTCATGACGAGATGCCCGGTTAACAGCAAGGTGACCATTCATTTCCATATTTGCGAGTTCGTTCTGACCGAAAACTTCCACTTCAACATCTGTGAATTCAAAACTTTCACGGACAGCTTCTTCAATGGTTTCAGAATGTGCATCTTCAGGTGAAGTATTAACCCAATCACGCACCATTTTTTGTGCTTCGGTATAAACTTTTGCTGTAACAAGACATTCTGCCACTTCAGCTGACCCACTAATAACAATCTTTTTGAGGGTAATAGGTTTAACTTCAGACTTATATTTGTCAAATACATAATCACCCAGCAACATCCCCTCAAGGAATTGTCTACATTTATCAGGTAAAGTCATGACAACACTACCAGCTTTCTGTTCACGTAAATAACGAATTAGCACAAATCCAAGCGTTCTCCACCCATCCGCGTCTTTGACGCCTTTTGTCCCAACATAAACAGTTTTGTTATTCATATAAATTTGACTATCCTTCCCCTCAAATTTTGAATAAGGCGCATCTTTAAGGGGACTACCTGTAAACACAACAGTAAGTTTGGTTTTGCTTGGGTAATTTTCGTATAAAATTCTCATGGTTATCCTTTATTTTAAATAGTATGTAAGGTGCGTAGTTTTGCCTTGTTGCAGTGAACGCAGCGTTTTTCTTGATAAAGATAATATCCAACAACTATACTATCTTGAAGTAATGAACCGTGACGTATATCTTTCCACCCACTCCAAGAGTGAATTCCTAACCAACAGAAACTGAATGTAATACCACTATTTTCGCTCTCGTTTGTATTGAGTTGAAAATCTTCAGACATTATCGTGCTCCAACTACTGCTTCAAACTCTTTAACCAAACTGTTGTGATTTTCTATTGTAGTAACAACCCACCACTCTCTTGATGGAGATGTGTGGTCATCATTATCAAAACGATATCCAACAACAGTGCATTCATCACGTCGTTCGATGCTAAAAACATTCATTGCTCGCATATCCATTTTAACTAATGCTGCTTCAGTTTGTTTTTTGAACCGTTCTGTAAGTTTATCACACTCTTCACGTGCCACTTTCAACAACATCTCCAGCTCATCCACTCGGAACGACAATTGACGATTCGTTTGCACCGTTTCCTCGTATTGTTTTTTATTAATCCACATACACTTCTCCTTATACTAATTTGTAAGCACCATCAACCTTATAATGAACTTCATATATCAAATCTTCTTCTGTCCGCTTCTTGTTTAAATCATCACACATCGATACAAGAGTCAATCTATCCTCAGATATTGCAATTGGTGAGCGATGTTCAGCATCAAAATCACCATAATGTACTTTCACTAAAATGTAAGCCTTGCGTGCCATGTTAATTCTCCCACGTTAAAATATTCACTCGTGCCAATATTTCCACAAATACTGCCAACGATACATCTTTTTAGTTTTCGGATAACGGTTTGAGTAGATATGATATCGACGACGTTCAGTATCCCACCCATAACCCCCCAACCACTTTCGTGGTTCAAAAATTAATGTTGCACCTTGATCATCTGCATCTTTACCGAATCCATACACAACACCCCACGAGGGATCCACAAAACGATACATATATCGAGGTCCACGGAGGTGTTTTTTAGCCCAGGTTGCATCACGAGGTCCATGCGGGCGTTTTAATAAATGTCTTTTTGCTTTTTGTTTAAGCGTACTACCACCATGATGTATTTTCATAATGAACTCAACTTCATATCTATTCTATGTGCTCTATTTCTATTAATAACAAGTTTCATATATCCCTTTGGATACGTAGCGATATTCAACTCAAGTTTTTTACTAAACTCGTCACGTTTGAGAATGACAACAAACCAAAACCAATCCACAAAACCAACCGCTCTTATTTCTCTCCACCATTTCATCTTATGATGTCCTTTTGCAAGGGCAGTCGTTTCGGTAACACTCATGGCCAAGAGGATATATGTGGCACGTGCCGCACGCAAATTGATTAGTTTCGTTTTCTGTAGTCCTCTTGTTGATAAGAGAATAATCTTCCGGACCTCGACAAGCAATGCATGTCTTGTTGGTTGGTGAATTAGGGCACTTGCAAATTGGACATATCCACCCATAATATTCTTGTGTCATAACTTAATCTCTCAATTAAATGTAATAATAACCATCAATGATGTCATCAGCATTGGCTTTTCTGCGGTACTCAACCTTATCCTCATTTGAGGGATGAACAACTCCACTAAAGTCGTACCATTCATCACCCAATTTGGCTTCCTCACGAACACTTTGGATATATCGAACTTCCCACAACCTAACAGCAAGGTCAATTCCGAAATCACTAACATCAGCGGCATATTGTAAACTTTGTTCTTCGGTCATAATAAACTGACTCCTCCAACATTTATATGTCATTTAAGTATACGGTATTATACAATGAAGGTAAACAAAAAGAGAGGGACATTGAATGTCCCTCTCTTTTTCACAATTCCTGAATATTATCGAGTTGTTGAATATGCAGGTGTAGTATCAGTTATATTTCCTGTAATAACATAAACAGTTTGTGAATAAGGAGGTGTAGCATCTGCCTTATTCATTGTTAGTGTATATACAGTTTGTGAATAAGCAGGTGTATTATCACTTATTGTGCCAGTTACCGCATCATGTAACGATGGATTGTAAGGTTGTGTGCATATTAACATGATTAGAATGTAGAGAAGTAATCCATCGAGATCAAGAAGTTTGATATCTTGAATGGCGATCCAGAAACCACATCAACTACCCCAAGTTCAATATCACCACCCAACCCTGTTCCTGTTATTGTGCCAATAAGTTGAGACTGCACTGCAAAACTCAACGAACTAGAATCTTTTGCTCCACTATATAACCAAAACCAACTTGCTGTTCCTGATTGTGTGGCGCTTGAATATGCACCAGCGGTATCAATTTTAATATTGTTGTTTTGATATACCACAGATGCTGTTGAAGATAATGGAATGGTTACTAAAACATCAGTGCTTCTGCTAGTTGATGCTGTTAGTGTAGAAAAATCAGTAGGGATGGTTCCCTTCATGATTTTTAAAGTACCCGAACCGTAAGTACCAGCAAGGTTCCCGTATGTAGATGATAGCCCAACAATGAGCGAGTTTGCTAGTCTATAAGTTGTAATCGAAGATAAAATAATTGATGGCATGACTATTCTCTTTAGAATGTAATATTAAAGTTAACAGGAATAACCGACAAACCTGTTGTGATGTTAAGTGTGTTCAACTGGAGCAAACCATTACTATTAGTCAATGAGGGCACACCAATTATATACTCCGATGTTGTTCCTGTCGTAAACGATGTTGGACCATAACACATTACTACCCATGTTGCTGTTCCGGTTCCGGTAGCATTGGTTGCAGATGGAGGAGTATTACCAAAAGACACAGTATTATTTGAGCGAGACAAATTAAAACTTGTCCACCCAACTAACAACTGGCTTGCGTATGCAGATAAATCAAAGGCTGTGTTCCACACAGTAGAACTAGGCATTGTTCCCGAATACACCATTAACCTCACGCTCGTTGATGCAGATACATAGTTAGTAATTAAACCAACCGCTTTTAAATCTTTCCAGATTATATTTGTTTGAATAGCCATTATAAATTCCCTCAAATGTTATATAGATATTTATAAAAATAAACGGTTTGTTTTTATAATGACCCTATTTGGGCACTTGGTGATCCACCTCTTGCTGTGCTCAATGATGTTGATAACGTCGAGGATGTTTCATTGCTAAACAACAATGCATCAACCGATGCGACGTATGATGATGTTGCATAACCACCAGCAATATATCCCGACAATGTGCTATTAACTGCACTACCGTAGGTCCGAATGGTAGATAATGTTGCGGAGATTGCTGCAAGCGTTTCTGTGTTGAACGTTAATGCGTTAATTTGAGTATATTTTGTTCCACCTGAATAACCACCCGCACTATAACCTTTTGTGGAGCTATTAAAACCTGCTTGTTGAGATTGGTTCGATGGTAATGTTGCGGCCAATGTAGCAGTGGTTTCTCCCGCAAACGTTAAAGCAGTAATTACTGAAAATTGGAATCCTGCTGCATTCTCACCACCAAGCACGTACCCTTTTAATGAACTTTGGGCCCCCGCTGAGTACAGGCGAGCTGTTGCAACAGATGCTGCAATCCCGCGATCTGTGTCATTCGAAAAATTGATTCCGTCGATGCTACTCAAGTTACTTGTTGAATAACCACTAGCAAAATATCCATACAATGAGCTATTCAATCCAGCACCATCTCTTCTGAATGTTGACAAAACAGCTGAAAGAACCGAATCTGTTTGTGTGTTAAAAACAAATTTATCAATTTGTTGGAGTGAGGCAGAGGATGTTCCAACCCGACCACCAGCAAAATATCCCGCCGATGCACTATTAACTCCCATTGCACCCAATGTTGCGGTAACTGATGCAGCAGTAATAGAAACAGTATCATTGGAGAAGTCTAACTGGTCTATTGTTCCTGTTGATGTGATTCCTGTCCAACCCGATGCAAAAAAACCTGCACTTGCTGGAAATGTAAATGTAAATGTTACCTTATATGGTTGTGTTACGATTAATGGCATGATGTTTTCCTTAAATAAATTATATTAAACTGCAAGTGTTAGAGTCACATTAGTAAATCCACTTGGTGGCGTTAATCCTGACCACGATTTTACAGACGTCCACAACGCCCCATCATCTGAATATTGTAGAGTAAAAGCTGTTGGTGAGGCCGTTCCAAACAACACAGTCGAATACCAAATAATTTCTGCAACCGTCACAGGAAGCAAGAAATGATACCCAATCCATTGCCCCACCGTAGAACCATTACTAATCCATCCATCATTTGTTGTATTGTTGTTAAATGCTCTATCAGGAGTAAATGTACTGTAATAAGATGACGCTATTGCTGTTCCCCCAGTCGTCTGATCTGGACCCCCAACTGTTCCATTAAACGCCAAATCTCCAAACAAGATTCCTGACCCAGAACCACTAAATGCATCAATATAAAGCCTCCAGTACGAATGAAGTAATGATGTGCTCTGTGAATAAGTTGGTAAGATGACAAGTGGCATAATTTTCTCCATAAACTATATTATATTTATGCTCGTTGACCCCTTCCCCATTTAATACGATAATACTAACTCCCATTAACCCTTATAAGGAATAACCCAAATGGCTAAGTTTTATTCTATTGTTGTAGTGATGAAATCAGGAAGGACGCTCGTTGGTCAATTAAAGCCATACAACGAAGGAATGGTAGAGCATTACCGTAGGACATTCAAACTCATCGAAACCCACATATCGTATAATATTACAACTGTAGATGGAGAGGAGACATATTTTCTTATTGATAATATGGAAAGTATAGCTATTAAGATAACGGAAAAAGATGAGTAACGATTAGTAACGGTGTTCGGTGATAGCCGTTAATATCGTCCTGTATAACTATGTGATAATACGGGGATATTTTGGGGGGATTTAGGCCCGTGGAAACCCGCGAGAATAGTGGGTGTAAAATTGGAATAAAGGTAAAAAATTTATAACGTGCATATAGGGTCAACATTATGCCCCGAGGATACGGGGCATAATGTTGGCAATCCAAAATTATTCCCCCAAAATCATCCAAAATTATACCCTATTTCCACAATAGTGTCAACTGTTACCCTAAAACAGTGCCCCACTATTTCTGCGGAATTCATCATTTTCTCCCTTAGGCGCTTAACAATTTTTATCCAAAATACATCATTGTCAGTCCCAATATCATGATTGGTGGTATTGATTGTGTTTCTGTTACCCAAATTGACAGTACATCCTTGACTGTCATCTCCTTATACTCTAGTGAACTCTTGGTCCAACGGTACAGAATAGTTGTACCCAATATTTGCATGTACAGTAGGCAGAATACTACCAATAGTGCTCCACCCGCTTGGATGAATGTTAGGTTACCCATTATTGACCTTTTCCAATATATCCCACATCAAGCTTCTGTAGCTTAATATAGAATAGTTTATAAGCCATATCAGCAAATTCGTTTAATACATTCTCACCAACATTGAGGCATAGTTGATAGACCCCAAACGAACTTGCTATGTGAGATAGATAATCACTGATGATATTATGTTTACGCACAGTGTGTTCGCGTGCAAGTAACATCGACTCCATGCATTGTTCACGAATGATATAGATTTGTTCATCAGTTAGTCCATATTTGGAAAGGCGGGAAGTGACGACGGTTGCATTGAACTTTGGCAGTCGGAGGGTATCATGACCCCAGAACCAATTGTTGAATTTGTCCATGAGAGTTAGTTTAGAATTCCCCCAAACAATATCGACAATATCCTGTGCATTAGATGAAAGCATTTTGGGTTACCAATTGAATTGTAATGATGAGTATTATACAGGATAGTTGAGAAATGTCAACAGGATATTACTAGTAAAGTTAAAGGCGGGGAGGGTGCGGTGGGGTTTTGAAAGTTGGGGACGGGATGACCCAAAATGGTATTAGGGTCAAATTACTAGTAATACGATATAGGGTCATATTACTAGTAATAGGGTTACTCTCGGTTGTGGTTGACCACATAGAACTCCGATAAGTCATCCTCTAGGAAGATGTGTTCACGCTTATCGGGAGCGTTGCCTGCTGAATAGAAGTCAATCAGTTCAGCCTTACGCTTATGTTTTTCCATTCCTCGAACAATCTTTTCGTAATAGTCGGGGAGAATTGTCTCGACAAACTGTGCCCCAAATGTGAGTGCCTCTTGGGCGATGTCGTCAGTCTCCTGTGATGGAGTCATAACAGCATTGGTTCTGTTTGTGTTGAGTTCTAAGGTACCCTGGGGAGTGGTAGGTTGGGCAGTTGTTAAATCAACTCCTGTACAATCGTACTCATGAACCCACAACATCTCAATAAAGAGTTGGAGAGATTGGTCCAAAGTTACCTCGGGGAATTCTTCCACGTGGAATGCGTGTATAAACAACAATCCAGCCCACTGTTCATGCGTAAAATAATCTAAATAATTTTTGTAAAATTCGCTCAAAATCGACCTCCACTGTTTCTGCGGGTTTTCACGGCATCTAAACCCTTGTTTTTACAGGGATTTTCCAAAATTCTGGAAATTTTAACCCCACTGTTTGTGCGGGTTTCCACTGCATTGTAACTCCTTGATACCAAAAGGAAATTATTGACCCTAACACCGCATGAATAGTGGTGTGTACCACTATCCGCACCGCATGTTTATTGGGTTTTAACCCTATTTTTTCAGGGTCAAACCGCGCGTTTGGGTAACAAAACACCCACTATTCATGCGGGTTTTACGGGATTTTGGACAGCAAAAATCCCTGTAACTTCAAGTATTTATACACGAAGCTATCCCCCGCACCAATAGTGCGATTCAACGGTGAATTAAACCTTACAAATCAATAGGTTACATCGGTCTAAACCCTATAAAAACACGGAGTCTCATACTATAATTTTCTCATTATTTGGGGTCAAAGTCAACGATTTTCCAAAATTGTTTTTTCCATACAGCATATTATACCAATAGTCAACAGGAAAATTTTCTTACTACAATTTTGGATAGAAGACAACAGTCCAAACCCAAAATTATTTTATCGTGAATTGAGCCGCACTATATGTGGGATTTGGTCAATGTTGGGAACCGTCTAGAATCGTCTAGGAACGGTTGAAGGAAGGTTTGGGTAGTGATGAGTGGGGGACGATTTTGGTCGGCTTATAAACGGTTACGAGAACGTTATCCGCTGCCGCCGTCCACCCCCCTCTGTTCGACAATTTCATTATACAGAATTGGGGTCAAAGGTCAACAGTTAGGGTCAAAAAGTTTGGATTATTTTAAGGTGTGTACCTACTTCGAATCCCCATAGTTCCCCCACCCCTCCACTCTTCCACAAAATTTGTGCGGCCGCACATCTCTCGTAGTTTTGGTTCTTGGGGCCGAAGGCTCACACTCTTACGGTGGATCGCCTCAGATTGTTGCTGTTTGAAACTGTGAGGCTATTGTCTCACAGTTGGGGTAAGATGTCAACGATCGGCGGGCCAGACAAGATGTCCAGCTTTTGTGAACACCATCCCCGTACACCTCACTATTGCGTTATCGGGTTTGGCAGCATTCCACTTATCGAGATGTTCTGCCATCGTATCAGAATGGCTGGTGAACTGGTATGGGAGATAATAATCCCCCACCCAGTATTCAGTTTTCCAGAAAGGAATGTTGGGTCCATCTTCGAACGGATCAATCCACGTATTCATTTGTAGTTCTTGCGAATATGATCCCACAGGTCCTGGCAGGAGTCGGCATGTTCGAGGATGTAATCAGCAACATCATCCACCCAACCATCCTCATCGTACAATTCCTCGATCCCGATTTTGTTGGCGAGTTCGAGAAGATTGTAGGTTAGTAGAATCGACATTCCGTCGAGGAAGGAAAGTGTTTGTTCATCCGTGACATTTGCGTCCGCCCAATCGTACTTGTCGTCTTTGTCGGTTTCATCCATTGGTAGGGTGTAACGAGCCTGATTGATAACATGGTCTTGTACCTTGCCTACAACGGCAGCGATGAGCTGCGTAACTTGATCAGATGACATTCTTGTTTCCTTTAATCATATTCGGGGTGAGGAACTGCAGGACCTTTGTAAAATGGATTGGGATACCACGCATCACGATCGGAGAGAATCCAAGCGTGATCTGGATTATCGCGTCCAACATAATGAGCCCATTCTCTATCAGCTTCTGCTTCGGATGCCAGATAAGTCTCTTCGTAATAATCGTCAAACATTTTTCACTCCATTGCTGCAGAATGGTCAGTTTACAACAATTGGGTTAAAGGTCAACCAATCAATCTTGTTTTGCAACCTGATGGTCCAGGCAGGCGATGAGATCGTCTCTGATGCGTTCCAGCTCTTCCACACTGGCTTGGAGGAATTTGGCCGAGATGCGATTTGGCATCAATTCTGAGTTTGCCCACGCAGCTGCAACAGCACGTTTTTGCTCGATCGTTCTTTCGAGGTTATCGATGATGGTTTCAATATTCATTAATATGTCTCCGTTTAATTAGGGTAAACTATCTCACGGTTTGTTGAAAAGGTCAACACACCTAACATAAATACATGAAACAATTGGAGGCTGTATGAAACTAAAAGACATTTTGAAAGAAGGACGCGACGATTATGTTGGCGTCGAATTTGAATGGGAAGACCCATCAAACGAATACGAACCACATATGATTGATATCACACTTCGTGTGAGAGAGACAACGGATTGTTACGGAACTGGGGACAGCCCAGCGTGTTATGACGTAGACGTTGATTCAGCTGTGTTCAAAGAGAACGGTCAACCGTTCAACATGAAGTTGTTGACTCCCAAAGAACGTAAGTGGATCGAACAACAGGCGATTGAAAAGTTCAACCGCTAACACGCCCTACTGGTTGGTTAGGCTGTTGAGCTTCCAAAGCTTTTGCTGTCAACCGATCCAACGTGTGTAGTGTTTGGAAGTAGATGATGAGTTCCATTGGAAGGCCGAAATATCGGCCTTCCGTTATTACACGCCCGTAGCCCGCAGCGTCTGGCTCAGTTACGAACTTCAGATCCATGTTTAGTGCACCCAAACAATGTAGTGGATGAAAATGAAATCGATCAGGAGTGCTTCAATAATCACAAAAATGAATGCACTTCCACCCCCAGCTTTCGTGTCGTTTACGGGTGCAAAACATATGGCACCTGCAACAAGGGACAAAAATAACCAAATGATTGCCTTTAATATGAAGGTGCCCACTGCACTAACACTGATAATCATTTGAGGTTGTCCTGTTGTTTGTGGAGATCAACGATCTGACGGATCAGTTCGTTGTAACTTGCTGAACCAATCCCCCTACGCTCTGTATGAATAAGGCACACATCATCCGGCTCGTCACGAAACATGTAGCAGTGTCCACCTTCCGGGCGGGCTTTGTGACCACACATTTCGCAGTTGTTGGGATTGCTCATATCACCTCCGTTATAAAATTGGCGTTACACTCGTTCACCGAGTAATGCTCCACTAGATGTGGAGCACCGCCGAAACTGTTAGGACAACAACACCACACGCCGAACATCAGCGTCTTCGTCAGAGTCGTTGTCATCGGCAACTTTATCCATGTTGTGATAATCGGAGTAGGTCACTTCTTTCATGCGTACCTTCTCCACATCTTCAGCAACGGTTGTCTTCCAATAATCACCGTAGTTGTAAGCAAACTTGACTTCCATTTCAGGGTTGAAGTGCTGCAGTTGTTCAATCAGTTGTGCAACTTTCATTTGTTCGCTCCTTGTTTAACTGAAGGCCACTATATCGTAGTTGGGGTCAAAAGTCAACGACTGTCTTTATGGCAAGGGCACTCGGGATCTTTGATCTCTTGCATCTCTTCCCACCAACCAGCATCACTCATGCCACCGAAGGTGAAATACTCTTGTTGCTGACCACACTTGAGGCAGAAGCGCCGAAAAGGATTCCGTTCATCCCTCCGGTACTTGGATTTGAACAAATTCAAAAGCCAGTCAATCATTTTGACTTCCGTACATCTTTGGTTTGAGCAGCAAGAAGCACTGCAAGCAGATTAGATCGTGCTTCACACGCTTCGAGAAGCTCTTTGGCTTCATCATCATCGACAAATTCATCTGCAGCGGCGAATCGGTCAGCGTTGTTGACTTCAATCAACTCGTTAATGATTTCGTCGAGCTGTGTGCTCGTGAGATTCACCGTAATGAGATCATCTTCAGGCTCATTGAGCAGCCCAAAGTATTCGGCCGCAGCATATGCTGCATCTTCGGGCAGCTCATACATAAGACCATCCCCACCATGGTTGATAGCGTCTTCGTCAGCATCAGTATCCACAAAAAACCAACCTTCGTTGAGATCCTTGCTGGTTACGATGATATGGTTGCGGTCGAGCGCTTCAAAAATATCAACTGCTTTGGTCATTTGGTTTCCTTTGGAAGGCGGTTATAATCAAAACAAAATCGTTTGAATGCCAGGTAACCCTCGATGAAGTTACGGCGATATTCCTTTTGGTGCACATACATCTTGCGCCCATTAGGTTGTACAAAGAAGCATTTGCGGTAGATTCTCATCGTTTGTTCCGCGAACGTCAACGCTCCTTCAAGCCCATCACGATTGAACACAAATTCCAATCGAGCTTGTTCGACACCATAACGGTTGGGCAGAGTAGTCATCTATTTCTCCTAATTCAGAAATCACATCATACATTAAATTGGGGAAAAGTCAACAACTACAGGATCCTGTCCAACATTTTAATGCGAGGAGGTGCATCATGCTGCGATTGGCACGAGACACAATACTCACACTTCATCTGTTTGTTGATGGCGAATTGCCGCCTGGCTTCCGGAATTTCATCTCCGCACGCTCGGCAATGTGTCAGCACCTGGCCGATCAACATTGCTTGTGAAGCACGAACACCATTTTCCGCAAAGATGAGCGCGTGCTCACTCTCTGCATCCGGATTACCAATATATCCACTCATGTTTCAGTCACACCAAAATTACAGGAACCTCATTCTAACAGATGACTGTTACAAAGTCAACTGTAGCCACCCCCATTACCAGGCAAGCCCCAGTTGGATCGCTTCATCGTCGCATTGATACGCGTCTGCGCCTGCTCAATAATTGGCGATTTGTTTTCAGCAGGTTTCGGCTCAGCTTCGACCATATAGAACGCGTCGCGAGCAACGGACAGAGTGTCAAGAGCCGATTGAAGCGAATTCATCCAATCACGCTCGCCATCGCAGCAATCATCGCCGTGTTGTTTGCTTTGAGAAGCGATATGTCGCTTCAGATGGTTGATTTGACGATACAGCTCACCAGTTGTATCTTCGAGTTGCGTCAGGGATAGGAACACAGGCACTTTATACATTTTAGTGCACCGACATCGTATCGTTATCGATGTAGAACGCTTTATCACTCGGTTCCGCTAAAGTTACCACATCACTGTTTGATTGTCCTGTGTGGACATATACCACACTCGGGATTTGATAGATATCATCCATTCCCATCATTTGAAACAGGTCGTCTGTCGAATCGTCACGCATTATAACACCTCCACTTTGGATTGATGAACCACAAATGTGTAGAGCATCCGTTGTTTTGGATTGCCCGATTTGAAACCAATGAAACCATTTTCGAGAAAGTCTTTTTCGATTACGTTCAACTGGCATGCTTGGTTGTGACATTTTACAGCATCGAAAGCAATGTCTTCTACCATAAACAATTGATCCATCGAAGCCTCGAAGGGGGTGGATTTGCAGAACATTCCGTTCGCTGTCTCCACCAAGGTGAGAAGGAACCCTTTGGTTCCTGCTTTAACACTGAATGCACGCATCTTGTTTCCGGTATTCGTTGTTGACAATGCTTATTATACCCAAAAGAGAACGAAGGTCAACAAAAAAGCCGACATGATGTCGGCTTTTTAACCAGGCGAGGAACGAATTACATCCGTTTACCTTTGGGCTCTGCAACCACATAGTCGGGTAGTGCATCGAGCATGTTCTTCGAACGAGTCGTCAGCGCACCAGATTTGGCCATTTCGCGAATTTCACGGTTCAGGCGCAGAATTGCCACACGGGCACCCTTGCGGGATTTGTACAGCTTGGCATCTTCGGTGAAGCTGGTCACTTCCGACGGGCTGGTACCAGCCATCAGGTTGCCGTGAACGGTCTTACCGTTGATTTTGAACTGCTTCGAATTTGCATTCTTGATAACAAACATGTTGATTCTCCTTACAAAGTTTAACTACGGAAAAAAACATCTCACTACAAAAAACATTATACCCAATTTTAAGTCAATGTCAACCCTGTTGCAGCAAAAAACATCTTCTTGTTACGCACAGCTTGTTCATATACAGCATCTTCAAGTGCTGTTGACAACTGTAACTCGTCCGTTGCTTCAATCGGTAAAGACCAAATCAACATAGAGAAGTCCTCGTCTGTAATCACTTCGGACTCACGAATCGGATTGTTGACGTAGTTGAGGTAAACACCCCCACTCGGTTCCGCTCCAAAGACAAGCAGTTTGATACCAACTTGCCCAGGAAGCGTTCCCCACAATTCGATGTCAACATGAACCGAATCTGTTCGAAGAGTGTTCCGCTTGATACGGATCTTACTCTTCTTCGTGTTGACAACAGTTTTCATGTTACCGCGTAAAAGCGTACACAACCAAACCAGTCAGGACAACGCATCCGACCATGAAAAACTTTGCGAGTTCTTTGTACTTCTTTTTGCTGGCGGTTTGCAAGCGAAGATCCCACATCGTTTTGAAAATCATGCCTTCGTACATCATCATCACAGTACCAGGATCTTGCGTGGCACGTTCCAGTTGTGCAAACTGGGTACAAAGTTCCGTTGCCATGTTGTATTTTTCAGGCAAGTTGTGGTCATCTTTGAGATCGAGCTCTTTGAGAGTACCAACATTGCCATCATAATGATCCATCGAAGCAGCGATCTGCAACAAGCGGTTGACATTTGGATAGACATAGTCTCCATCCAGACGATCACCGTTGTCATCTTCGTAGTCTTCGTCGTAATTTTCGTCAGCGTAGCTCATGTATATTTCCTTTTAACCGTTTGAAATGGGTGGGATTTCTCCCACCCAACTAATCAGCTCAACTTGCCGAAAAACGCAACTTCAGGGTCACTGAAAGACGACACAATCGGCGCATTTACATCGGTGCGATTCAGACGCGCATTACGCTTGTCACCATCAAACACCAGCGAATTGGCCATCTTTTGAAGCGCAGTATTGCTGGACGTTGCGACTTCTTTGGTGTGAGAGAACATCTCAGTCACCAGATTCCACGCGTCAAACAAGCTCAGGTGACCTGCGAGTTGAGCACCCAGATTTTTGTCTTCAAACGCACTCGCTTTGTAGTGGTTGTGAAGATGAATCTCCGGATTCGCGATATTGTTGATATTGCGCAGCGTTTTGCGAGTTTCCTCGAGTTTATCGAGAGAACCGAAGTCAACAACATCCAGCTCAAGCAGACGGTTTTCTGCGTGGTTTGCAACCAGTTGCAGTTCCGCAACACTTGCGTGTTCACGACCCATCTGGCGAAGACGCGCAGAAACAGTAGCGTTCACTTTGTTCTGGATTTGACGCGAAGCGATTTCCAAGTGCTCTTCCCAACGGTTAACGACGGGGATACGCGCGTTGAAGATATCGTTCGAACCAACCATACCATTCGTGCAAATCAAGCGAACCAGCTCAAAAACACCACGTACGTACTGATGGTAGGGATTCCAGTCATAGTGCAGGTTAGACGTGAATGCGCCACCTTCTTGGTAACCTTCAACCTGAATGTCCTGCTGATTCCAGCGATTCGACAGGATGATTCCGCCAGGAGTAGTGGTCGAACCAAAACGACGTTTGGTCGATTCGTGAACACCGATGTTTTCCATCAGCGCATCAATGTTGGCGTCAGAGTGAATGAAACCGTTGTACTGAGCGTCACGAAAATCGATCAGCTGTTCGTTGATGAAGAAGAAGCTGCCACCATTCAGACGAGCCTGCAGATCTGCGGGAGACATCGTCTCAAGTGCCTTCGACACGCGCGAGTTCTTGTCGAAGGTGTGTTGATGATCACCAACAAACACGCGAGCTTGATGATGAACACGACGCTTGGAATCGGTCGTTTCAACCACTTCCAGTTTGACTTTGGCGTCACGAATCATGTCATACTTAAATTCTTTTTCCATTTTGCTTTCCTTTAATTGAGCAGATGAAGTATTGTCTGACTTTTAGGTAATAAGGTCAACAACTTTTTGCAAATGTTTGGTTGTTTACTTGTGTACCGCTTTGCCCGACAACAGAGATCATTATACGCAGTTAGGGTAAAAGGTCAACAGTTAAATTTGAAATGTGGCGCGAATTTCTTCTTCGCCCATTTCACCCAAACGGTCACCAAGCCATTCGTACGGATCACCAGTTCGGGCCTTTGCTGTGCCATAAGGCATTTCGAAACAAAAGTGGTCGAACACTTTGCTGTACAAGTCGGCAGAAAGGTCTGCATTGTCTTCAGCAAAAGCGATGAGTTGATCAACTTCAATCGGTTGCAATTGGTTGTTATACTTCACGTTTAATCCTTTATTTATGCGAGAAAATGCATCATCTACCAATTGGGTCAAAGAGTCAACAGTAGATTTCTTTTAGTGTAGGATCACTCTCTACTACATATCTTGTGATCATGGCAACAAGCTGTTCGGCACGATCGTCACAAGCACCTTTCAAACCAACCGATGCCATTCCTTGACGGATATCAAAGAATGCGTCGTTGATTACGTCGCCGATGTGTTCATCCGTCTCACGCAAAGTCTCATAAACATCGTGCCATTTTTTGTCAGCTGGTGTAAGGCTCATTTTGTGTACCCTCTTTTGTTGTTGGTGTCAACAAATTAAATCATGTCGTGAATCATTGCATCATCAACAAAACTGTTGTCAGTATCGTTAAAACGTGCACGCAATTTCTTCATCCACCGTTGTTCAATCAGCGTCAAGACTTCGCTGGAAGCCGCATGTTTCTTGGCTTCTTCAACAGTCATCATCGACACGTTGACAGATTCGGTGTCTTTGTAAATCTTTTCTTGCTTCAACGAATCCTTACGGAAAATTCCCTTTGAAGTCAAGTATTTCAACAGACGACGAACAGATTCTTCTTGTTGCATCGTTTTTGCTTGCTTAGTCAAACCCAAAAGCCATGCGAGCGTTTGGGTAAACGTCATGCCGATGTCAAAAGTAGCCTTGATTTCTTTGGGCAATTTCGGCAAGTTGACGGTTTTGAGCTGAATCATCAGTTTCGGCAGTTGAAGTGGCTGAATCACCTCATAACCAAACGCATCCGCCAGTTCATTTCCCGCAGCGAGTGCGAAGTTCAGCGTCACACCCATAATGCGATCAACTTCGGCAAAGTTCGACGACAGACCAGTGTTTTCATCTGCCGCATCTTTCTTGGTCGAACCACCCATTTTTGAGCCGAGATTCTTCCAGATCGGCGCGGTGATTGCAAACTCACCGTTTGATGCAGTATATGCAATACAAATTCGGCTTTCGGTCAACGGCGCAGTAAATGCGACATAATTCAGGTGAATTGCATCAACGGTAACAGCACGAAACTTGCCGGTCGGATCAAGCTTTTCGCCCGCAGTAATTGCGGTTTGAGCGTCCGTTTGCTTGAAACCGTAAATGTATGAACCATCAAAATACCACTGTTTGTTGGTATTTTCCACTTGACTTTTGAGAATGGTTTGCATGTTGCGTTCCATCGTGACAAGCCATTCACGATTGCCAAACACACCATCAGTAACACGAGTGTTAATGAGCGATTTTTCGATGGCGATCACTTTGCCATCATACTTCATCAACGCACCTTCATGCGGCTTCATAAACCGCGACATTTTGTATTTCACTTGAAACATGCGAGCGATTGCCATCGGAATGTCAACACGCTTGAACACTTCTTTGCCTTTGATTTGACTGGCTTCTTCATCAAGAAGAGTAAGGCTGCCACCAAGAGCAGTCGAAACTGCTTTGATTTTGACACGCTCAAACGTGATGAGAGAAGAATCGAATTTGTTCAACATTTATTTGTTCCCGTTCGTTAACTGATGAAGATCATTATACAGATATTAGGGTCAAAGTCAACAGTTATTTGGGTTCAATTTCCACGAAAGTGAACACATCGTCGATGTAATCTTCGTCGCTGATTACTGCAAAAAACGTTTCATTATCAGCATCACAATAAAAGCGAGACATTTCGTTGTCGTCGATGATTTGTGCCAAATTGTCCACGTCGTCACGAACAGTAACTTGATCAGCACCAACAAAGGCACTGTCGTCAACATAATTGACAACGAATCGTGTGAGCGAATCTTTCACACTGTCATCTTCGTCAACAATAACAATGCCGATGTAACCAATGCAGAGGCTATCCCAAGGACCAATGTTGGAAAATGCAGCGAATGCGCGTTGTTTAAACATGGTAGTTCCTTAAAGTTGTTTGCATGTAGTCATCATACTACAATTAGGGTAAAAGTCAACGGTTTGGTAAAACCATTAGGACCTGTCGCGGTAGTCGTAATAGACCGCGAATGTGGTGGCGTCCTTTTTCAAACAGGTGGATTGCCCAACCCACCCTTTACGGCGAGGTCCACGGTACACCACACGGACACGCATCCCTGAGTTTAAGCATTGGTTGGCCCGATGGATGATATTCAGATTTTCTTCAGTAACCGGAATACCTTTTGCAATGGCATTCTCAGTAGGTGGGGCTTTGTGTTTGGCAAGCAGAATTAGCGTTTCGGGCGCTTCTTCCCACAAATCATGCAGATCGTTGACGTACATGTTATTCGTCTTTCATGAAATATTCGCCAATGAGGAATTTGGCTCTATTGATGGTCATACGAGCTTCGTCTTCCAAACCTCTCGATAGTTCCTCTTGTGCATCCGAGAGCACACTCAGAATTACCATGGCTGGTCCTGCAGACATGAAAGTGAACGAATCTTCAACGGACATTTTGAATTCGTTGGGGTTGCACCCATAGCACAACATGTTGAAATCAACAACCTCGTCATCCATTTCTTTCTCCACGAATTAACTATGGTGCAGCATCACCCCAATTGACGTGAAAGTCAACTGATTTAGTGTAGTACTGGCATATTTCCTTCGGGAGTGATGTGAACAACCCACCACTCTCCAAGCATGGGGTTGTTGGTAATCCAAAAACCATCGAACGGTGTTAGCCATTCACGGAACGATTCTTCCGTAGCAGTCAACACCGTTACTTCGCCTCGAGCCACAAGACTGCCGTTGTCGTCGTAGATAGATTCGGTTCCGAATGAAGTAGCAACCTCCACCGATTCAGGAATCGGGTGCATATCGGGTGTAACCAACATAATTACATGCATGATTTTTCCTTACTTGTTAACAAGACCGTTTTTTTCATCTACCATGTGTTGGAAGATGGTATCGAGGAGACTGTGAGATGTTGGTTCGAGTGCAATACCAGCATACGAATTGATGCGGTCGATATATGCCAGCATTGAGTCGTGACGTTCATCATCACCTTGCGCCCAATCATCATTTTCAGCAGCTCCGCGGAAAATGGCTTTGTCATCATCGGACATCGTGCCACCATAACACATAATCATTTCGCCGAGCACTTGGATGGCGATCTCTCGGTCAAAATCACCAAATTCACCATCACCTGCCATCATGTCGGCAAGAATCTTTTTGTACTCACCTTTTTTGAGTTTGTCGGCAACGATGACGTTAAGACGCGCCTCTTCCTCGTCTGCACTCGAATCATCGTCACATTCGTTGACCTCCACCCCTTCGAGAAGAGCTTCACGAATAACGTATTCGAGATCCATGGGCTCATCGCCCTCCATTACACCAGTTCCCCACCAACCCATGTCAATCTCCTTTGTTAATCGATGCGGCCACATTACCCCAAAGTGGGGTAAGGGTCAACAGAATTATGCACGCATACTGATGATTTCATTTGCAGAACCCATCGTTGCCACCCCAAAACTTGCGGTTTCTTCGGTGGTATAATCGAACTGCTCTTCCAACCACACACCATTTTTGCGATACACCAGTTTATGCAGTTCGGGCGTACCAACAATCACTGTAGTATCAAGGTTGTAGCCCGACAACGGATTAATCAGTTCCCAAACGCGACAATCTGAATCAGGTCGAGCAGCACGTCCGATAACTTGGTTCAATTGAGGATAAGAACCGAATTGACGACCAAGTACCACACTTTCACAATTCGCTACGTCAACACCCTCGTTGATTTTGTTGCAGTTGACAACGAATTGGTATTTGCCTTGCGAAAAATCGTTGAGAATTCGATCCAATTCACGTTCGGTCTGCCCGAGAATTGCGATTGCTGAATAGCCTTTATCACGCAGATATTCAGCGATGATACCAACTTCACGTTTTGTGCGCACAAACACCATCGTTTGACCCATTTGATCTGCGTACGAATCAAACATGTCACGCAAAATGCGCGTCTTGTCTTTTTCGGGTGCATCAACAAAGCTGTAAAGCTGCGTAGGTGCGAGATAACCTTCCGCAACCGCTTGTTCACGCGAAATCGGTGCCACGATTTCTTCGAATTTAATCAAACAACCATCTGCACGATCGGGGGTTGCGGTGAGACCAATAATCGGCATGTCACCAATCTGTTCAAGTTGGTATTGAATCGACATCATCGCTTCGTGGTGAGCCTCGTCAATACAGGTAATGTCCCAACCTTCATCCAGCAGTTCTTGCGGGATATCGCTGAATGCAGATTGAATGATGATATCGACGCCGACAGCGGCAGCATACGTGGCTTCTGCTTGCGACAGAAGGCGGTGTTTGTGCGCAATAAACATCAGACGCAGATTGCGACCTTTTACACCAAGAGCCTCACGGACTCGCGGCGAATTGAAGATCATACCAGAAGTCAACGTCTTACCAGCACCAGTCGGAAGCACCACGAGAATGCGCTTCTTGCCATCTTCAAGTGCTTGTTCAACTTGATTTCGTGCGGCAACTTGATACCAACGTACTTGTTTTTCGCCATACAGCTCGATTTCATCAACAGCAACTTCTTGTACGTCGTTTTGAATTTCTTCGTTCATTTCAATGCTCTCGTGTTGTTAACCAATGAAGATCATTATACAGATATTAGGGTCAAAGTCAACAATTTTTCAATTTATTTCCTGTTTCAAAAGTGCATTTGAGTAAGGGATTCATACTGTCCTTTCAGAAACCAGAATCAAACATATCGTTGACAATCCAGACACGAAGCGTTTCCCATTCATTCAGTTCATTTTTGATGGAACGCTTGATGTCATCAGATGCTTTTGATGCTGAACTGGCGCGAATCATGAGATCGTTGATGTGTTCTTCAACAAGGTCCTTAATTGCGCGAGCGTGTTGTGAAGTGCAATTCAGTTGCACTGTTCTGTTTTCTTTGAGGCTTGAACCTGGCATCAAAATCATTTCTTGCTCCTTTGTAAGAAATGTTATTATCCACAATTGGGTCAAAATGTCAACAACTATTATTGCACCCCAATAGTTGTCCCATAGCTCGCCGTGGGGCTTCCCAGCTTTCGCTCTCTGCAACGTGGTTGGTTACCGTCAAAGTAGGGTCACTATATCATGAGTGACCCTAAATGTCAACGATTACGTGAGACCCCAATCGTGTTTACCAGCCATCCGTTCTTTGAGTGCTTGTGACATGTTGTCAACTTCAATACCCAAAGAATCTTCTTCATCGATATTTGCCCTGATATCAACCGCGATATTTTGTGCATATAGGGGGTCATATTCTGTCAACATGTCGAGAAGTTCTTGTGAACGAATCTTACAATCGTTCACATGGCACATGGTATTCTTTCCCACTCTGTAGGTTATTCCCATCTCAAAATCCACTTGATGGTTTTCCTGCGGAAACCTTTCGTCGTATTCGTTGATAATGATCGTGTCATTAAAACCAAACAGGTCGACCCGAACCAACATACCGTATTCGAGCAGCAGAACATTGAGTCCAGTTTTGAGGCATTTCCAGTCGTTATGAATCACAATTTTGTCCTTTATGAGGGTTGTCAGCAGTTAATCGCTTCCATATTCTGAAATAAGATGGTCACGAAAAGTACTTGCCTCTGGCCACTTGGTGAGCTGTTCATCAGTCATTTCACTGAAGGAAACTGTCTCTCCTTGGAATAGTGGCCATACAGCAACGGCTGTTTCTATTTCGTCTCTTGTTGCATTACTGAAGAAGCAGTCGGCCCAATGACCTTGGTGCCCTTCGAACACGCCAGGAATAACAATCCACAGAGGATTCATTATCGAGTGGGAGTCGGAATGGAAGTAAAAAATCCAACGTCGGCAGATTCGAAACTTGCTACCTCACTTGGAAGGTCCACGTACTCATTGAAGTTGTCGGTGAATGAGCGGAGTGTTGCTTGGGCTTCGTTTTCAATCACTTCCTGATCCTCAAGAGAGGGATCATAGTCCACGACAAGTGCCACAGTAAAAATCATCGTCATCCGTTTCATGTCATTTTCCTTTTCAAAAATCCACTTTTATTCATCCAGGTATTGATCGATTGCGGCCATAATCTTACCAGCTTGGTCGCGTGTCAGACCACAAATCACCTGCCATTGCCAACCGTTCGTGGTCAATTCGATTGTAACACGACGTGGATTAACATCGTCCGGTCGCACCCTGACGTCGAATTTTTCGATGCTGCGTTGCTTGTAATAAGCATCATTATCCGAGCTCATTCCGCACCTCCGTGTAATTTTGCAGCGATCGATTCTTTCCATTCGGAAATGTTCAGGTCACTGATCCAGTTAAAGATCGCTTCGAGTGCCCCAGGATTATCCTGGAGAAAATCATCCATGTCAGAATAACCGATAGCGTTGATAACTTTGGTGATATTCCTTACGCCGCGAGCTCCTTCCAGGGAATAGAGCTTTTCCTGGTCGATGTATTCGTTAAGCAATTCGCCGAGGTCTTTGTCTTCGATGTCGATTGCCATTTCTGTTCCTTTGTTTGACGGTGAAGACATTATCCACCATTTAGGGTAATAGTCAACGACTATTTGATTTCCGCCTGCTTATAATTAGCACACTTTTTGGCCATCCAAATAGGATCAAAGTTGAATGGGTAAAAGAACCACCCGTTTCGAATTCCATGTGGATTGCCAGTCATTTCAGGGTCAGGATTGTCACATTGGATATGTGCGTCACCCGGAATGCTGCGTTTGAATTCACAACTATAACAGTTTTTGGAGTTCATGGTATGCTCACAGAGAGTTGAAACAATTACTCGTCAAAATCTTTTGAAATTCTGATAGCTTCGTCGTAACCTTCCCAGTTGTCAACGCCAGCTGCTTCGAGTGCTGACAGAAAATCAGAATCTTTCATCAAAGATTCGTATTCATCTTTGGTCAGCGTGACCGAACCATCTTCGTGTTCTACCATTTACTTCTCCTCAATCAAGTGGTGGTGGGACCGCTGGGACTCGAACCCAGGACCTACGGATTATGAGTCCGCTGCTCTAACCAACTGAGCTACAGTCCCAGAATTTAATCAAGTGTCATGAAATCGTCGTTGATATCAACAAACGCATTGAACGACTCGTTGCATTCGGGACAAGTAATAATTATGTCCAGTTTGTTTTCATCATGAGCTGCTTCCGTGACAGTCATATCAAGAGATACAACTATTTCGCCACCACACTGAGGACATTTCATTTGTCAGTTCCTTCAAATTTTTTACGAAGAGCTTCATAGGTTTTGCGTTCCTGTTCCAGGAGGCGTGCGGCGACTGCTTGGCGCTGCCGCTCTCGTTCAGCTTCTTTGCGTACTGCAATACCTTCAATATACTCTGAAACGGTAGTTGTGTCAACTTCTGTTTCAACGACTTCGAAAGTAACAACCACACTGTCTTTGTATGCGCTTGTATTACCCAATTGATTTAGATGGCTGGTAACGTGGCCACGATTGCGCCAGATTTTTCCCTTCTTGGTAAACTGAGGATACATGCCACCCGTCGAGAACAACCCATCACCGCGGCGAATTTTATAAATGGTTTCCATTCCTAGTAATTTACTCCGCAATACCTTCAGTGTAGACGATTTGTTTTGCCGACTCAAGTTGCTGTACTCGCAAGATGACATCGCTTCCATTGACCGGCAACACAATGGTGTTATCGGGGTATTGCATTGACAGCTTGAGCCCCTCTTCCAGCCGCTCGGTATCGGCTCGCGTAAACAGCTCATCGGGCGACAGGGGATCGGACATGTAGTCAACGCCTGTTGCTGTTCGAATCGCCCACTTGACTTGATAGATAGCCTTATTCATTTCTTGTCTCCTTACTAGTAAATTACAACCGCCTTACTTGGCGGCCGCAACACCCTTCTTCATGTTATACAGGTAGGTAGTGGCACCCGACTTCGACATATCGAGCTGGTTCATGAACAGAGCGATGATCTCTTGGTTCGACTTACCAACATTGGCATCATAGATCGCTCGAGCAGCGTGTTGTTTAGCACCCTTCTTCGGTTTGATGATCTTGGTACCAATGAAAGTACGGCCGATCTTGATGTCTTCGACAGGCACAGTATCATCATAGCCTTTGGGGCCGATGTAGTTACCATCTTCATCGAAATCAGATTTTGCCAGTTGTGAATAGTGGTCGGGATGAAGCCAAGGGAAATTCACAAAGAATTTCGAGGTCAATCCACGAGCCGTTTTCAGCACATCTTCAGCACCGAATGCGGTTCCTGCTGCATTCAGTTTGATCGCTTCGACAATCATGTAGCGGAACAGAATCTCCGCTTCCTTGTCAAATTCGGTTTTGGTTTCGATACCGAACATGTCTTTGATGAGGTTTTCAAAACGATTCTTCGACCACTTCTTTTCAGAAAAGGAGTTCGCAAAATGACCAGCTGCAGTCACCGAACGGACATCGAAGTTTTGTTGTGCCAGGTTTTCAATGATTTGGTTCATTTTGATCTGTCCTTATGTGTTGTCAGTCAATGAAGGCTATTATACCGATTTGGACTAAAAGGTCAACGGTTTTAAACAGGCTCGTTGATATATTTGTACACTCCGTAAGCTACGTTCGGATCCGTTTGAGCCTTTTGAAGGGCATCACGAGCTTCCCTGGCTCGATCTTTGTGATACCACACACCCTGGCCTTGCCATTGAGACACCCATCGCTCGCCAGTGTTACGATCTACACCACAAATGATGTACATGTTCATTTAATGCTCCCGTATTTCTCCGTAAGACGAGCAAGTTCTGCGCGTTCACGTTCTTCGATTTTTTGCTGATTGATAACCCAACTACCCACACGTGCTTCATATTCGCTATCAGTTTCCGGACGATGAACATTCACGTTAAACGAATAAGTATCTTCCCACGCCGTGTGTTGTCCATAATCAAAACGCACCGTATCACCATGGCGTTCAATGAGATTTTGACACAGCTCGAGTAAGTTGGTTACTTTACCATCAAGGTCGTAACAACTATAATTATCAACCTTCTCAGTAATCGTCAGCCGAGGCGGAGTTTTAACTTTTTTGCTCATATTGTGTCCTTTGTTTTTAATAAAGGTATGGTAATCCCGTTTGACCCAAACGTCAACAACTATTTGGTCAAATTGTAGTAGTACGTACGAGCCCCAGCCTGTGTCATATCAAGCTGGCTCATGAACGCTTCAACAACAGTTTTCTGGGATGCATTGTGCATTGATGCAAGGATGCCACGAGCACGCTCAATTTTAGTGCCGTTGGTGGATGCAACGGCTTTCTTTTTCACGACAGGTGTAGGTGCCGGTTTTACGACCATGCTGTTGATACTATTAGCCGAAACCAAAACTTGCTTACACACCCTACACGTATAACGCGCATTGAACAGAGAAATCTTGTTATGCACCTTTGCACCAACCTTGTGGTGACCAACCCCACAACCACATGAGTAGTTGAATTTCTTAAAGGTTTTTTCGATCTTGGAGTTGGTGACGTCATAACTGTGGCACCGCGAAATGTCTTTCACCCCCAAAACGCGCATAATTTCCTGCCAATACCGACCATGTACATCACGTTTGGTGCGCTTCCATCTACCAGTTCGAGACATAACGATGTCGGTTTCATGTGCCTGGGGATAAATTTTGTCGCAGGCCAAGTGTGCAAGTTCGTGCGGAACGGTGCGTGCCAAAAAAACATCGACGTTTTCATTCAACAACACAGCATTATAATTGACAGTCCATTTGCGGTAATCTGCCCTGCCGCCTGTAGTACCACGTAGTGTGTACAGAACTTTCGGCATTTCAAGTTCAACGCCATAGTGTTTTTCGAGTTTCGCAATACCTTCCAGCAGAATCTTGTTGATTCGGGTATACAGGTCGTATGACACCACTTGCTTGTTGTTCATGCTTGATCTCCGTTGTTGATAGAGATCATTATCCACATTTGGGTTAAAAGGTCAACTGTTGACATTACCCAAATTGTTTGTATAATGGCTTTAAATAATTGAAAGGATTAAAATGAAATATCTCGTTACTTTTGTGGGAGTAGTTTCGTGGCTAGCGGGTGTGGTATTGGCAAAAGCTGGCTGGCTATCTGTCGCCGCATTCGTGATGCCGGTATACGCTTGGTACCTTGTCGTCGCAAAAGTTATGGTGCATTTGGGTTGGGCATAAAGTGAAACCAGTGAAAGTGTTTTGGGACTTAGAAGAGACGTGCCTGACTTCATGGGAAGAAGGGTTGCTCTGTAACGTCTCGAAACTACGTGAATGGGTGGCTGACAATCATGTGACCGAGGTTACTGTATTCTCTGCAGCGGTGTATGATGAGCGCGATAAGGAAGTTTTTAACAGAGACTTCAAACAAATGCTCGAGAGTGCATTTGGTGTAACGGTTGTTGATTGCTTGACTTACGATGACGTTCGTAAGGTTGTGTGCAAAGAGCATCGCATGCAGCTCGATCTACATGAATTTATCTCATTGTGGGGCAAGCAACGCGGCTTCCATGATTACTGTATGACGACAATGACTGATTGCACAGCTGTGCTTGTGGATGATTGTGTTGGTAACATGACTACTGTGTTCCATGACAAGAATTTGACGGTTGAGCTCGTGCGTGTTGCGTTCGGTAAACCGTTGCGCAATGTATGTTGACCCAAATTATTTTTGATGTATAATAGGGTCAACTTAAATAAGGATTTGTAATGAACTCAACCCTCGATAAGGCTAAACAGGTACTCACGTCTGCACTTACCAAACTTGAAGAAGTAGATAAGCTATTGCTCGACAAAGAGGTTCTTAGGATAGTTAGATCCAATGCCGACAAAACAGGGAAAGCTGTCATGAAAATTCTGCAAAAGGAATTGCCCGATGTTTCGATACAGGAGTTGGTTGAATCGGTCAACAGGTTGTTGGAAGCTACAAAATGAAGACCTCTGATTTTAAACAAGCCGTAGTCGACACGCCCAACTATGTGGCGGTATTTGCTATCATCAACGCTAAGAACGTACCTGATTGGTTGCAACCGTACGCATCACCAGGCGACGAGCTAATTTGGCGCCCGTGGGAGAATTCGTTTTACCACGTAGCTTCTCGAAAGCTTATTGATGTTGCGCCTTCGTACGTTAAATTCGTTGAGTATCGCCAAATCTAGGCGTTGACTTTTGACCCTAATGTTGTATAATGACTTCACCGTCAAACAACGAAGGAAGTAACATGAGATTGTATGAGATCGAAGAAGAATCCAAATGGCACATTCAGCTCAAAGAGATTGAAAACGCTGAAGATGCAGGTGATGAGTTCTTCACCGAAGATGAGTTGAAGGAAACTTTAGGTGTGAGTTATATTAGCACTTATTCGGCTACGATCAAAAGTAATGCAATCATCGAAGTCCTTCAGTCACTGAAGGCTGAAATGAAACAAAAGGTAAAGAAATCAATCATCATTGAAGATGATGAGTTTGTTGACTTTCTTCAAGATCGTGGCATTGCTGTTTCGGATTATGTGAAAGGACTTCGTCGGGTTGGTAACCGCTTGTCTTTGCATGAAAAAACTGAACGCAAAGTTGCGAAAAAAAGTGATGCTCAATCGTTGATTTCATTGGGATTTGCTGCCTTGAACAAAGGTGTCAAATACAACATTGACGTGAAATATGCATACGAAGATTATGCAAGTGTTATTCGAATCCTGCAGAAACTGGTAACTTGGGAACAAATGGTGGAACATGCAAATGGTGTTTCTTATGAATATGAAGGTTGGAGGAATGCTCTTGACTTCATGAAACAAGTGTGGGATGAGCCTGATATGTTTCAAAAAGATTGACCCTAATTGTTGACTTACTGCAAAAAACCTGTAGAATAGTCTTTGTTGTGAGAGCAACACCACCTAACTAAACGGAGATTTACAAAATGGCAAACGATCTGATGACTGCAATGACGACTGATGTGAATGTGGGTATGGACGAAGTCGTTTCTGTGTTTGTTTCGAAATATGAAGATGGTCTTTTCCTGAAGAAAGATGAACTTTCGGCAAAAATCAAAACTGCCAAACGTGATATTGATGATCTGCAGAAGGCTGTTGTGGCTTCGGTTGATCAGGATCAGTATGAAACCACCATTCCTGTGGTTGGTCTGTTCACCAAAGTGACTGGTGTGGATGTGAAGTGGGAAGGTACGTATCAAAACAAAAAGCCTGTCATTCAAGTGAATGTTGGTGTGTTTGATGAAAAAAGTGAACGTGACTATGCCTCTTTCACCAAAACCTTTTTGTTCGACATTGCCAAAGAAGATGTTTCGTTGAACAATTCTTTGAAACAAGAATTGGAAGGTTTGAATGCTGAATTGGTCGAAGTGATGGGACAGATCAAATCTGTTGGTCGCAAAGAACGTCAGATTCGTGGCAAAATCAGCGAAATGAAACTGGAACAGAGTGGTTATTCTGGTCTGTTGGAAAATCCTGAAATGTTGAAGTTGGTTCAACTGAACTAAAGGAAAAGGAAGGAGGAGAGAAATCTCCTCTTTTCTTTTAACCGGTTGACTTTTGACCCAATAGTTGTATAATGACTTCACGGTCACAAATGGAGCAAGACATGTGGTACATCATGAAGGGCTATCACTACGACGCCAAGAAAGTGTCAATCGCTGACATTATCAAGGAAGAGCGTGGTAACTTCTCAATCATCATCTGTCAGCGTGAGTCTGGCTACGACAAAATGACTCCCACCTTTCTCATTTCACACGGCAACGAAATGGATGAGGAACTTGGTGCAACGCGTTATACCCAAGATACTGGCAATGGCTACAAACGTCGTGGATGGTTGTTACGAATTGAGAATATCATCTATGTCGACAAAGATGGTGTCATTACTCACACAGTGAACGATATCGGGTTGGACGTGGATGAAGAGCGTACCCCTTGGGTGTGCAAATAAATCGAGGGTGTGATCATGGGTCAGTATGAAACAATTCAGCAGTATTGGAAGTACGCTAATGAAACACGTAACATTGGACTTGAACCAATGACGTTTAAGCAGTACACTGATTACATCGCACAATGCAAAGTGTATGCCGACCTGGAAGCGACGATGCTGAAAGAGTTGGTTTCTCAAATTACGAGGCAGACAAGCTGAAATGACAACAGATTTGAAACGGTGCACGCTCGGCGTTGTCGTAAAGTATAATCCTGCCTGGCGTGATGCAAACGATTCCAAGCCGTTGGATTGGGAGCTGGGGCATGTGATGGGGTTTGCTCGCAACAGCACAGATGAAATCATCCTCAAGATTCAAACAGATCGTGAGGAGATCGTATCGATTCATCCAGTTCATGTTCAGTTGGATTGGTAACCGCCAACATTTTTAATATCAACTATCTAAAGGAAGATTGATTATGCCTTCACAATTTTGTGTAAAATATGATGGGGAAGTTGAATGGCTTCCGTTTACGCGCCGACATCTCGCTGAAATCACGGGTGAGCCTGTTCCGCCCAACAAGGATTATGAAGAGAGTGTTGAGTTGACCAGCGACCAAGCGTGGGATCTGATCGACAAATGGAATGAAATCGCTGCGCTTCATGACGGCGCGCAGTATTCCCTTTGAAGGGAACTTTCGTTGACTTTTTACCCTAAATGGGTATAATGAAATCATCGAAGAGCAAAAGGGAATAGAATGTTTACGCGACTGAAGGGCGATCGTCGGGCTAGCGGTGGATTGATCATCGAATTGCCGTTCCTTACCTGCAAACGGATGGCTGAAGTGTTTGGTCGTGGGGCAGGATTGTCAACGCAGAAAAAGGAAAAATATTCCAACAGTATTAGTGTCCATCACCAAGAAACTGGTGAAGATCTGTGGTTATACATGTCGTTTGGTGAATGGCGCATTGGAGGTGACTCAAATTGTTCCGTTCTGGGTGAATTGATGGAACTGCTTTGTCCAGTCGAGTACAAGGGATTTGGTGCTTTGTCTCCACGCACCATCCGTGAAGGTTGTACACACGGTGTTCCTGATGAAGCGTTGCAAAAGCTTTGTGGTCTGTAATTTTTGAAATAAGAGGTGAGTATCATGGCAAGTAAGGACAAACGTCACAACAAAGATCTGAACGCGGATCGTCGCGAAAATCGTCTTGCGAAACTGGCTCGTAAGAGTCAGGATGCAAAATCACAGAAAAGGATGCGGAATCGTGAACAAGACTACATGTGATGTGATCGATCTTACGGGGATTGATGAAGACACTTTCTCCCGCATGCTTACGCTGTTTGTGGTTCAGCGACTGAGTGAATGTTCGCAAGACCAGTTCGACGATTATTACGCTCGGGGGCGCTCTGAAGGCATGTCAGATCGTGAAGCAACTGAGAATGGTTTGGTTATGGCCATCTTTAATGAGATGGTTATCCAATCAGTTACCGAGGTTGCTCAACAGCTCGTGAAGGATGCAGGAGATGTTTAAAAGACTCGAACGACTTTTTAACTGGAAAAAATATCCAGGCTCCGTCTTTTACATTGCTCTGCCTCTTGCTACGGTGGCGTTTATGTTGTTATTTGCTAGGGCAATCCTGGAGTTAAAGATCCATGGTGACCCTTGGTTCCTGGTCATTGCCGCATGTGGAGTTGGGTTGCTTGTATTTGCACTTTGGCCCTTACGCAAAGAGATCATGAAGCATTTGTGATAGACTAACATCTATCGTTGCCATGCCTTTTCATAGAAAAGTTTTATCATTTTTTGGTGGAACTTTTCTATTTTTTGTTTGTCTAAAAAATGCACCCCAGTGCATCATGATAATTATACGGATTTTCTTCCTTATAACCCCCGAAAATAGTAGATGTTGACTTTTGTACCCTAATTAGATATAGTATCTTTAAGTCAAACAACTTCGAGAACTCCAAAAATGTCCAGTGCCGTTACACTCGATACCGTTAAAGAAGGTGATGTGTTTCTTTCCGAGTGGCATATAATGGAACCCAATCGTCGCTGGTTCTATATCTCCACCGTGATTAGCATGGAACCGATCTCAACTCGGTTTGGTGTTCCAGATCGAATCCTGGAAGTGGAAGTTGCTACAAACGAAGGCCGTGTGATTGATAAAAGCAAAAAAATCTGGTTTAGCCAAGTTGTGAAGGGATTGGTATGACTAGTGCCGTAGTTTATTTTGATGGTGGGTCGTCTACTCCCCCAGGAAAGAAAAAGAAAAACGAACTTAAAGTTTCGTGGGGTGTTGTCAGCTGCATGGAAGATGAGCAGATTGAAGTCAACGGCATGGTGGTGAAAAAGCGTGGTCAGGTGACGAGTGGTTGCCACGAATGGGTTGCCTTGATTGAAGCTACGTTACTCATGCACAATCGCGGCTATAAGCCACACGAATGTTCTTTTTACACGGATGACCAATTTATTGCCTTTGCCCACACATACGTGCAGGATGAGAATTATCTTATATCTTCACGTGATAAAGTGATTGCAATGATTGATTATATTGTGCATTGGTTCTATCCAAATGCAGAAGGCCTGCGGGAACTGGTGTTTGATTATATCAAACACTCCCACATGAATTGGGTCAAGGGTCATGGTTTGAGTGTCTATAATTGTAGAGCAGACTATCTTGTGCGTCAAGCGCGGTCACAGGCGCCATTGCTGTCGTACGACAGATGGCTAGCTGACTTTTGTGTCCTTGGTGGCGAACGAGCACGGGCAATTGGAGCATCTTTTTTGAATGCTGACCGTTGTCATTTTAGAAATATGCTGTAAAATATCTTTTGTTAAATTAGAACAGAAGAAGTTGACTGCAATCTTCGTCTTCTGGTGTCAAGATGTCAGGCTGTGCATACTCGGCCCGAGTACTCCGACAAAACCCTTGCAGGGTGAGTAGTTGGACGAAAACGGCTGGGATGGGCGAGTTCGAATCTCGCGTGACTTTATCTAACCAGTTTCTGGGCTGACCCCCGAAAGCAGCGCCTGTAGAAAACATCGGTCAGGATGTTATTATGAGGGTGAAGATTGTTCGTCTAGCGGCTAGGGCACCGGCAATTGCTGCCGGAAACAGCGGGTTCGAATCCCCTACAATCGTTTGCACAACACATATTTTGAAAGATTTCTTGTGAAAGATGTTACTGGAAAAACACTAGCTTTTGGACAGATGGTTGTGACTAATCTTCAGGGTTACACAGCGGATCTTGTTCAAGCAACCGTTGTTGGTTTCACGGAAAAGAAGATTCGGTTAGCAACTGATACACCATGGGAACATGAAAAGGTGACTACATTTCTTAAATTTCCAGAACAAGTTGCAATTGTATCCACGAACAACAATGCAGAGGTTAGGGAATGGCGAATTCGATTCCCCCAATACGAATATCGGCCGCAAGATGGTTGCATTGCGCTTAAAGCAAAGTATACATTCCAAGACTAACGAGAGGTAATTGTGGCAATTAAACTTTTTTACACCGATGATTGGATTCTCCTGAAAGATGGCGATACAACCGTGTTTGCAGGACATTCTGTTTCAGCGTATGAGTTGAAAAACATTCTGGAAGAGATTACGATGGAACCTGTCTCCTTCAAGGAAATTTCTGTTGAAGAAATGGAGATGTTGTAAAAAGTTGTTGACTTTATAAATAAACAACGTATAATAGATTTTGTTGTGATGAACACAGTTAATAATTCCCCCGGCGGGTTGAGTTGTTAACGACAGCGTAGATGAAAAAGTGTTCCTACGCTGACCTAATTTAAAGTAACAATTGCGGGATGGAGCAGTGGTCAGCTCGCCGGTCTCATAAGCCGGAGGTCGTTGGTTCGAATCCAACTCCACGCAACCAAGAATTAGTTGGGTAGACGTACCCAAGAAGTAAACGCCAACCATCTTGGGAACTAGGTGGTGATCGCAGGGAATCCAGCGTGCGAAAGGTGGCGGGGTAAAAGTCCTCACGAATAGTTCCCCGATATTGAAAAACATTCAATGCGACGTAGGCTGACAAGCGTCCCCCTGGTCGGATAAGGGTGAGAGTGGTGAAGGTAAGTGGTTAATCTTGCCTTCATACGATTTTTTGTAACCAGTTTTGAAAAATTGGTTGACTTTTATAAATAAGTCATATATAATTAATGTAACAATTGAGCAATGTGCTCGAAACCATTTAAGGAATGAATGAAATGTTCACACTGAAGTCAAAAAGTTATTGTTCCAAACTCTTAGGGGGCTTATCCTAACGAGGCGACTTCGTTTGTTCATCCGAAACAGATTACTTCGCCCCGTTAGAAATAGCGGGGCTTTTTTTGTATGTAGTACTTGATCTTTTACAATTTGAAAATTTATGCGGGTATGATGTAATGGTAGCCTGAAACCTTGCCGAGGTTTATGCCCCAGTTCGATTCTGGGTACCCGCTCCAAAGAAGTTCTTTTTGGAGACCGTGTGACGAGAATGGTATTCGCCTGGATTGCAAACCCAGAATTCGTCAGTTCGATTCTGACCTCGGTCTCCAAAGTGAATTTAAGGGCGTGCGTAGCTCAATTGGTAGAGCGTCTGGCTTCCAACCAGAATGTTGCAGGTTCGATTCCTGTCGCCCGCACACAATAGTAGAGTTGTCATAAATAGATATAGGAGGAACTATTATGTTCTATTACATCTATCAAATCACCAACTTGGTGAATGGCAAAATCTACGTAGGAGTGCACAAAACCGGCAATTTAGATGATGGTTATATGGGCTCTGGAAAAGTTATCAAACGAGCCATAAAGAAATATGGCATTGATAATTTTACAAAAGACGTGCTCGAATTTTTCGAGAGTGAAGAATTGATGTACGCAAAAGAGAAAGAAGTAGTAACTGAAAACTTTCTTGAGAGAGATGAAGTCTATAATTTACGCAGAGGTGGTTTGGGAGGATTTGACCATATTAATAAAAATTATGAAGAATTATGTATTCAAAATAGTAGAGCTAGAAAAAACACTGACAAAAAGTTGGAACAAAAATTAGGTAAGGATTGGAGGTCTGTAATAGGTAAGAAAGCTTCTGAAGCCGCACAACATCCATCCAGTAAAGCAAAACGACGCAAAACATTACTTGATAGAGGAATACGGTCTGACGCTAGCTATATGCACACAGCAGAGGTTAATGAAAAAAGGAAACTTGCCTATAAACAAAACGGTCACTCGATCGGTGAAAAAAACTCACAATTTGGTACTTGTGTGATAAGTTATCCATCGCTGGGTATAAAAAGAAAACGAATTAAAAAACATCTATTGTGTGAATATATCGATCAAGGTTGGATGTTAGGTGCCAAGAAGAAAGTATTTGAAATGTTTTATTTGGATGCTCCCCCGTAATGGTATGGGCCCCGGCTGTAACCCGGTGAGCGGCTAGACCGAGTAGGTTCGATTCCTACAGCATCCACCAGTATTAAAATTTACATTGGGTCCATACGCTGCTAAGGACGCAGCCCGGTCTGTAAAACCGTAGCCTTTGTGCGTGGCAGGGATCGTTACCTGGACGGCGCACCAGATTATTATCACTGTGCTAGTTTAAAAGGCTAGAACACCTAACCAATAACACTTGTGACGTCCAGGTGTTGAGGTTCGGCGGGTCGCTCCCGTTTGTACAAAAGGAGGTGTGGGGTCGGTACCCACGCATGGTGTCCAAATTAGTAATGGAGATTGATCCCCCCGTCAGGCGCGTAACCTGATGTCTCTAAATAAGTCTGGGGGCGAATTAAGACGAGGTGGTTAAACTCCCCCAGTCTCCACCATGTACCGCAAGCATTAATGGTGATGCAATAGGCTCTTACCCTTTAGAACACGGATCGTTACCGTGGCGGTGCACCAACGAATAATTTTGGGAGCGATGTCGACTGGGTAGACATCCGGCTTTTAACCGGAACACAGAGTGGGTTCGATTCCCTCCGCTCCCACCAAAATTGAAATAGGTATGATCCGCGATACATGCGAAGGGACCCGGCTTGAAAGAGTACAGGTAAAACTACAGCGGAAAAATATATGCGTGAGTGGTGGAATGGTATACACGTTGGTCTAAGAAGCCAATGCCCTCGTGGATTGAGAGTTCGAGTCTCTCCTTACGCACCAAATATCGAAGTGATGGGGAATTGGTATACCCTGGTGGTGGAATCATAGTGGGGAGCCCTGGGGAGCCAGGTAAGCGAAAGCGGTAACCCTTCCAACAAACCGCAGCTTGTGTGGGTTCGAATCCCACCTTCGGTACCAGATAAGGAGGGCTCGAGTCCATGTCTCCTCCGCAAGTTATGGAAGACGGGCAGGATGGTAATGCAGCGGATTGCTAATCCGTAGGCCCATTTACGTGGGTCACAGGGTTCGATTCCCTGGTCTTCCGCCATATTTGACTGTGTTGTAATGGTAGCAAGGGGAAGTCCGAGGCGTGATGAGCGAAGTAGGCAACCAAATGCCCCCGAGGTGGTTCAATTCCACCCAGTCGAATGAATAAGTTATGCCCCTGTAGGCCAATTAGGTAGAGTCGGTGGATTTAAAATCCATTTATGTGTCGGTTCGAATCCGACCAGGGGTACCATATTAAAACACATCACCCTACCCAACGGGTGATAGACAGTGGTTGGAAGGATCTATCCGTGTATTGGATTGCCGATGGAAGCTCCCGGGTTGCACCGGTGCCAAAGGACCCAATCGTGGTGTGTTTTAATATGGAGATGTTAGCCGAGTTGGCCTAGCGGCGGCTGTCTTGAAAACAGAGGGCCTGGTGTCCCCAGGTGTGTGAGTTCGAGTCTCACCTTCTCCGCCATATTTTTGTAGTCCATCCCAGGTGATGGGTAAATGGTGTTGCGAGCAGGTAATGCTGCTGATAAAGATCGAAGCGCAACTTAATAGGATTGTGTTCCACCTACTACAGCAATGCCCGGGTACGCAATTTTGGTAAAGCGGCCTTCCTCAAAAGTAGGTGATTTTGTCAGTTCGACTCTGATCCCGGGTACCAAACAACATGCTGTGTATCAGTCATAAGATGATGCGTAGTGCCACCGGGCAACCCCGTGGGTGGTGATTGCCCCCGTAGGCCAATTGGTAGAGTCACATGCCTTAGGAGCATGTCAGTGTCAGTTCGAATCTGACCGGGGGTACCAGATATTAGCAACGCCCAGGTAGCGCAATCGGTAGAGGCAATAGATTCAAAACCTATTTAGTGTGGGTTCGAATCCCACCCTGGGCACCAAACAACGCAAGCGTGGTGGAATGGTATACACTCTGGTCTTGTGCAGAGTATCTGCTAAAGCGGGTACTCGACAGAAGCCAGCGCCGTGAGGATTGAGAGTTCGAGTCTCTCCGCTTGCACCATAACATAGGAAATCGAGATGAGTAAATTTGATGAAGAATCAGTGAAGCTGTTCAAGCAGCTCCGTAAACAAAATAAAAAGGGTTGACTTTTTTATAACGAGATAGTAGGATGTAATCCTCACGATCAATAGGAGAATTACATGTTGGAATTTTTTGCTGGATTGGCGACGGGCTATTTGCTCACGTGGCCAACTTTGATTACGCTTGCTGTCCTCGGCATTCTGTTTGAACACAATAACGTACGTGGTTTTGCAGTATTCACAGCAATCGTGAGTGCTGTCCTCGCTTTTTTCTTCTTCGACATCTCTCTCAAAAACTTGGCAATTGGTAGTGCCGTCTATCTTGTCATTGGGGTGTTGTGGAGTTTTTGGCGATATAAACGACACGCTGATAAAGCGGTTGAAGAGATCAAACAAATGACAGATGATGCATATCGTAAGTATGCTATCAAGGCTCTTCACCCAAGTCAGATGATTGATACTTTCGTAGCGTGGATCATTGTGTGGCCGTTCAGTTTGGTGGAAAATTTGACTGCGGATATCATTAATGGCATCCAACGACTTGTTACGACTGCATTCAAGTCAGTTTATAACAAGATTTATACGTCAGCTATCAAGAACATTTCCCTCGAAACCAAAGACTGAATAAAGGTGGGGGTGACCCCGCCTTTACCACAAAGGAGCTTAAATGGATACCGAGAAGAAATTAACCGAAGACGAACAGGTGTTCGGCGAAAACGTATTTGTTTACTGTAACCAACATCTGCGCCCACATCTCACTGGGTGGTGCACCGTCCCTGCCCGTAATAAAATCAAGTTGAAAGCAACCAATCACGTTGAAGCTGGATTGGAGTGCAAAGAGATGGGTTATAAACTTTATGAAGGCTAGTTGACTTTGACCCTTAATATTGGTATAGTCACTTCATTCAATCAACCAAGGAATACAAATGCCCAAGCGTTTTCAAGTTACTCTGCCTGGTAAAAGCGTGCCTGATCTGCGTGCTACACAAGGTGGGTGCAGTACTTCCGCTCCCCTCACTGAAGATGTTTATGCTGATGAGTGGGAACTCTACGACGGCGTATTGGTATTCCGTCAATATCAAGAATACGGTAAGCCATCCATCGTCGCCATGGCTTATGCTGTCGGTGCCTGGTTGACCTTCCAGGAAGTTGAGGACTAAATTATGCCGATGTTGAAACTTGATAATATTCCTGCTGATGAGCACGAAAACGTCATGACATCTTTTTGGACGATGATGCGCGAATGCGAAACTCGAGCGATTGATGACGACGACCCTGTGCTAAAGTCCTGGGTGGCTCAATGGGCCGAGCAATGGAATCGAGTGACGGGCGACTCGTTCAAACCGAAGTGGAAAGAGTGATGTCTTACAAACTGTTCATTGATGATGAGCGATTCCCAGTCACGGATGATTGGATCGTCGCCCGCTCTTCACAAGAAGCTGTTGGGGTTATCACCGTATATGGCTTCCCCATGGAGATTGCTTTCGATCATGACCTTGGTGGTGATGATACCAGCATGAGATTCATTAATTGGTTGTTGGATCAGATTCTTGATGAGAACCTGGCCATTCCAGTTGGGTTTAAATACAGTGTTCACTCCCAGAATCCTGTGGGAGCAAAAAACATTAAGGATGTGATGGACGGCATTCTGTATAATTTTGGTCCTAAGCAGTTGACTTAATTTTAAATTGATGTATAGTTATCAAACTGTCACAACGGAGTAAACAAATGGCACAACATCCGATTTTACGCATTCCTGCCGCAGTTGTTTTTGATGTGGAGAATGCTGAACATCGTCAGTTTTTCCATAACTTCCGGAAGAATCTGACCTGGAAAGGTGCTCCTAGATTCGTTCTTGAGGATCAGTGGTCGAATGTTCCTGACATGATTACCAACAAAATGTTGGATTATTACATGAAGGGTGAGTTTGGAACGAAATAGCAGTTCCCCAGTAGCACAGCGGTAGTTGCGCCTGACTGTTAATCAGGATGTCGGTGGTTCGATCCCATCCTGGGGAGCCAAAGAATTTGCTTAGTCGGCAAATAACGGTGTATCAGCGTTACTGATATGATCGGATGCCGGATCGCCGGGGCATGGCGGGGGACTGCGCCTTATCCTGTTTCCAGCTAGCCCACCAAGCTTTACGTGGTGGACCATGTCCGAACGATGGTTGAAAATGTTTCGGTGGTTGTGTCGCCTTACAGTAAGGCGGTGAGGTTCAGCTCCGGACCTCGGTTAGCGCCTAAGAGTAGACTGCTCAGAGCATAAATTACGGTGGCAGCACAAATTGTTGGTACTGCCATAAATAAAGATTTTGGTCCTCAGCATTGGTATGCGGCGGAGTTTTATAAACTCTGGAGACTGGTCAGATAGGCTGGAACGACACGGGTTCGAATCCCTGGGGGACTACCAAAAAAAAGAATTGCAGTTGAGTCTGCTCCGATAGTACCGTGAAGACTCGTACGTAAATCTAAGCGTGCTGAGGGTGCCCACCCAAGAAACAGAATGGGTTTGCAGTTTGTTTTACAGATGTTCTGACGCACCTCAATTCCCATGGAGGGATATTGAGACTGCGGTCCCCTGGCAGGGGCGAAACTGGAGAGTGCCAGCTCTCGTGGTAGATCGGGATGTCTATAAAGCAAATTATTATAGCGGGGTAGTGAGTAGTTGGCAGCTTACCGGCCTCATAAGCCGGCGTCTTTGACCCCGAAGGTTCGAGTCCTTCCTCCGCTTCCAGATATGTCGTAAAGGATTGGCCGAGATACTGGCCCTCGCGTGGTCCCACATTACAATACCCTGGTGTGGGGTAGCCCGGACGGACCGAAACCACTTAGCGGTGGGATGAACACAAGAGTAAAGGGATTTGAGTGTTCGCGACATATATTTTGCGGGATTGGCTCATTGGTTGAGTTCCAGCCTTCCAAGCTGGCTAAAGGAGTTCGATTCTCCTATCCCGCTCCAGTTTTACCCCTGCCAGCGGACTGGGGGGACGCCTTCTAAGCGACCTACCGAGGGTTCAACTCCTTCCAGGGGTGCCAGACCGAAAGGTTGCTATAATAGCGCCAAAGTGGCAATAGATGTGGTGGCCCATTTATTGCACGACGTGATTATAGTTAGGGACCACCAAGATTTCAATGCGGGTGTAGCTCAGTGGTGTTTACGCATTGTGTTAAAATGGATAGGCCTATCCACACACAATGGACAGGTAACGAAGTGGTAGTTGGAAGTGTGTGGCCAAAGGAGTAACGTTCCCTCTGTAAGCACATAGAATACTGCTTCTTTCAGAGCAACCACTATATAAGTGGTAGGCCGGGGGTTCGAATCCTTCTGCCCGTACCAAATTTAGAATTGTTGTGATGCCATTAGTGTATTGGGTGCACTCCAGCGCGAAAGCTGGCAGCCCGGTTCGATTCCGGATGGTGTGATGTTCCAGCTGGGCGGCAACCCAGGAGGAAACACAACGATAGGAAGCCCATTGCATTAGTTGCCGCTGATGCGATGGGTCTCCTTCAAATTTCTGTTGATAAAGTCTGTTATTAATGTTATAATAATTGTGTAGTAAAATAATGCCCGAGTGGTGAAATTGGTATACACAGGAGACTTCTTCAAGGGCCTGTTAACGCGGACCCTTCTAAAAATCTCCCGCTTCGGCTTGCCGGTTCGAGTCCGGCCTCGGGCACCATCACATAAAGGAGACTTCGGTCTCCTTTTTCCTTTGCAATATCAACAACTTACATCACGGGCGCACCACAAAAACATCTACTGTTGTCAATAGGTTACAAACAGGGTATAATTTTATTACCTGTAACTATTAAAAGGAAACAAAATGAAATTCTTCAAAAAGAAGCCGGTTGATGCCAGTGTTATTAATCCCAAGGTGGAAACGTTGATTGGTGTCAAAACCAACATCCACGGCAATCTCAGCTTTGAGAAAGCTATCAGGATTGATGGCAACGTGCATGGGGACGTAGCTGAGTCTGATGCAAATAGTTCTGATTCGAGTGTAGTTATTGGTGGACTCGGTTTTGTTGCTGGTAATCTGTGGGCATCCCTTATTCGTGTGGAAGGTAATGTGCGTGGCAATATTTCAGGAAACACTGTACATCTTGCAAATGGTGCCGTGGTGAATGGTGATATTGATTACGATGTTATCTCCATTGCGCCGGGAGCTGTTATCAAGGGCAAGCTTATGCAGCGTGGTTCCGGTTCGCTTGATAGCAGGGGAGCTGAAGATGCCCCTGTGTATGGTAACGGCACCGGTAATGGAAGCCAGGTTTCAGTTGTCGTCGATGCTGAAGAAATGGGACTCCCCCAACATCCGAATTCGGTATACGTTAGAACCCCCATTTGATGCAGAATTTTAGGGTGTTGACCCTTGCGTAAATAGTGGGTATAATTAATACACGAACAACAAATTCGTTTCATTTTTAGAGGAGAATCTTATGAAAAACATCCAATCGACTGTCGCCAGCCTATCCTGGGGACAACGTTTTGCCCTGATTGAAGCCTACAAACTGTCGGCCGAGGCTGCTTGCGAAGCTTTCGGTGTTACGACCGAGGAGTTGACCACTGCTTCCGATCTGAAGGGCAAGGGCATCTTTAAAATTGACACCGTGATGGATGTTGCACCCTACGGCGAATTGTTTGGTGTAGCGCCGGTAGCTAAAGCTCCCCGTACGGCAGGCCCTGCCACCAAGAAAGTTGCTACTCCGAAGAAGCGCGGCCGCAAGGGCGACAAAATCACTACTGCATTCCTGGCTGTCCCCGTTACCCCGGTTAGTGTTGAGGCGTTCATGAGCGAGTTTGGTGTGTCGCTGGCAGTGCTTCGGCAAGCCAAACGTTTCGATACCACGGAGCTGGCATCTACCCGGCCCGTTCGAGTGAAAAAGGTGAATGGCATCCTTACCATCTGTCGCCCCGAAGCTGAAGTTGCTGGAGCCGAACCCGTCGCCGATGAAGCCTAAAGTCACCCCTAGGGCCCTGAGGGCCCTAGTAGCAAAATAGTTCTAAAACCGTACGGGTTAAAAGGTGGGAATTCGCTTCCCACCTTTTCTTTTGTATAAATATAACATATACAATCTGAAACAAATTAGGGAGACTAATAATGAAAATTAAACAACTGTTGGGTAGTAAAACTATTGCTGAAGCTAACGATATGACGGCAATTACTAGTAAAGATTACGACGAGTGGTGTTCACAGATCGGTATGAAGGGTGAAGAAGTTTCTGTAGATGAGTTCAAAGAAGCTGCTTGGGAAGTCCTTGACAACGACCCTAAATTGGGTTCAGCATCAGAAGGAGATAAGGCCAAGATTGTGTCCAAACTCTGGAAGATGCACCAAAGCTAAAGTATATGTATGAACCACCTTTATTCACACCTTACTGTTGACGAGATACAATTTTATCTTGCGAGGGGTGTAGAGATGCACCCGCTGCTGTATCGTGCATTGATTGAAAAAATCTACGATATGGGAAGAAGCAACAAGGTTTGTCCAATACCACTCACTATCCTCGAGAGGTATTATTTCAACAAAATGAAAAAGGTGGGGTAATTACTAGTAAAAGAAAAAGGGCCGAAACGGCCCTTTTTTGTTTTGAGAGTTTTTCAGTACAACGAGTCGATGTTGATGGAGAAGCTCCCACCAAAGTCTTCCTCGTTCCATTTGCGATCCCCAACCACTTGCTGTCGGACGAACACTTCAGAATCATCAGCATCAGGTCCCATATAAGGACACTGAACGATCTTGTATTCGCTATCCCCATCATTATCTTCGAAGTCAATGTTGGGAAGAACTTTATCTTCGATCCGCTTCGCTGGTTTTGAGGCTTTGGCTGAAGCAGCAATCAACGCATCAATCTTGCGAGGACGTCCACGAGGACGTTTGATGCTGGTAACAGGTTCTGCAACTTTCGGTTTGTTTTTACTACCTTTAGGACGTGCCATTTGATCTCCTTAAAGTTTAAAGAAATGAAGAATGTTTTCAGCGAGGGCTGGTAACAGGAATGCCATACCAACTAAACCAAATACGAGTGAAGGGTGTTTAACGATCATCGCTTCGACTTTTGGGCTATGCATGATTTGTGATCCTTTTTAAATAACAAACGCTATGTTCAACGCTTTTTGGAAAAAGTCAACAGAAATTTAGATGCCCGGAAACTGTTCATGTTCATCACAAACGATACCAACGAGAGTCTTTTTAACGCAATGAATCTTGTTCCAAATCTTTTTGATTAAAGCCATCATTGCATTCTCCTTGGGTTGATGTGTCTATTATACTATGCATTTATGCTAGGTCAACAATTATTTGAACATTTTTATTGAATTATATTGTTGACTTTTAGGGTCAAGTCTGTATAATGAATTTATTGCTGAGGGAGAACTGAAATGAAAGCGTATGTTCAAGGAATGACCGCCGAGCAAGTTTTGGCGATTCGTATTAACGAGATCGAACAACTAGCTGAATTGATTAAGACGGAAGCTGCTACCTGGAAGGCTCCTGGTACGAATTGGGGGCATGCTGGTTCTGCATCCTATGTCGTTGAACAACTCGAAAACATCGCAGGGTTTCTGAATATTCCTACCCTCGAAGAGGATGTGTGATGAGATTCAAAGCTCTCAAATCGTTTGGTTACAGTATCTTCGTTACTCACCGTTGTGGTGATATGTGTTGTTCGTGGCGTGAGATCGATCGTGATACGATTGAAGAAGGTGAGGAAATTGATGTGTACTTCGAAATTGAAGATACTATCATCGATGAAGAATACTGTCTGATGCTTGTTAATGACAACAAATTCGTTCCTGTTGACGAAGAAGCGATTGAATGGTACAATGATAAATCACTGGGGCTCTGTCGGTAAATCAAAATGAAACGTGAACAACTTGATGTACTATTCTCTCAAATGGTGTGGGATCAACTCGGTATCACGACACTGGAAACTCGCAATAGCGATCGACTCGATTTTCATGAAGTGTCTGTTGCTTCTCTGAAGAAATTGATGCATGCAGTTTACGATGCTGCCAAAAATACCACCGAACCAGAACCGAAATCAGCACCGGTGATGGTTAAAATCGTTCGTGGTAATATGGAAAAATTCCCATACGGATTCTTATCGGAAGCTGACAGAAGTTTTGTGTCACAATCGGTTGGACACCACTTTATGGGCACACGCATCGATATGAACTTTTACCAGCTGACTAACGGCCGGATGGTTCACATCTACAACGCAACGGAGGTTGGTGGATAATTATGGAATATGATGCAAGAATTGGTGAACGGTTGTATACTTTTTACTCCGTTGATGACGTGCAGCGTGCAAGGGCATTATACGCCACGTTTACTGGAAACCAAAACGAGTTTGAGAACGCAATGGTGGAACGACACATCGACTTTGGTTTCCCATTTTACCCCGCTAGCTGTTGACCTTTGACCCTCATTGTGTATAATTACTTCATCAACTGGAGATACACATGAACTTGATTGAACTCGCTGAAGAACTGACTGACTCGGACATCATCGAGTTGTTTGCTCGCAGAGCTCTGATTGGTGAGCAAGAATATTTGCGTACCAAATGCAACGATCCTGATCTCAAAGAAAAAGACATTCGCGTATTCCGAAATACCCTGGCAAATAGCCAAGCGTTGTCTGAATTTGCTGTTGAAAATCTCTCTCTGGAGGTGTATGATACTCTCGTTGATGATATCAACGCCAAAATTGCAGAAATCGCAGAGGAGTATACACGAGATGTTTAAAGAAATCGAGCCATCCAACCGTTGACTTTTACCCTAATTGGGGTATAATGATTACATCAACTGACGACACGGAGCAATAAAATGGCACAAGATGTTAACAATCTGAAAGTTGGCGATTACGTCTGTTTCAAATACGACATCGAGCAGAGTGGTCAAATTCTCTCCGTGAAACGTGGCAATTACGGCAAAGAATACACCGTGCGTGCATTTCATGGTGAGTACGTCGACAATATCGATGGCACCGTTATCTCTCTGCAACCGCGTGATTGTTGGGTCGAGGAGTTCTGAAATGAATCTCAAGGATCAAATTACCCACGCAGAGCTTAATTTGTTTCGCTTCAAGCAGCGTGTCCGTGAGCAGGAAGGTCTCATTACCGAACTGAAAAGTCTCCGTGCTTCTTGCACACATACTTTTACAGACGCCGTACCTGGCTATGAGCACGAAGGTGGCACCTGCATCCATTGTGGCATTAACGAACTGGAAGCGGTTAAACCAAGAACTCGATTCAAATTCAGCAATGTGTTTTGCAGCCAGTGTGGTAGCGAATTCGGGCCTGGTGATCACGGATTCTCGTCATGTAAAGAGCACCAAGGAAATCGTGCAATCGGTTGACTTTTGTCCCAATCGTTGTATAATTGACTCATCGGTTAACAAAACAGGAACGACCATGGCTGCTTACGAAGATTATGTTGATGAAGAAGTCCGTGAACTCAACGAACAAAATCAACAGGATGATGCAGAATGAACGAACCTCGTGAAGTGATTATTATCACGAAACAGGATCGTCGTGGACAAATTATTGGGACTGTTCGTGATGCAGAAACGAACGATCTTATGATTGCTGCCACACCGGATTACTGCCTCGATCAATGCGCAATCCGACAACTCGAAATAACAAATGCACAACACGTACTAATGATGCTGCATAATCAAAAAAGGATCAACTATGAAGTTTAGAATTACCCTCAAAGACCCTGATGGCGTCTATGACAGTGTCGCTGATGCTGTAAATGATAGCATTCGGCATTCAATCTCGGTGATTGGTTCCGATGATGCTGCGGCTGATTTCGATTCTGATGAAGTCGAATTGGTAAAAGAAGCACGCACTGAAAAATACAACAGCTTCCTGAAGAAATGGATCGAATACGGAGAGTATGTCACGATCGAATTTGATACGGTTGAGGGAACTGCAGTTGTGGTTGAAAATTAATGGATGGGTTGATGGACTTGCTTCAACAGAAGCCATACACATTTAAGAGAGCCAGCTACATTTTTCAAACATATCAAATTGTGTTTGAGGAGACTCCGATACGTGAGGTGGTTGGTTATGATAATGCAGAAAGTCTAACTCGGTTACTAAATAGTGCTTGGCGTCTTGGCGCTGGTTCAGGGTACATCGTCGGACAATCTACACAATAAAGGACTCCCAATGACTGCAAGTAATCACCAAACAGAATCTGAATCAACAGCTCTTTCGTACATCAGCTATTTGACAGCGGAACCTATGATGGACGCGCATTTTCGTATGAACGATACTGGTTGTGTAATTATCCAGCCAATTGACGACGAAGAAGACAGCAAATATATCATCCTCCGCAATCGTTGTAATGCTGACACGTGGGACAAACTGGCCGAATTGGTATCGAAGCATCCTAATGTAATTATGGGTTGACTTTTAACCAAGTTTGGGTATAATGATCTCATCGATTGGGAGAACACTATGGCCTACGCAGACATCAAAACCAAGCAAGATCGTATTCTTTTTGTGAAAGAGAAACTCACTTCTGACTCCCGTTGGATGTTGAAGGCTCTTTTGGCAATTTACGATCGTCAAACCCAAGATGAACAAAACGCACAAGCCACCCGCGAACACAATGCGATGGGCTTCACAGGTGTTGATGGAACCATCCTGTCAAGTTTCGCAGAACGTCTCCAACGCAAAGGTGGCATGCAAGCCATCGGTGCAGATGTTACCACAATTTTCAGTCCTAAACAGTTGGCAATTCTGAAAAAGAAGATGCCGAAATACGCACGTCAATTGGTTGAGATCGCTGCTGCAAAGAATATTCCCAATGCTCAATGAGATTTGGTACATCCTATTGCAGTATAAAATGTTGACTCGTTGGCAAAAGGGTGTATTATTGGCAATGGTTGCCGCAGGGATGGGTTTTATGTTCCTGATTGGCTATATGTTATACATCAAACCATAATTAGGAATCATCATGAGAGCAACGTGGCACCAAGACCGATTTGTGCAATTGGATATGACTCTGCAACACCTGGTTAAACAAACCAGTATGCGCGTTGATGCATTAGCGGAGGGTGTCAGAGCTGCTTATGCGGAGTTTGATAACTGGCCGCTGTGGAAACGGTTTCTGCTAGAAAATCCTCGCGACACTCGTCTGTGGACTAAATCTCGTTGGCCTGTTATTTCAGAATTTGATGAGGCAGTTTGGCGTATGGATAATCTCGAGCAACTGATGGCTCGTGTCAACTCCCTCAAAGGCTCTGCATCATCACTCGAACTATCTGCAGAAGAGGTAAGATTTCTCACAAAGATGTTGACTCTTGACCCTATTGATGTATAATTACTTCATCAACTGACAACACGGAGTAACAACATGGCACAAGCATCTTACTGGAATAGCAACGGCACCTACGAAGCTCTCTCCAAGAAGTTGGAACAATTGGTTCCTGTTGAAGGCCCTGTCACTGCACCGAATAGTCGTGCTCTGGAAAAGTTTCGCAAGGCGTCCAACTGCTATTACGATCTATTCAACAATGGTTTGTGCAATCGTGCTGCAGAATTCCGTCAAGTGTTTGGTTTTGGTGGTACGGTAATTGTTAAGAGCCTTTTCACTGATATCAGCGGTCTCGAGCGGAAGATGGATGAAATCGTCCTCAAAGCTGCGCAGGAACAGGGATTGATTTAATCGTTGTCTTTTGACCCGATTGTTGTATAATTGATTCATCAACTGGAGACCACGATGAAAGCCACGATATACGAGATGATCTGCACCAACAACATCACCGGCGCCAAGATGAAGTGTACAGTAACGATAGAGGGTGTTGGTGGGGATGCCGAAGCCATCGGTGAAGTACAAAACAACTTCCTCTGGGAAACATTTGACTTCGAGATGAATGAACTCGCTACCATTGAACTGCCAGAAGGCACTCCTCTCACCACGTATGGCAACACGGAGGCAATTTAAATGAAAATCATCACCTTCCTTCTCATGTCTTTGATCATCGTTGTTGTTGGCGATCCTACGTTCGATTAAATTATGACCATCACATCCGATACCTTCGTAGCAATTATTCCTTCTACCGAAGAAGAGATGTTGGCGATCGCCAACTCTGTTATCCGTCTCAACAACTCCCGTGAGTATTATCTCAGCACAATTGAGGCATTTCAACAACTCGCTGGTGTGATGCAGGAACATCTCGCTCACCTCGATTGTAAAAAGAAATGCCCACCATTCAAGGTGGAGTTCAACGACCAATCATACCCATTCGATGAGTTGGGTGACGCAATTACCTTCTGTCTGAATAATAGTATCGATCCTGACAAACGCATCCTCTATGCCAAATAACTGTTGACTTTTGACCCAATTGATATATAATGGACACATCAATTGGGAGAGATGAAATGAAAGCAGCAGGATCGAAGTTCACAAATACCGTTCTGATGTCGAAACGTTGTGTTCGTCATGACGTCAAGGCAGGAATTAAAGGTGCAAAACGTTCGAAAGTCAAGAGCGAAATGCGCCGTGAAATCAAGGGGTATTAAAAATGGCGTATTGTAGAATGGATGGCAAGTGTGGTGTGTATATGTACCACACTGTGGGTGGCTATCAATTCCATCTCGCCCTTCACATCAATGGTGGCTCTGATTTCCTGATTGAAAAAGCAGCCGATGCCCTCCATCGCCTCCGACGGCTGAAGACTCAAGGTTACGGCGTCCCTCAATCAGCTATCGATCGACTCGCCAAGGAAGTCGGTACACCTGTCTCAAACAAACGGATTACAGACAAATGACCGTACCCTCACCGATTGGTACTGTAGAAGGCCGATTTGTATATGTTGGGAACGTGTTGTGGATTAAATGGGATCCCAAAACGGCATCGGTGGTCGGCAGAGTCCGTATAGAATCAGGCAACCAATACGGTTGGAGAATGGCAGGGGATCCTGCTCAATATCCTTATACCGATCTCTCCTGGACTAATCCCAATGCTTATTGATCCATTTGAACCAGGCCCTCACCAACCAATCTGGAAAACAGAATATTGGTTGGGGGATGATCGGTTACCATTCCAATTCACCAGCCACTCTGACACGATGGCGGAGCACCTCGATAAGTGGATTAAAAATCGTCCCCCGGATGCATTGGTGAAGTGTACAGGAATGGTATTCACCCGCGCGGGTCATCTCGTGTGGCCAGCTGACCGTTGACCTTTACCCAAACTTCTGTATAATTGTCTTCATCAACTGGAGACAAACACCATGATTCTGACCCCCGAGAACGTTACTACGCTGTCCACAGAAGATCTGCAAGAGATTGTGTGGGATATGTATAAGGACATCAACGGTTTCCGGCCGCGCCATATGTCTACCCGTGAAGAATGTCTCGATTGGTTGCACTATGAACTTCAGCCTGAAGTATTAGTTCAGCGTGAAGCTGAAAGGGTGGCTGAAGATGCCTATTGGGCACAATTTGAAGCTGAGATGGCAGCAGGACATGCTTTTGATGAACAGTCGCAGGTAGAGATGTTTGATTATCCTGGAATGAAATACGAACACTTGGAGGAAGTTAAATGAAACGAAACGGATTTACGCTTATCGAAATGATGATCGTTACGGCGATCATCGGCATTCTGGTAGCAATTGCTATCCCTGCATACCAGAATCGCAATAAACCGCACAACACTGCCAATACGTTCAATGGTGCATACCAACCGCCTGAAGCACAACTCGCAGCCACACCCCCTGCTCCTGCCCCACTGGCTGAGCAGTGTGTAAATGGTTTCACCTACATCGTTGGCAACAACGCCATCATTCAAAAAATGGGCGCTGACGGTACCCCTGCTACCTGCCAATGAAATACAGTGCACTACTCACGGCCCTCATGGCCGTCTTCGTTGATATCAAAGATTACTTCACGAAAAAACCAAGGTACATCTTTGTGGAGATTACTCCCACAGGGCGTCATGGGCCTTATTGGGCAACCAAACAGCTATCGCCAAACGGTGTATACATGACGGTTGATAGGAGCGCTAGCCGGGATAAGGGCGAAGCATACGCCACATTTGTGTATCATGTAACTGGTAAGCCCCCGGTTCAACCCTCTGAGTACGAGATATTGGCAACCTCCGATGATATCGAAGTGGATGGGTTCCCACGATGATCGCTAAGTGCCACCCGGGCCCTCAGGGCCTAAAAGCAACTGTTGAAGCTATCGAACACCGGTTGGGCTCACTAACGCTCAAGACGGGTCCTCACTGGGGGACGTGGTATTGTGGCACAGAAGAGGTAGCAGGGTACTGTGACTCCCCATACCCCGGGCCTAATTACGGACGATTCCAGTGGGTCAATCGAAAGTATGGCGAGATGGTGGCAGGCACCCGGGTGCATGTTATGCAATCGCGGGGCATCAATGGCACCGAGGCTCACTTCCTTAATCAACGGTTACGTGCTCACTGGGCGGGGCTCCCGGTACCCCGGGTGGCCCTCATTGCGGAAGTGGAGGAAGTGTACCGCCTTTGCATCGAAAAGCAGGTGAAGGAGGTGCACCCGGGGTCGTGGACAATCCGTTGGTACACGCACGAACCTCTAACGCTAGGAGCGGCTTGGGCTTAAACGGGCGTTGACCTTTGACCCAATAGTTGTATAATGGACTCACTGATTGGGAGACTGTTATGGAAATTGTACGCAAAATCATATCACATGTCGTCCGGCACGCTGACGAAATTGTCGCCGCAACTAAGCGCCCGTACGCATCCCGGCTAACAAGGGTTGTTGATTTTCAGGGATCAGGCAAAGTGGTGTACCGCATCCACGAACAAGATATGTTCCCGGCGGTATTGCGTGCCACTATCACCGAGCAGGACATCATCGACGCTGTTGCTCAATTGACTCATGTCACGTATGATCCAAGTTCGTTGTGGTTTACTATTGAGGTGTGTTAAATGATTTAACACACCTCATGAGGTGTGTTAAATGGATGACATGGAAACAATCAAGCTGTATAACGCAGCTCGGGATTTGAAACAGCAATGTGAAAAGTTGGAAAAGCTATCACACCGCCTGAATACAACCGTCAGTGCTTCGTTAGGTCGTGTTGATCTACGGGCTGCATGTTCGATCATGAACGACATCGAAGAGCTGAAAACCAACATTACCACGAACCTCATCAAATTTATGTGACGGTCAAGTTGACCTTTTCCCAAATGGTTGTATAATAACCTTCATTGTTTTTGGAGATTGTTATGCAACCTCAAGTCGGTTCCAATATCCAAGTTGTCGTGCACAACTTTACCGCTGTTGACCGCAGACTCTTCCCCAACGAACCCGATACTCAAACGTACGAGGGCGTGGTGTTGAAGAGTGAAGATCATGACAATGCAAACACCTTCCGTATGACTGGGGATAGCAACTTCCCCATCCGCGTGATTGAGTTGAAGCATGTCGTGTCTCTCAATGGGAGCTCTGTGTCGGTTGCTGATATTCCCAAAGACAAAGTTGTGATCGTGAAAGGATCCAAGGGCGATGAGTATGTCGTAACCCTAGGTGCTACCGGCCGCAACAAATGCACTTGCGCTGGGTTTGGCTTCCGGAAGACGTGCAGTCACATCAAACATGCAATGGAGAACCAATGATGGAACCGTACGAGGAAGTAATGGAGAGATTTGCAGGGGCTGGAGAGCCCATCAGTCGAACTGCGGCGCAAGAGATCGCCTCGCTGGAGGCAGCCCTGGCTACACTCAAAACAAAATACCACCGGCTCAAAATCATGATCAATGCTGAATACAAACCGCTCAATGTAGTTCAACGAGAACACTCAGTCCCCACCCGGTGGGGGTACCAACAAACAAGGAGATGAATCCTAATGGCATACATACTATCAGATAAGGAAACTATTAATATGTTGGAATCCACTATCAGCCAACTCAAAAGTGCCAACCCAAAACTCAAAACCGTTGGTAATATTCCATACAGATTGTTTGATGTGTCTGTTCATGAAACAATCGCACTGGCTGCGCAATCAATTGATCTCGAAATCCACGGGTGGTTTGACGACCCAGAAACTGAAGCTTTCTGGGCTGACGTTGGCGATACCGATGTGTTCCCATGGAACCCGATGACCAGTTACCAAGATGCCAAGGGGCTCGCCAAACAGCTGGGTATCACGGTTGAGGAGCTTCCTGATCAAGGCCGAACGATCGCTACCCTGGGTGCACACTCGGTGGCTATGAGCCATGGTCGTGACTGGCAATATCCGCAACGGGCTTACTGCCTGGCGGTGACCAGGCTGGCGGCCGTGACTGCCCTGACCAGGCGGGAGAACGCAAATGAATACGATTGAATATGATTACGAAGCCCGGCTGCTTGCTTTGTATGCCGTTGCCGACCTGCGGGGTGATACGGCTGCTGGTTGGTTGTTTGATACAGAGTACAAGCAAGCCGAATTTGAAGCATACAGAGCCCGGCAATCCATGGATCGACTGAAGCGGGCAATATTGGAGTGTGATACCCCGGCCGCCCCTGAGATAAAGGTGATGTTCATGTCAGAGTTCCCTCGGCGTGTATTTTACGCTTCCTATGAAGCGGTTGACGAGGTAGACAACCACACACGGAATAATCCTTGCCAGTGGTGCCACGACATCGCCAGGAGCGAACAATGAAAGTTCAAAAATACCTGTACGAGTTTACCGGGACGATAATGACCAAGGGTACCAAGGAAGAGCCCCCGGTGCCCCTGGTTGAAACGTTTTTCGTTGTAGCCGCTACCCCGGAGGACGGTTTGGTGAAACTTCAGGAAAGTAACCCCAAAGTGAACGATTTCGTTCGCACATCCAGGGCCGCAATGCCCTGTAACAAGGATTGGTGACATAATGAAAAATTGGAAAAATGCAGCAATACAGTATTTGCCGTGGGTGTTGTTGATTACCACCCTGGTGGCGTTATTCGGTTGGATATTGTTGTGGGTGACAAATGCCGGCAATCACGCCCGTGCTATGGCAGACGAACAGGCAACACACACCTTCAAAATATATTGTGTGACCGCGTCTGGGGTGGTGTTGTTTGATGGGGTCGTCCCGTACGCTATGGTCACATCCAGTGGGGTGTGGATCAAAAACAACTACAACGATCGTGACTATGCAACCGTGGTCACAGGGCAATGCCGGGTCACGGAACTCAAGCCAGGGGATCCAGTGCCTCAGTTTGGGAAGGTGAATCCCCCGGTGGAGCCCGCGCCCCAAGGCTCACCTGAATCGTGGAGTACTCAATGAAACTGACGACCCGCATCCTGACCGTTGGGAAGCCTACCCTCAACGGGAACATTTATGACAAAGTGACTATCGAGGAAGCCCTGGCTCGCCTGGGCGGCCGCCCGGTGTACGGCCAACTTGGGATGACGGGCGCTCCCACAATGGATACAACGCTTATCTCCCATCAAGCAAGCAATCTCCGCATCGAGGATGATGCCCTTGTAGCAGATATCGAAACCCTGGACACGCCATCCGGTCGGGAATTGGTGGCCTTAATCGAGGATTGGCAGTCTGTAGGGCATCCCATCGGTAACCCCGGTTGCTTTGGTTTCCGTCCCTCGGGCGTGGGCACGACAGATAAGGTGGGTGCTTTTACTTTCGTGACAGATTATACGCTGTGGAGTATCAATGCCGTTGACGATGGGGCTTAACACATGGACCCGTTCCTGATTCCAGCTGATGCCATTTTGGTTGTTGACCCTGAGAGCCAAAGCTACTTTTGGTGCGACGGGAGTAACTTTGATTGCCTATCCGATTGGCGGCAAACCTATGACTTGGCGGCGATGATGCAAGACAGCAAATATATGTCGTGGGCACTGTGGCAAAATCTGCAGCTCAATAAGTGTTATTGTGAAGGGCGGGGCGATTAGAAGTTGACCTTTTACCCTAATTGGGTATAATGATTCCATCAATCAACAGCAAGGAAGACAAATGAAAAACGTTTCTGTGCAAGATGTGCGTGACGGTTGTGCTCGTGTTCTTGCTGGTGTGGCCAACTATCGTGAATTTGGTCAGGAAACCATGTTGTGTTTCAACAATATGCCCGCCAACAAAGTGGAGCAGATTCAGGTGATTCGTGCTGTTACCAAACTGGGGCTGAAGGAAGCCAAAGATTTGGTTGACAGCATTGATCCACAAGTTCGTGGCGGCCGCTTCAACAATATTCCGTTCAAAGGTTCTTTGCGTACAGCACGCGCCAATCTCGAAGATTATTCGTCGAAATATTCGGTGCCGGTCTTCCGTCGGTTCAGTGTGGACAACATCGTTGCTGCAACACCTGATGAGGCAGTGATAGAAGAAGGCCTCCCCACAATTTCGTTCAAGGTAACGCTGGATATGCAGCTTGCAGGTGATCGGCAATTCACGTCGGCTGAACTTGAACGGCTGATTCGCAATCACCCCGACTTTGATGTGCTGATGGGGTTCGCGATGTCGGGTGTTGTTCGTGAACTGCTCGACCCCCAAATCAAAAACGACGAAATCGAGTGTGTTGGTGTATCTGTTGTTGACATTTAACCTTAATAGGGGATAATGTCTTCAGTGAACGGAGACATGTCATGGCAACTGAACTGATTACAATTCGCGTAGAAGAAGTCGAAGAAGGTGATGTAGTTGTAGTTGATAGTGAAAATAAACTGGTTGTCGACATGCGCGAAAATGGCCGCATGAGTGGAGTGTGGTTGTGTTTTGCTGATGGGCACGATCGGTTTTATTCTTACAATGATCAAATTAAACTCGTCAACTGATAAAAGAGAGTCAAATGACTACCGCAAATGATGTTTTGTCTTATATAATTTCGCATCCTCTTGAGGAGGTAAAGATTTTCCGAATGAAGTATTCGGGGGGTGTGATGGAGTTATTCGATGTAGGCCCATATCGGGTGCGTTGGGACCTGATCAATACCGCAGCTTATCGCAAACACTGGCATGCTGACAACCACGGGGCTCTTCGAGCCCACATCGTCAAATACCTCACAAACCGTGGCCATGAACTTTACGAAGGTAACGTACCCAATGATTGACAATTCTACAGACGTCGCCAAGTCACTCGTGTATAACGAGTACTACCAGCCAATCGCTGACGAAGCGCTGCATCATTTCTTCCCTGGTTATGACGAGCTGACACCGATCCAACGCTGGATCTTTAAGGATTACGTCAACCATAAGAAGATCATTGGTAGCTGGAGTCTTGCTATCAGCATGATCCAGGAACGCCTGGCTAGAGTCACCGAGGACGACATTGTGTGGGCGTATGCGGTCGGTGCTGGGGGTGGTATGGAGTACGAGTTCCCATATGAATGACCAGTTGACCTTTTGTCCATTTGACCCTATAATGGATTCATCAACTGACAATGATATTTTGAAATTGACGAGAGAGTGAACATGAAACTGATGCCCAACGACTATCAGATGATAGCCAACAAAGCGGTAGAAGTGGGTTTGTACGTGACATCAAACGTTTCCCATATTCAAGAAGGTTCCTCGCTCTTCGCTTGTGCTAAAGACACCCCCGATGCGAAGACTTTCCGTTACAGTTTTACCGTCGTTCGTGGTGACGAATCTATCACCGTCTCCCACTTCGTTGGTCCAAAACAGTACACCACCAAGATCACTCTTGATCAGTTCTTAAAGATCGACGAGCAAACGATTGTGGATCTGATGGATCAAGCACGAGCAGCCAACGCCGCCTACGATGGGTTGGAGAACCAACTGAAACAGCTCAAACAGGCTCATCGTGCAAACGTTGCAGATCTCCTTCGTAAGGGATAACCTAATCACCTGTTGACCTTTTGTCCATTTGACCCTATAATGGATTCATCAACTGACGAATGGAGCCAATAATGACTACACGCACCGATTACACCATCCGCATTTTCAAATATGATCAGCGCCGCAAGGATGGCATGGTTTTCGTGAAAGACTACGATTACACTGACAAGGATGAGAAGTGGATGCAAGAGGAGATGGCTGATCTTCAATTCAAACTTTATCCCAAATCCAAATTTCGTTTTGAACTGCACGAAACCTACGTGACCCGCACCAACTTGATGTCTGGTCTCGAATTCAAAGAGCGTTTCGATACTCCGCATTACTGCTCTCCTTCCAGCGAAACGTATTGGTCGATGTGATGAGTCTGACTATCACAACAGATTTTGACGGATTCAAGCGGTTGGGGAAGGAGTTTCTTGATGCTCTCCCCACCGCTACACAGGAAGAAGCTGATGCGGGGTGTCGGAGCATTGGCAAACACAACAAAGCGTGGATCGTATATCGTGGTGAGTCACCGCAACGCGGCAAGTTCGACAATTACTTTTTCCTGGATGCTGATACGCGTGATGCATTCAGGAAACAGTTCGAGATACCAGCGCCGACCTCGCCCTGCCACTTCGGTCAATAAACGCTTGACCATTCTGTCCAATTAGGGTAGAATGGTCTTCATTGGTTAGTGAAAGGAACAACCCATGAAGACATTCAACATCACAAACATTTTGGTTGACATTCCCCTCCTCACACGATGTGTGAAGATGGTTCACCAGTTCAATCCTGAACTCGTATCCTGTGATGATATCGAAGTACACGTCAACAGTATCATCGAACGTGTACGTGAACGGTTCTCCCACAAACAACATCAGATCGATCCGTTCTGTGAAGATCACATCTCGGTTGGTCCCTGTATTCAGGTATCTTTCGTTCAAAAGTTTGATCAAACTAAGCGTGAATATCTGACGGATACGATCGATTGTGTGTTCACCGTTCGACCAATCGTGGTGTCGGAAGCGGATGATCCTCACACACTTTTCAAGTCGATGACAAGAAAAGAATCCAAGACATACTGGAATAACTTGGTTGGTTGACCATTCTGTCCAATTAGGGTAGAATGGTCTTTATCAGTTAGCAAACGGAGCAACAAATGTCTGCATCACATCTCGTATACGTCGGCATCTTCCTTGAAGCAAAACTGAAGCCGATGAAAGTGCTTGGTCGGACTGTATGCTCCAACAATGACGAACATCGCTTCAACGTCTTCCATGACACCAATTTCTGTCCCATCTGTGGAGCCCCTGTCACGCAAGCTGAATCCGATGGCTTCATGTCGTTCTATTCTCTCGACGACGATACGATGGGATTCGACGTTGAAGACGTTGAAAAGATCCTGAAGAAGTTCGGACCTATCTACGGCGGCGAATCCTCGGAAGCTGATGTGGAGTTCCTGTATTCGAATCACGACAGACTCTGGACTCAATTCATCGACGACGATAAAGGCGACACTGATATCGATCTCGCCGCCCTCGTCACCGATCCCAAACAAGCTGAAGAGTTGTTGCACGATGACATTCAGTTGCTGCTGAAGACGATTGCAACGAGCGTCAAAGTTCGCTTTGGTGTGATATCAAGTTGGGGTTGATCTTTTACCCAAATAGTGTATGATGGACACATCGACTGTCATCTGGAGCAGCAAATGATTGAAGTGTTCGTATTCGAAGGTGGTGAGTACGTTGACGAAACCAGCACCAAAGAGCTCGATGACTGGTCGGAAGCCAGTATCATCGAGCTGCTATCGACGATGTATGACTCCGTCAACGACAATGAAGATTGCACCGGAATGTTCGCAGATGATGGTAGGGGCAGCATCGGTATTCGTGACACACTGAAGTTGGTTAGTGACAATCTCGCACACATTGTGGCTGATGGCTACGACGGCGGAATGATCTACGTCGTCAGAAAATAATCACTTGATCTTTTACCCTAATAGGGGATAATGGCTACATTGATTGATAACAGGAACAACAAATGAAGGTTATTTTTCGAGAGTATTGTGGACCGGAGGGGTTTGGAGCTGCACCAGAGTTTAGTGGTGACTCATCGATCGGTGAGAATAGGATGCAATCCATGGAGCCATTCGAAAAAAGACTCACCGCTGAAGTGAAGAATGAAATAACGAACATCTTCGCGGCGCGCGGCCTCGAAGTCAAGAAGATCGACAAGGTGTATCGTGGACATGCATTCTTGCGAGTAGCCTACAACGGATCCGCTTGGAAGTAAAGCAACTATTCAAGCGTTGACCTTTTACCCCAATGTGGGATAATGGACACATCAACCAACGACAGCGAGAGTGATATGGCAGAAGTGATGGTAAAAATATCTGCGGCGCAGTTGAGTAAGTTGGTAGCAGAACACAAGGCAGCTCAAGAATTTCTCAACGTTTACTTCAACCCGACGGTAACTGAAGAAGAGAAGGACGACAAGGCTGTTGCGCTCGATGCTGCCTGTCATGCCGTGACGGCTACTGTGCGTCAAGGTTGACCTTTTGTCCATTTGACCTTATAATAATTACATCAACTGACGACACAAAGGAAGAAACAAATGAATTACCCCACTATCAAGACTGTTGAAGACCTTCGTGCTTTCATGGCAGAAGTCAAGGGGGAGGCTGTTGACAACGCTCAACTGTTCTGGTTTGTTTGCATGTACAATGCAGCGTTGATTGGTGACTCCTACAGTCGCAAGGACATTGCTGCGATGTTATTGGGAGGCGTCAAAGCGACTGACTCTCTGCAAGACGTTCAGGACTTCATTGATACCTTCTATGAGGATGGCCCTGATGAGTACAACCAATTGCAGAGTCTCTACATTGTGAAGTTCGTTTTTAACTTCTTTAGTAAAGGTGTCAAAGAAGAAGAAGTACAAATCCAGATTGGTGATCTGGAAGACGCTGAATGACCTGTTGACCAAATAGGGATTTTACCCTATAATGGCTACATCAACTGACGGGTGGAGTGAGCAAATGGCACAAGTGATTATGTACGGCAAATTCTACGGCCGTGGTGAGGTGTCGACTTTCAAAGAAAGTGTTGACGCCGCTTTGTTTGACAAAGCGTTCGAACTCTCCAAATCAACCGATGAAGATGCCAAGGAAGATTTTTTTGATGTTCATCTTTACAGCACAGGTTTGGGGGCGTTCGCTGTGATGTCGGCAATCGTTTATGATTCATCCAATGATCCCGAATGTGGTGAGGGATGGAACCAATCTAAAAGTTTTGGATTGATTGGTGAAGAGTTTGAGGTTGGTGTGGCTCCAACGTTGGATCAAGCCAAAATGGAATATCTCAACGTCACTGAGTGAACTTGAGGGTCAATACATGTCACGTGGAAAATATTCACCCTATTGCACAAGCGATGCATTCATTTACGCTTATACCAAAGTAGGCGATGATGGTTGTTCCGTCGAGCTCGATGCTCAAGGATTCGATAGTTATGGCTACGATGAGAATGGTCGTGACCGAGCTGGTAATACTGAGTGGGACTATCTTGCTGATGAGGATCTATACAACCATCACATAAGGCTAAGTGGGAGCTGTTGACCTTTTGACCCTAATGTGTATAATGAACTACATCAACTGACGACACAAAGGAAATGAAATGAACCAGCCCATCGCCCTCGGTACCGTTCTTGAAGTCGTTCAATACGGTGGTGCCGCCGCCAAGTTCGTTGTTGATGGCTACAACGAAGATGATTACATGATGATGACCAATCTGCGCAACAAAGAGCAGTTCATGACGATTCACCCTGGCCATGCAGCACGTATCGCTGCGAACGGTGTTGATTCTGGCATCAAAGTGCTTGACGGTCGTTCGCTGAATGATATCGTAGTCAAAGCGACCAAGCAAGTTGTTTCCACCCCGAAACCTGCAGTCGTTCAAGCTGCTCCCACCGCGAAGACTGGTTCGAAAAAAGAACGTGCACTCGCAATCAAAGCAGCCAATCCGAACGCAACTCGCAAGGAACTGATTGTGATGTTCATGGAACAACTTGACATGACTGCTGCTGGTGCAAGCACTTATGCGTCGATGAAGTAAGCTGTTGACTTGTTACCCTCTTTGAGGGAGAATGGTTTTGTTGAGAGCGGCGTCGGCAAATCGGGGTGGGAGAACCACACAAAACTCGACAAACTAAGACGCCGCCCAACCAACCATTGTGGGGTGTCTTGTGAAACAATCTGCTATTAAAGTCAATCGTTATACACCGTTTGCTGATCATCACCCGGCTGGATTCCGTGTCACAGGACATAACAGCAATGGTGATGCAGTTGGGTACCGTGTGAAAGAGGCTTCAACCACAGTGGGTATGAGAGTCGATCCCAATGGTTCTTATGTGCAGGTGCAGGATCTCGAAAAGGCTCATACCAGGATTCGTGATCTCGAACGCAAACTTGCCAAAGCATCCAAGATGATTGCCACAATGAAAGCTCACAACAAATAAAGGATATATTATGAAACGACTTGACGACGATACAATCGCCATCACCAATGAAGAAGCGATTGAGCTGTATGAGATCCTGCGCAATTTCATGCACAGTGACTGGGATCACTATACGGATCATGTCATCAGCTCCACTCCAAAGGAGCAGCTCATGCAGGAACTGAATCCTCAGGCATATGACCTTGCCAACCAACTGTGTGTGGTGTGAAGGAATAAGCAAATGGCGGAAACTGTAGTGATTGAGTTTTACATCAAAGAAACGGGTGAAGTGGTCGATAACAAATATGACATGTACTTTGTCCGTGGTGATACAAGCGTGTGGTGTGATAATGGGCGGTCGTGGGAAAGCCAATGTGCATCAATCAGTTTCGATGACTGTGTGATGGAATGCCCCACAATGGCGTGGCGTTTAGTACCCAAGAAAGGCGACCGATGACCCCTCAGCAACTCATCAAGCGCAACAAAGAGCTGCATGCAGTAGCGGAGGATGAACATCTCCACCTCTTGGACCGCATCGATGCTTACCTTGAGCTGTCTGAGCTTCATCGGTTCAGTGCCCACGATCGAGCCATGTATGTTACGCGTGCCCGTCGCCTCATCCAACAAGAACAATTCGGTTGACCTTTGCGCCAATTGCTGGATAATACCCCCAATTGGAGAACACACATGAAAACCTTCACAAAAGAAAACGCTACACCTTTCCTGGCAGCCACCACGCTGTTCATTAGCATCGTCACAATCGCTCATTTCTTTCTGGGATAATTGATATGGCTGCTCGTACCTATTTTGTCAAAGTGTCGTGGCTTGATTCCAACCAAAATCTCAAGCGCGTCCACCACAACGATAATGCGTTCTTCGACATCACGAAACCGTACTACGAAATCGTGAATGAAGTAAAGCGTCAGGTCATTGACCGCAGCGCCTATGTTGAAGATTTTGTCATCGACTTCATGATCCCGACTGGAGAGGATTGATATGGAATGCCCCCACTGCCACAATGAGCTTGAGCTCAACTCCGCCCCCGTCTACAACGTTGATACCTATGGCAGGCCAGTCATAGCGGTCGCCCTATGTTGCGGGAAGGGAGTCCGACTCAGTCCCATCCGCTCAGTCAGAGTTGATCCCTACATCGGCGATCACACCGAAGACGACTGGGGCAATCCTATCGAACCCACTCCTCGTTGACCTTTGACCCAATTGATGGATAATACATTCATCAACTAACGCAAGGAAGAAACAAATGTCCAATATGTATCTGATGAGTGCATACGCCCTGACTGAAAGGAAGCGTGCCCCCATCACCGAGATCATGAAGCATTGGCCCAATAGTACTGTCTATGTGCTTCGTTCAGCAACCGGCAAGCTGATGTTTGCATCTTCAGCAGGTGAC